GTACTGCTGTAAGTGCGGTGAGCGCAACTACTGCAACTTCTGCTGCGGTTGCCTACTCATTAGCAAGTACCTCAACTACCCAGGTTGGATACGCAAATACTGCTACTTCTGCTGCTATGGCTTACTCACTAGCAAGTACATCCACTACACAAGTAGGATATGCAACTACTGCTACATATGCATTTACTGCGACAAGTGCAGCCGTTGCGTATTCCTTATTAGGATCTGCTTCCTTGCAAGTGGCATCTGCAACCACTGCAACAAATATCGCAGGTGGCACTGCTGGAGTAATTCATTATCAGATCTCTCCGGGAATTACTGGATTTATTGGTACTGGTACTACTGGTCAAGTATTGGCGATGGGCGCAAATACAGCGACATTTGTATCGACTACAACATTGTTAGTCGGAACTGCTGTAAATGCTGTGAGCGCAACTACCGCAACTTCTGCGGCTACCGCATATGCATTAGCAAGTACTTCAACAACTCAAGTAGGATACGCAACCACTGCAACAAATGCATTTACTGCGACAAGTGCGGCCGTTGCATATTCCCTAGTTGGGTCGTCTACATTACAAGTGGCATCTGCAACTACTGCAACTAATATCGCAGGTGGAACTTTTGGAGCAATTGCATATCAAACTGCATCCGGCCTAACTGGATTCATCGGAACTGGTACTACTGGTCAGCTATTGGCGATGGGTGCAAATACAGCGACATTTGTATCGACTTCGACACTTCAAGTTGGATTTGCAAATACTGCAACATCTGCCGCTGTTGCTTACTCATTAGCTAGTACTTCGACCACTCAAGTTGGATTTGCAAATACTGCAACTTCTGCTGCGGTTGCGTATTCCTTATTAGGATCTGCTTCCTTGCAAGTGGCATCTGCAACCACTGCAACAAATATCGCAGGTGGCACTGCTGGAGTAATTCATTATCAGATCTCTCCAGGAATTACCGGATTCATTGGTACAGGTACTACAGGTACGTTGCTACAGATGGGTGCAAATACCGCAACATTTGTATCAACATCAACACTTCAAGTAGGCTATGCTAACACAGCCACATCTGCTGCTGTTGCTTACTCATTAGCAAGTACATCAACTACACAAGTGGGATTTGCTAACACTGCTACTTCTGCCGCAGTTGCGTATTCCTTATTAGGATCTGCTTCTTTACAAGTGGCATCTGCAACTACTGCAACTAATATCGCAGGCGGAAGTGCAGGAGCAATTGCATATCAAACTGCATCTGGACTAACTGGATTTATTGGAACAGGTACTACTGGTCAAGTATTGACAATGGGTGCAAATACTGCAACATTTGTTTCAACTACCACATTGTTAGTCGGAACTGCTGTAAGTGCTGTGAGTGCAACTACTGCGACAAGTGCGGCTACCGCATATGCGTTAGCAAGTACTTCCACTACACAAGTCGGTTATGCAACTACTGCAACAAATGCATTTACTGCGACATCGGCCGCAGTTGCATATTCCCTAGTTGGGTCGTCTACATTACAAGTCGCTTCGGCAACTACCGCTACAAATATTGCGGGTGGAACAGCCGGAGTAATTCATTATCAGATCTCTCCAGGAATTACTGGATTTATTGGTACAGGCACAACTGGTTCGATACTACAGATGGGCGCAAATACAGCGACATTTGTATCAACAACGACTCTTCAAGTTGGATATGCAGTTAATGCAACTACTGCGACAAGTGCGGCTGTTGCTTACGCATTGGCAAGTACATCAACTACACAAGTAGGATTTGCAAATACTGCGACAAGTGCGGCTGTTGCTTATTCCTTAGTAGGATCTTCTGCATTACAAGTATCTTCTGCGACAACATCTACAAATATTGCAAACGGTACTGCTGGAGCACTACCTTATCAGATCTCCCCAGGAGTTACTGGATTCATTGGAACTGGTACTACTGGTCAAGTGTTAGTGATGGGTGCAACTACTGCTACCTGGCAAAATGCAGCAGGAACAATTGGAAATGCAACCACTGCAACTAACATTGCAGGTGGAACTTTTGGAGCAATTGCATATCAAACTGCATCCGGCCTAACTGGATTCATCGGAACTGGTACTACTGGTCAAGTATTGACAATGGGTGCAAATACAGCGACTTGGCAAAATTCTGCAGGAACAATTGCAAATGCAGTTACCGCAACTAATATTGCTGGCGGCCTTTCAGGTGCTATCCCAATTCAGACAGCCGCAGGAATAACATCGTTTATTGCTACAGGTACATCGGGTACGTTGTTACAAATGGGAACAAATAGTGCATCGTTTGTTTCGACTACAACATTGTTAGTCGGAACTGCGGTAAGTGCGGTAAGTGCAACCACCGCAACAAGTGCGGCTACTGCTTATTCGTTAGCAAGTACATCAACTACACAAGTAGGATTTGCAAATACTGCAACTTCTGCTGCCGTTGCGTATTCGTTAGCAAGCACATCAACTACACAAGTGGGTTATGCAAATACTGCGACAAGTGCGGCTGTTGCTTATTCCTTAGCAAGTACATCAACTACACAAGTGGGTTATGCAATAACTGCAACTAATGCATCTGCATTAGTGACAGCGGCGGTTAATACAAACGCATCATTCTATCCAAGTTTTGTAAGTGCAAATAATGCGGCGCCTGGTACTTCAATGGCGCATTATACTACTAGCTCGTTTGCAGTTAATCCGTCAACTGGAGTAGTAACTTTATCTAATAATATTCCTTCATTAACTTCGGGGGCATTAAGATTAACCGGCGCCAATTTAATAGGTCAACACGCAGCCGGTATTCTTCAAGTTGGCACTAGCTTAAATTATACGATGGCAGATATAATGGCATCGTTTGCAAGGAATACAACTACTTCAATTTCGGTAGCAATGCAGAATCAAAGTTCGAGTGCGACTGCAAGCACCGACCTTATAATACTAAATGATGATGTATTGTTTAACGGTGGCGCAGGGCGGGGGTTAGACATCGGTATTAATAGTAGCCTATATGTCCCTACACTTGGCACTGATCCGTTCGGAAAGCCGAGCGGCGGCTATGTAGCAGCGTTCGGCGCATCGATGACAGTTGGAACAATGGGCACAAATGCAACACAGTTTGGAACAACTGCAACGTTATATCTAGTAACATCGAGCACCATAAGAATGTCATTTGATGGCTCGGGCGGCGTTCTTCTAGCAGCGCGAACAACTGTAACAAATACAACGTCTGTATCTTCAACAAATACAGGTGCATTGCAAGTTGCAGGTGGAGTTGGTATTGCAGGTGGAATGTTTGTAGGTGGAACTATTACTGCAACTACATTTGTAGGTACATTTGCAGGATCAATTTCGACTGCAACTAACATTGCAGGTGGAACAGCTGGAGCAATTGCATATCAAACTGCGTCTGGACTTACTGGATTTATTGGAACAGGAACTGTTGGTCAAGTATTGGCAATGGGTGCAAATACTGCAACGTTTGTATCAACAACTACATTATTAGTTGGAACTGCTGTGAGTGCCGTAAGTGCAACTACTGCGACAAGTGCGGCTACTGCTTACTCATTGGCAAGTACTTCAACAACTCAAGTTGGTTTTGCAAATACAGCGACAAGTGCGGCCGTTGCCTATTCACTAGCAAGTACTTCAACAACTCAAGTAGGATTTGCAAATACAGCAACCAGTGCGGCTGTTGCTTACTCATTAGTGGGATCTGCTTCTTTACAAGTGGCGTCAGCAACAACTGCAACAAATATCGCAGGTGGCACTGCTGGGGTGATCCCTTATCAAACTGCATTAGGTGTAACCGGATTTATTGGTACAGGTACTACTGGTCAAGTATTGACAATGGGTGCAAACACTGCAACATGGCAAAACTCGTCAGCGGCATTTACCGGTGGAACAGTAGCAAATACAACTACGTTCTTATCAACAGTTACAATTGCAAGTACTGCACCTACTATCTCAACAAACACAGGTGCATTGCAGGTTGCAGGTGGAGTTGGTATTGGCGGCGGATTATATGTAGGCGGAATTGTAACAGCAACTCAACTACAACAAACAAGCCAACAAGTCCAGATAGGTGCAGGAGCAAAATCCGCTGCGCAGGGCGTGGCAATTGGTAATAGTGTAAATGCAAACTTCGGTTATGCAATTGGAATTGGGTATAATGCAGGATTAAACGGGATTGGCCAAGGTGCAGTAGCAATTGGTTCTTTTGCAGGTGGCGCAGCGCAAGTCCCTGCAAATGCAGTTATTATTAGCGGTCAAAACGGAAATCTTGCTGCGTATAACGCTGGATTCTATGTTGCTCCAGTTAGGGCAGATGCAACTTCAAGTGCAACAGCATTTGCAGTTTACTATAATCCAGATAGCAAGGAACTTACTACTTCAACAGGTGGATCGAGTAATGCTACAAACTTAACTGGTGGCACTGCTGGAGTGATCCCTTATCAATCAGCATCAGGTGTAACTGGTTTCATTGGAACTGGTACTACTGGTCAAGTATTGACAATGGGGGCAAATACTGCAACATGGCAAAATTCCTCAGCAGCATTTACTGGTGGAACAGTTGCAAATACAACTACGTTCTTATCAACTGTTACAATTGCAAGTACTGTTGCTTCGATATCGACTACTACTGGGGCATTACAGGTTGCAGGTGGGGTAGGTGTTGCCGGTGATTCCTGGTTTGGTGGTAGAATATCTATCCAAACAAATCCGTTCACAGCAAACCCATTGGTAATCACAGATAGTGGAGGTGGAGGAAACATATATATAAGTGGCGGAACTTTAGCATTATCGGGTGGAGCGACTAATCCCGGGGGAACTTCCCCCGGGATAACAATGGCTAATGTTTCGGCGCTAACATTATCCGGTGGTAACGGTGGCGTTTCTATATCAGGCGGAAACAACTCTACGTTAATTGTTACTTCTACAAGTGCAACTATTTCGACAGGTACAGGTGCATTAATAGTTAACGGCGGTGTCGGAGTTGCTGGAAACATGATTGTAGGCGGTACTATAACTGCTGGAGCATTTGCAGGATCAATTTCAACTGCAACTAATATTGCAGGTGGAACAGCCGGTGCACTTCATTATCAAATCTCTCCAGGAGTTACTGGATTCATTGGAACTGGTACTACTGGTCAAGTATTATCAATGGGTGCAAATACTGCTTCTTGGATAACATTGTCGAGCAGTTTCAACGGCGGCACGATTTCTAATCCGTTAGTTATTAACAATGCAACACAAGCAACATCCACTACTACCGGTGCATTACAAATTGTAAACGGCGGCGCAGGAATTGGTGGAAATGTATATGTTGGTGGAACATTCAACACTCTAAACTCTGCAACATTAAGTCTACCTGCAGGTAATCAAGTTGTTGTAAATGCAGCGGTTGCTCCTACAAACGATTTACAGGTTATTACTAACGTCGGATTCCCTGTAGTAACAGCCGGTGCTAGTGCATTACAGGTCGACTACTATGGTGGTGCTGCGGCAATCGAAGCGTCTTCTTTAAGAGTTAATATAACTCCGGGATCGACATCCGGCGGCACATGGAATAGTACAAGAATAGTAGCAGCCGGCGCAGCAGCAGCCGGCGTTACACTAAACGGTACGAAGTACGATTCTAAAGCAACTGGCGCAGGTGTAAGTAACGGTATATACTTTGGTACTGGTTGGGATAATATTCTTAGCTACACAGGTACTACAGTTATTTCAGGAACTGGTCAAGTGTTCTCCGGCGGATTTGCAGTGTCGACTGGTACAGTTGTTAATGATATTGCATCAATCACAACATTCTACCCGACATTTATTAGCACAAGTACTGGAGCATCGATGACATTAACAGTGTCAACTAGCAACTTGTCGTTTGTTCCGTCAACTGGTGTGTTGTCTGCATTGATCTTCACATCCTTATCAGATCGAACACAAAAGACAAACATACAACCAGTAACAAATGCAACTTCGGTTGTTGTGCAATTACAGGGCGTGTCGTTTGATTACTTGCATAGCGGAAAGAGTTCATATGGTGTTATTGCGCAAGATATTGAAAAGGTTTTACCTGAAGTTGTTCATACTAACGAACAAGGTATAAAATCTGTAGATTATCAAGCGTTGTCAGCTTTCTTAATCGAATCTATTAAGGAATTAAATAAGCGTATTAGTGAATTAGAGAATAAGCAGAAATGACTACAAATTATATTAAACAAGATGTCACCTTCGGGGAATTAGATCTAGACGAAGAGTATATTACCGATGCGTGGCTTGTCGAAAAATACGTAGGAAATAATTTAATAACCTGCGGATATAATAACGGAATTGGTGCAATGGGAATAAGTGCACCTTTAACTGACTACTCTTCTCCTATCCAAGTTGGATCATTAACAAATTGGAAGCAGGTATCAACTGTATCTGCAAATGCATTTGCAATTAAAACAGACGGAACATTATGGGCATGGGGATCAAACGCAACCGGCCGGTTAGGAGTAGGAACTACTACTCTTACTTACTATTCGAGTCCTGTACAAATTGGCGCGTTAACAAACTGGAAGCAAATTGCAGACGCTGCTGGGTGGTGCATGGCAGTAAAGACTGACGGAACGCTATGGGGCTGGGGAACGAACGGTGTAGGGAATCTCGGAAACGGTGCAACAGTTGCCTCATACTCGAGTCCAAGTCAAGTTGGTTCGTTAACTACTTGGAAACAGGTTGCTTGCGGTCGGAATCATAGTGCGGCTGTAAAAACAGATGGAACACTTTGGACATGGGGGCAAGGGAACCTAGGCCAATTGGGTAATAGCACTACTCTTGTCTATTCGAGTCCAATACAAGTCGGGTCTGCAACTAACTGGAAACAGGTTTCATGTGGCGGACAAGTAACAGTAGCAATAGCAACAAACGGTACGTTGTGGAATACTGGAAATCAAACTAATGGATCTTTAGGCAACGGAGTAATAACCGGAAATATATCCACAATGGTGCAACTTGGTTCTGATACGAACTGGAGGCAAGTAAGCACACTAGGTGCATTTACTATGGCAATAAAAACCGATGGTACATTGTGGGGTTGGGGATATAATTTGTTCGGCTGCTTAGGCGCTGGCGATGCAGTTTCAAAATCTACTCCTGTACAGATAGGCTCGTTAACTAATTGGAAATCAGTGCACTGTGGTTATTATTTTCACGGTGCAATTAGAACCGACGGAACTGCCTGGGTTGTTGGTTATAACAATAAAGGGCAATTAGGTCAAGGTAACACTACTAATTATTCGAGCCATGTGCAACTAGGATCGAGCACTAAATGGAAACAGATCTCATGCGGATACTCAAGCCAACTAGCAGCACTTACTTTTACTGACTATAATTAAGAGACAACATATATGAACTACTTTTACCTCCTTGTAGAAAATCAAACAACAGTATTACTGGGACCAACACAGTGGCGTCCTCGATACTTTCAAAGCGAATTAACTGACTTAGAAGTGGAGTATGCATTACCACTTACTGAACCGGGGTATATTAAAATAAATGATATGCTGGAATTATTTCCACTCGGAACATCAAATGCTGTATCTTTTGATCCTATATATCAAGCACCGGTAGGTCCGTATTATACATATGTTAATAACGAAGCACACGAAAACTATACATATAGAGATGTTTCAATTGCAGAATCTCAATCAAAATTAGTGCCAATAGTAACCGCAGAACGATATCGCAGAGAACACCTTACAACTACCGCAACTGTTCAATCTACAGTAGTAACACTTGATACCTCTAGAGATACTCGTAATGCATTTATACAAAAATTCTTATTAATGGGTGTTGATGAAATAGCGACGTGGAAATTTCCAGAAGGGTGGATCACTCTTACAAAGGCCGATGTAGAAACATGTATCAAGGAAATTTCCACGTATGTACAAACACAGTTTGATTGGGAAAATTCCGTAATATCAAGCATTAATTCTGCAACTACTCAGGCAGAATTAAAGTCAATATTTGCACTAGAATTTCCACCAACCCCTGGTCCTGCAACTCTTGGGGGACTTAGATAATGGCAGTATCTCCTAAAACCGGGTTTACAGTTAAAGATCCAGTTAGTGGTAGAACTCAGGATCTAGGTAATAGGTACGTTTCGAAAGATATGCTTTTAGACATGTATCCGAACATTGCATCGGCACTAGGTGGAAGAGTCACCCCTGGACTTTGGGTGTGGGGTCCGAATTGGCTCGGCCAGTTAGGGCAAAATAATACTACTTTTGGATATTATTCATCGCCTACACAAGTTGGTGCACTAACTAATTGGAAACAAGTATCTTGTGGGTACCAGCATACCGCAGCGGTAAAGACAGACGGAACATTGTGGGTTTGGGGATCAAATGCAAATGGTGCGTTAGGTTTAGGAACAACGACACTTGCAGTATATTCTAGTCCAGTACAAGTCGGTGCATTAACTACTTGGCGGCAAGTATCTTGCGGCTATCGGTCTACGTTTGCTGTAAAAACTGATGGAACTGCATGGTCGTGGGGAGATGCTCATTTTGGCCAATCAGGAAGAGGAACTACGGTAAATTCGTCGTCCCCGATTCAAATTGGAACATTAACAAATTGGCGTCAAATCGAAACGGGCGGGCTAACTACATACGCAGTTAAAACAACCGGCACACTGTGGGCATGGGGAGCTGGCTCGTCGGGCCAATTAGGAAACGGAACCCTTCTTCTATATTCGTCCCCTATACAAGTCGGATCTGCAACTAACTGGCGGTCTGTTTCGGGAACTTCACCATCAATCGGGTCCGGCTTTTACGGAAATATGGCTGCAATTCAGGACAACGGGACATTGTGGGCATGTGGATACAACGGCCGAGGCGAAGTTGGGAATGGAGTGTTAGGCGGGACTATATCAACTATGGTACAAGTTGGCTCATCGACAGCATGGAGACAGGTTATGTACACATATTATGGAGCAGTTGATGCAAATGCTTTTGGAATTCAACAGGATGGATCGCTATGGGGCTGGGGATTTGGCCTACTTAGTAATATACCCGGGTATACTACAGATCAACCTGCCCCTGTTCAAATAGGAACCGAAACAAATTGGAGACAGGTCGGATCATCAAAATCGGGATTATTCGCAATTAAAACTGACGGAACTCTTTGGTCATGGGGAAGTCAATTTTGGGGCGCACTCGGTGATAGTGTGTACGCCGGCGGCGGCACTAACCAGTCCTCTCCTGCACAAATTGGAACATTAAAAACGTGGAAGCAGCTTGCATGGTCCGGCAGCAATATAGGACAGCATTTTGCCGCAATAAAAGATGGATACGATTAAAGGTTAACAATGTCAACTTCAGGTTTTAAATTTCCCATTCTAACAGTAAACGGAACCGCAACTAGCACAATTGTTGATTTCGACGACATGTTTGTTCGTAAGGAATTATTCCTTGATGCAGGGCTGTTCTCATGGGGAGCATCTCCGCAAGGTGAAAATGGGTTAGGTGCTACTACTTCTGTTTCGTCTCCTGTACAAATTGGCGCGTTAACTAACTGGAAACAAATGGTATGTGCTGCAAACTGTACTGCGGCAATTAAGACCGACGGGACATTGTGGTCGTGGGGGTTAAACACATCGGGCCAGTTAGGACAAAATATTGCCGCAACAACAAAGCAATCAAGCCCTAACCAAGTCGGTTCGTTAACTACATGGAAACAAGTTGCAGCCGGCAATGGCTCGTTTGGCGGAATAAAAACCGACGGAACATTGTGGATGTGGGGGTTAAACACAACAGGGGTGTTAGGAAACAGCACCACAAACGCATCTTACTCGAGTCCTATTCAAGTCGGTGCATTAACTACTTGGGCATCAATGTCTATCAGCGGGTTTAACGCAGTCCACGCAATAAAAACTGATGGAACTCTTTGGGCTTGGGGAAGAAACAATGAAGGTGCGTTAGGTAACGGGTCAACAGTAAACACTTCGAGCCCTATTCAAATAGGAACATTGACTGGCTGGATTCAAGTTAACGGTGGCAATGCAAGTACTAAAGCAATTCGCTCTGATGGAACACTGTGGGCATGGGGGTTTAACGGCGGTGGGGATATGGGAATAGGAAATACTATTAACTACAGCTCGCCTGTTCAAGTAGGATCGTTAAATGATTGGAAATTTATTACTCAAGACGAAAATAGTACTGTGTTTGCGATAAAAAATAATGGAACACTTTGGGCATGGGGATTTAATAATACAGTCGGCATGCTGGGCCAGAACACTACAACTCCGGCATACTATTCAAGCCCGATTCAAGTTGGTGCATTAACTAATTGGAAGCAGGTTTCAGTTGGATTAGCCCATGTGGTAGCAGTTAAAACTGACGGCACTCTTTGGGCATGGGGGCTGAATACATCTGGGCAGTTAGGACAAAGTAATACAACATCTGTTTCTAGTCCAATTCAAGTTGGTTCACTAACCAATTGGCGAGTAGTAAAAGCTGCCTTTAACGGGACCCGAGCAATCGCAGCACCTGATAATTAAAAATATTTGACATCACTCCTTCCGGTGCTATATAATAGTACAAAGGAGTTTCAATTGAAAAAATATCATTTTATTTCCGGGTTGCCACGTTCCGGAACAACTTTACTCTCTACTATCCTTAAACAAAATCCAAAATTTGAAGCAAGTGTTTCGGGGCCATTGGCAAGATTTACTAGAGCAATTATACAAGAATCGTCAAGTCAAGGTGGATATAGATTTGAATGCCCGCCAGAAAAACGCAAGCAACTCATTAACGGGTTGTTTGAAAACTATTATGACGACCCCACAAAAGAAGTAGCATTTAACACTAACCGCGGTTGGCCATTATTGCTCCCGACTATTAAGGATTTATATCCTGAAAGCAAAATGATTCTATGTGTGCGTGATATTGGTTGGATTCTTGATAGCTTTGAAATGCTTCAGCGAAAAAATCCTTATACATTTACGAGTATGTTCAGTGATGCTGAAAGAATTAACGTATATAGCCGCTGCGAAACATTACTGAATAATGCACGAACCTTGGGGTTTGCATATGCAAGCGTAAAAGAAGCTATTACTTCAGAATATAAAAGCTCAATAATGGTTGTTGATTACATTCAACTTGCAAAAGACCCTGCACGGACAATGCGAGCATTATATAGTTTTATCGGAGAAGAGTATTACCAACACGATTTTGATAATGTAGAAGCAAGCTACGACGAATTTGATGAAGACATTCAACTACCGGGATTACATACAACTCGAAAGAAAGTTCAGTACATAGAACGTGACACGGTTATTCCTCCCGATATTTGGCAAAGAGTAAACGGTATGGAAGTTTGGAAATAAATGATTCTTAACATAACACACGAAACATTCTGTACACGGGGGATCCGTAATGGAGATCTTGTTGCGGTTTGCAATGTTGTGCAATACTTGAGAAAGATGAAAAATAATCCAGGAATACAATTCTATATGGGAGAAGGCACAGTAATTCCCGACGAATACTGTCAACAGTTCTTCCAATTTTTATGTAAGCAAACTGATTGTTTTTCATTAGTGCCGGGTAAACAGGAACTTCCGTGGAAGAATGTTAACTTATGGGATTACAGAGATATCTGTGGCGATGTCGTAAAAATATATAACGACAAAGAAATGAAAAAGAAAATAGTAGTGTTTCCTATTTACGATGCACTGTATCACGTATATAGAAATTGGCCAATGGAACTATTTCATAAAGTATTAGCGCACTGTTCTGCACAATATCCCGACCATGAAAAAATTGTGTGTGTTAAAGATATACCTGATCCGAGAGCAGGGATTAATTTACATGATTTTAAATTGAGCACAGATTTCATGACTAACATAAAACACATTATGGATGCTGAAATATTCATAGGTGGTGATACCGGAGTTAGTCACTTTGCCGCGGCCCTTGACAGAGGCCCGAAGGAACTTGTGTATTATTATTCAAGTAGGGGAATGCTACATACAACTCCATTCTATGCATTGCAAGGAAAGGGTATATTAAACACCTATTGGCTTGACTGTGAAGGAGTAACATGGGAATAAGCGTTTCGTGTATAGACACATTAAATTATGATGTAACTATACGAGCATTAAAAACTACGATAGAAACATTACAAGGTAAAGTTACTAAAGTATATTGGTTTAGTGATATTAAATTTCCGGAGAAAATAGATATCCCAGTTAAATGGATTCCGATAAACAAATTTGTTAGGTATACGGATGAATATAATTATGTCACCCTTAAACTAATGCCGTCAGTTATAGAAGAATCACATAACTTAACAATACACGGCGACGGATTTGCAGTTAATTCCGATGCATGGACAGATGTGTTCTTACAATACGATTATATAGGAGCAGTCTGGCCTATGTATGCAGATAAGCGAGTAGGCAATGGCGGGTTTACTTTAAGATCGAAAAAATTGTATGATACATTAGCACGGATAAATGTAAAGTATAGAACTGAAGAGTTTTTAGGTGAAACTGATCTTACTCTATTCAATACTGATAATAAGGGCGATCGGATAGTTCCAGAAGATAACATTATTTGTAGATACTATAGAACAAGATTAGAAGACGAGTTCGGAATTGAGTTTGCCCCGGTTCCTATTGCAGACCGATTTAGCATAGAGTTAAACACTGATTCGTTGTGGCTCGGAAAGAGTCTAGGTTTTCACAACAAGAGAATAGCACACCATTATGGAGTTGAATTATGAAAGTAAATTTAGGTAGCGGATATAAACGCATTGAAGGATTTGTTAATGTAGATGACGATCCGTTGGTTAATCCCGAATATGTTGTTAATTTAGAGAAAGGTAAATTACCGTTCGACGATAACACAGTAGAAGAAGTTGTTGCACATCATATATTAGAACATATAGGTGAAGGATTCATACCGTTGATGCAAGAAATTTATCGAGTTTGTAAGAACGGCGCAATAATAGATATAGTTGCGCCACATCATTTTCATGAAGTATATGTTAGTGATCCCACACATAAACGACCTATCACAGTTGATGGAATGATGCTGCTTGGAAAGAAGTTTAATAGAGAGCATATTGAAAAGCATACCTCTAGTTCGGGTCTCGGATTAAAATTTAATATAGATTTTGAAGTTATTTGGTACGATTATGACTTCGATGTATTTTATGATGCAATGATAACAGATTTTAAAAAGAGAAAAGAAGAAGGTAAAGTTGCTCAAGAAGAAGATTTTATGATTCAACGGTTACTACGTGAAGCGACTAATGTCGCAATAAACACTAAAATAAAATTAATGGTGAAGAAAGATGGTCCAACCGCTTAAATATTCAGAAACACGCCAACCGTTAGAACACATTGTTGATTTTTTAGAAAAAGCCAACGAAGATGCATTAGCAGCAAAAGTAATAGAAGTGTTTGCTCGTCATTCATTCAATATAGAGCAGTTTAATCTCATAGCTAAACTGTTCCTAGATGTACGTGATATTCCCCTTGCAGAGAAGTATGCATTAAAAGTGCTTGAAATGACTGACGATCTAAATCAGAAATTTGCTGCGAGAGCAAACTTGGCAAAGATGTATAACAATATCAACATGCCGGAGAAGTCATTATTTTACACAAATATCAATCGTGCAATAATGCCTAAAGATCCAGATACATTATTAGAATCTGTATTTTCTCTTTACTTGTTAGGTCGTAAACCCGAAGCTGAAATTATTCTTAGAGATATGGAAACATATAAAGACCAGTTAAGTGAGCGACACCGAGATATTGTTAATTTCAATCTCGGTACATATAACATGGAGAAAGGCAAATTCTTAGAAGGGCTTGGCGGGTTCTTACTTAATGTTAAGAAACTTGAGATATGGTTTTCCCCTAAAGAACTTCCGTATAAGTTCTGGGACGGCGGCGCATATCCAGGTAAGACACTTATTATGTTTATGGAAGGTGGCGGAATCGGAGACGAGATGCTTACTGTAAGATTCTACGACAATCTTAAAGCAATGGGATTTGATCCAGTGTACTATACCGGCCGAAAAGATTTGTATGAAATTTTTAATCGATGCGGATATAAAACTATAATGACTCTGGATGGCATTCCGGAAGATGCAATGTGGACATATGCGATGCAAACACCGCTATGGTTGCAATGCAAGCCAGAAGAAGTTATTAGATCAAACTACTTATATCCGTCTAATGAAGCTAGAGACAAATGGGCATTTATCAAAGAAGATAAGAAGCTTCGAATAGGAGTTCGTTGGCAAGGTAATGCAAAGAATGAGCGAGACTTGCATAGAAAAGTACCAATTGCAGATATGATGAAGACATTGCATGAAGTATATGATGGACAAGATGTCTCATTTTACTCTCTACAACTCGGCGACGGCGTAGAAGAAATGAGCAATTATCCAGAACTGATCGATATTAGCGATAGAATTTCTTCATATAACGATACGTTAGCATTGATGGAAAACTTGGATCTAGTTGTAACATCTTGTACCAGTGTGTTACATGCTGCTGCAATTGTAGGGACTCCGACAATGGGCATGATTCCTATCTCTGCATACTTCACTTGGGTAAGTCCCCCGACCCCCGGCCGCCCCGACAACTCTAGTATTTGGTACGAAGATAACTTACGTTTGTTTAGGCAGATAGTACCAAATAATTGGGATAAACCGTTTAATGAGCTTAAAACGTTTTTAATTGAGCATTGGCCCAGCGCAAAATAATCGTCATAAAAAGCCACAAAACATGCAAAATAGGTTCTCTTTTTGCACGTTTTAGACCCTTAACCGAGGCCTTTTAAGCAGTTTGCTTAGGAGGCCTTTCTTACCTTGGTCAGCGGCTTCTTTGCTGCTTTCTTATGAACGTAATGCGGATGGTATTTTTTTACTACTGGTTTCTTAGTAGCAGCCTGTGCTCCGCTAACTCCAAATAATGCAAAAATAGTTGCAGCAATAATTAAAACTTTTTTCATACAAACTCCAATTTAGTACGTTGTGGGATATTTATGAGTTAAATATCACGATGACAAAAATAGAAAATCTTACAGGTAAAATAATTATTGCCCAGCCTGCATTTTATAGTGGCCATTTTAGCAAGAGTATTGTATTAATTGCCCAACACGGAGAAGGCGGATCGTGGGGAGTTGTATTAAATCGACTTGCGCGGACTGTTACTATGAAAGAAGTAATGAAAGCAGCAGGAGTTGAATACCATAGAGATGAAGCTATCTATATCGGTGGCCCCGTAGAGCCCACACGCATACACGTTGTTCATTCGTTAGATTGGTCATCATCCGGAACAATGTGTATTAATGACGAAATTGGAATCACTGGCGATTTAAGTATACTAGCTGCAATAAGTGCAGGAGAAGGTCCTGACTATTATAGGGCAGGTATTGGTCTTGCAGTATGGAGTGCAGGCCAACTAGATGGGGAAATGAAAGGGCAGTCCCCTTGGAAACCAGAACAAAGATGGCTTACAACTGATGCCACTGTAAATCTCTGCTTCAATGAGCTCGGAGAAGAACAGTGGCATAATGCTATCGGACATTGTATCGAAGAACGAGTATCTGATCTCTTTTAATCTTTTTCGGAATTCATTCCAGCAAGCATTTCTCTAATCTTTGTGCTTCCTGCAATACCTTTAATCTTCCCAATACTACTTCCTTCAGTCGGGTCTCGAATTTCCCCAGTATCTTGATCAATAATTGTAGATGTTTTCTTCAGTCCTGCATACAACCCGGGCTTTCCATTTCCGTTACCATTACCTTGACCGCCACCATTACTAAAACTAGATTCTTGTTCGTCTTCGTCTAGGTTGCTAATACGCAATGAGTCTAAGTTAAATTCAAGATCGACTTTTTGCCCAACACCGCTACTAGAACGAGTTTTCATAAACTGAATCTGAAAGCGTCCGCGTTCTTTCATTGCACGACTTGTAAAGATACCAATAACATTGTCTGCTGTCATGATCTTTGATAATCCGCCTGATATGTGACTGTGATCAAATTCAATCTCTTCAACTGCACTACGATTTAACTGAGACGCGGTGACTGTGACGCATTGTGTTTCCATTGCTAAGTTACGAATTTCTTCTGATACATACTTGTCCTTAACGAACAAATCACTTGGGCTAACTTTAACGCTAAGTGGCATCATTAAATCCAAATAGTCGATTAGCAATACATCGGGTTTCACGCCCTTCTTAACTTGATACTCTTTTAGATACGCACGAATATCGTTACAGTTCTTACCAGATGGCATATATTTGACTTGCAAGTTACCGCTCTTCTTACCGATCATCTTAACTTTAAGTTCAACATCGTCTAAGCTCTTAAAGATCTCGCGTGTGCCAATCCCTGTCATCATACTGTCAAGCCGCATTGCAACTAATCCTTCGCTCAATTCGAACGTTAGGTACAATACATTTAATCCTTGCAATGCCCAATTAACCCCCATATTCGCTAAGAACAGAGATTTACCACCGCCTGATCCTGCACAAAAGATGTTCAGTTCACCGCGATTAAATCCGCCGTACAGCTTACGATCCATTGACGGCCATCCTGTGCTAATTTGACCATTACCGTCTTTTAACTTGCTCAATCGTGCTCTAGGATCTTCAAAGTAATCAGTACCCATGTCTTTGTTCAAGCTAATCTGAATTGCATCTTTGATTAACTTTTCAACTGGACCGTATTCGCCCTTTTCAAGCAAGTCTGCTGACTGCAAAATTGCTCGCTCTAATCCCTTATGACGAGAAAAGTTTTCAAACTCGTTCATTAACCAATCATAATTTTCTTTAGGTAATTCAACCGGGTTTAGATCAGTGTTGCAAGATGCATTAACAATTTGTGCCTCGGGCATGATCTTGTATTCGTTAACATAATCGTTAATGAAAGTTGCTACATCTTGTAACTTTCTATCAAAATTCAACGGCTCAAAAATGTTCTGGCAACGCACAAATGTCGCTGCATCGCTCATAAACATTTCTATATATAACTTCTGAATGTCGTGACTATAACTAGGTGCTACTTGTTTATTCTCCGCCATGCTCTATCCTTTTCTTTAACATTGTTATTTTAATCTCACCGTGCACTCTATATTTGAGGATAGTGAGAAGTGTGTAAATTCTACCAAATTTCTTAACAGCATCTGCAACGTCTTTAACATCCGGCCCCCAATCAGGCAAACTAACTGACCAATTGTGTGCTACTGCTGCCTTGAGCATTTGTATGCCTGCCTTATCATTATCGGGGACTACTATTACTTCTCTCGCTAACTGATTAATTCTAGATATTTGTGTTTCATTAGGATCGTTATGGCCTATTGCTACTCCGTCTACTGCAATTGCATCAAACTGACCTTCTACTACGATGACAAATTTTCTATCATCTTTTTGATTGTCAATATTAAACACATATCCAGGTTGTCCGTGTGCAAGATACTTAGGTTTGCCATCTCTAATTTTACGCCCGGTCCATCCTGTAATGCGACCTTCGTGATAATACGGAATAATAACTCGGTCTCTATAGCCGCTAGCTGAACACCAGTGCCAGTTACACCAATCTAAGCTCATGCCTCGATCAAGTATGTACCCTACTACTTCTAAAAAGTCGCTGTCTTCGCATCCTTTGTTAATCCATTGTTGTATGGGTAAACAATCTTCTGGTAATTCTGTTGTCTCTAATTCAAAATTTGGAAGTTTTACTGCTTTCGGTTGATCGTCTTTCTGTTTGATAGCATCAAATGCCAATTGCTGGATCTCGCTATCAGATATACTTAGCCAGCTAAACAGGCTTCGCGTATTTTTCGATAGTAGCTTCCCTGGTTGCCAACCTGCTTTGAAACTACAATTAAAACAGTGATAAGTAAATCCGTCGCCGCTGAACATTATGCCGCCGCGTTTACGTGTATCGACCTTTTCGCCATTATGATGACAGCAGGGCGCATTAAAGCTTTCCCATCCCGACGGAGTTATCTTTCTTTTAGGTGGCAAGGCTAACTGCACTCTTGCCTGTATAGTATTCATACTACTAGTTTAACTGAAATACTGAATTTTATCAATGAAACCGGACGGGAACTTATTGATATTACTTCCAATAGGATTGCCGGTAGGGTAGTAGTCAACACCAAACGCATCGTTAACTGGTTTTACTTTAAAGCGAACTGCTGTAATATTAGTGTTCCAAGATAATTGGATATTACTAGTCGTGGGTGCAATAGATGTATAACTTGCAATTTCAAAAGCTTGTGCATTTGCAGAACCTTGTGGGCTCGGCGAGTTAGCAAGTGTGCCTTCTATTGTAATTTTTCCAACAAAGTTGTTTAATGAAAACATTGCACTTTGCGGGGTAGAGATTGTCATAGCACTCGGAAATGGGCGATACCATCCTGTAAAGAAAATATATCCCATATTTAACGGATCTCTATTGTACTCTTGCCCTTGTTCTAATTGTATTGAATTAACAACTTGAACAGGAAATCCTAAAGCGAACCCGTCTTCTACTATTTCAATTTCGCCAGTAATTTCATAGTAAGTATTAGCATATGCAGGAGTGAATGTTCCGTCACCATTATCTTTTTTCACAAGGAATCGGTAACTACCTGCAGATAGATTTATAGTATCAATGGGATTAAATGTAGCTAAACTAAGGCCTCGAGTAGATGTAGTGACTTGATCGTCGATTAGCGTTAATTGCTTTGTTAATACTCGTTGACGACCAGAGGAATCTATCATATCAAACCAGTAATTTGTGCTAGTAGATAGCGGTACTGGTTTCTGATCTGAATTTTTAAATTGAATTTGTACGGAGTCTTTAAACCCTTTTTGAATTTTTAGCTTGCGTTGATACATGATCTGGTGGATACTCCTGGTTTGATCCAAATCCAATATTACGTCAAGTAAATTGGAGTATAAATAGACTGGTAACTTGTTCATATGCATATTTATCGATTAAATGAAACCAATTAAAAGCAACGATTTTCAACAGAATTTTCCGTTTATAACCTGCATTCGCTGCTGTGACGACGAGTACGTCGGCATTATCATCAACCTCGATTTGCAGGTTACTAGCATATATGATTTTAGCATACTGAAAACTGACGGAGACAAACAGAAATTTTTAGAACTAGGTGAGATTTGGTGGTGGGAATCTAATAGGAAGATACCTATTAATATCTTTTTAAAGGCAGATATGATTGCATTCCGCCCTATGATCAAGACATTTAGTTCTAAAGATATTTCCGTAGTATTTGGGCCTACGGTAAATTTAAGTGATATTGCAGAAAAGCGGGTAAAGCGTAAATCAATACAGCTTGTTAAGAACCCGAAGAAGCTTCGCTAATCTGTTCGCAAATGAGATTTAATTGCATCACAATAAGATGTGCGTAACTAACAGCATGACTCTTTTTAAAGTAATACGCTTCGTCAGTTTTAACCCAAATATCATTCTTAATCGCCTCGAAGCCTTCTTCCTTGCATATTGGCAACAGATGCTTTTTACCAGGTCTAATTAATGCCAATACTATTGCTAATTCTAGTATACTGGTCGGCTTTAATTGTTCTAACAGCGAATGATAACCATTAATATGTACCAACTGATCGCATATATCTTTCTCGTAAATCAACTCCCATAATGGTTCTACGGCAAGTAGCTTACTAATATGTTCTTCGTTCTTAACGTCTTTATATGCAGATACATTTAAGAAATCTATCTTAAAATAACCGCGCTCTTCCGCAGACTTATACTCGATACTAGAAAGTCCGGTTAATGGATTGAACGGAACAGAGTGACAATATACTCCAGAATTATGTTTCTTTGCAATACCGTGGTCAAGTCGCATTGCAGAAATATGCTTAATTTTCGATAGCACTTCGTCTCTATCAGCGAAATCAATATCTATATCCGGCATTTACGCCTCCTCCACATAGTGCCAACACATTTAAATATTGATCCCATGCTTTTTGCACTGCGGGATATCTGCGCCTAATCTCAACGTTCTCTAAAGATTCTTCGTTAAACACTTGCATCATGTCTTTTACGCGAGGTTCGGGCACATGAAATGCAATAGCTTTCACATCTGTAACTGTATACTCTGGGTATAAGGTTGACATAGAAGTAGTATATGTATATGGATCGATCTGTTGTCGAACAGCAAATCGTATTTCACTATCGGTCACTTTTGCATCAAATTGATCGCAGAATTTATTGTATTTTTGAGAATAATCTTTCATAGTATCTTTGCTTCCTTACATATCTCTTTAACCATTATAGCATCTTCTTTCTGTTCTTTAAACTTACGCAGCCAAAATGTTAAGTCGAATACAGGAGAAATCATCTCCAATTGTTCATCGCTAAACTTTGCAAGCATATCTGTGCCGCCTTTACAGTTTAACATTACCCAACAACTAATCTTACCATTCTTAATGTGATGCACTGCACGATTTAAGTTGACGTATAAGAAGTAATGGTTAAACTCAACCTTATTTTCGTCAGCCCATTCCATCATAGTTGTAATAGATCTCTGCACTGCTGACTCAACTGGCTCAATTTTTAGCATCTCGTATAGATAGGTTTCGTATAGTGCGTCCTTACACCAGTGATCGAGTTTAACTCCACTCTTAATCACATAGTCAATAAATCTATCAGGATATAAAGGATTAACATTATTAACAAAACTTCCAAACTTAACGAAGGCGTTGTAATAAGATGTTTTACAGAACTCATCATATGTTTTATCTTTTTTGGCATTTTGGGTAAGTCTAAAGAATCTGTTAAATGCGAAGAACCCTGCTTGCACTCGCTTTTCGCTTTGTTGTAGCGCCCTACGTTTTTGCTCGCACATGTGCGCTACAAGAGTCTTTTCTTTCATGAAACTCTTGTTGCAATGTACACAATTGTAAGGTTGTTCTTCTAAATTAATCATGCACTCTTTGCGTTATCGTATTCTTTTACCATTCTATACAACGGATCTTGTTCCCATATGATAAGACGTTCTGGGAAATTCATTGCTTTTTTGCTACCATCGAGATATAAGTTGTCACCGTCAATTTTTGTTACTTCACAAATATCAAGCATGGGACTCTTGCCAATCATTACTGCTCGAATAACCTTGCATCCAACATGAAATGAGAACCCTAATTTATCCTTCATTCGTAATCCTTTCGTTGCTTCTTATCAAAGCCCATCTTATCGAATAGTTCTTCTTTATCTTTCTTGTCCATCATCTTTGCAAGCATTTTAATATCGGCCATCTTCATAGCAGGATAGATGTCAGCTAACAATTTTTCAATCTTAACTGCCTTTTCTTTCGATCCTGCTTTAAGATATGGGTGATACAACTTGACACCTGCACCTGTACCAGCAAATAGCTTCCACAGAAGTGCTTTATGATTCTTACTTAGTGTCCAATGATCTTTATTCACAAGTTCGTTAGTTCGTTCTACAAACCATTCTTGTGTTTCTCGATCGCCTTCAACATTTGCAACATACCGCATTAGGATATACGGGCTGAATACTTTTTGCTCTTCGGGAGTAAGTTTATCGTAGAAATCGTAGTTCCTGAGATCTACGCCTGCGAGTTCACGTTTGATGTCAAGTTGTGCAGTTGCCATTATACTGGATGATGAGGTGGAACATATGACGCATGCTGCGTCGACAGGTGATATATCATTATACACTGTTCTAGTGCTTTTTGCAAGGTAATATTACTCTTTGATGCTCGACGAATATTGCCCCAAAGAGTATCTTCTTCTAACTCGTTCATTAGATACATTGCCTTTAAACTTTGTCCAACCATTACTCGCTTACTGCTACCTTCTTCTCTGGCAAAAATAGTTTCGCCTCCGTCAGGGCTTTCGTAAATGAGCGTGACACCTGGAGTAAGTGATCCCATTTTTATACTCCGTTATTTCTTACTAAGAAAATTCCAGATCCGTTATGCCAATCGCTAGGGAACCCCGGATTTTCGCCCGTTTCTATTTCTACTTTATATAGGATTTCTAGATTGGTTTTTGCAAAACCGTTGTATGTACCAGTTTTAACATGCGATACTTCTCCACCGTGATCATTCCAATCATCGATAATGATTAGCGACACTGGATCTAATGCAGGTACTGCTCGTACAATTGCGTTAAAATGTTCTTCTTCCTCGTGCCCTGCGTCATACAAATATACATTAAACTTGCCATGCGCTGAGAAATCAAAGTTTTCGAATTTAAAGTCAATAACATTGATGTCAGTATTCAGTCCTTTAACAGAATCAACATTTGCTCTACATTGAGCTAAACTGCTACCACCGTATGAAAAATCATCAACTGCTAATGCTTTGATGTTATCAATACCACCAACTGCTGCACATAAGGTCGAACCAGTAAACGACCCTAATTCTAAATAGCGAGGATCACTGATCAATCGCATATAGTTGTTAATAAATCGGCGGTATTTCAAACCGCTCATACCCGGAATAGTTAATGCAATTGGAGGGATGCTGCTTTCAAGCGTAAACGCATCGCGAATCAATTTAATATTTGGGTGATCTGAATAGAGAAATTCTGTAATAGTTGTCATATAGTGTTACCAGCATTTAGTATAGTGAACGATTTCACTTTGGCGGCTAACTTCTTTAACAAAGTAAGCGCAGACGGGTTTATCTCCTGCATGAAGTGGAGTGCAAAGTAGTTGTCCAGGTTTCATCTTTGGAAAATACCATTTAACGTCTTGATAAACATTAACGATATCGATATCAAAAAATTCAGGACGAAAACTACTTAGTGGGTTAAACGTAAAGGTTCTAAAACCTCGATCATTTAAACTTGTTAATGGAAGAACTTCCATATCTGGACCTTCCGGATCTCCTACAATACAACACCAATCCAAGGGCATTGGTACTTCGTAAGGTCCGATTTTAAGGACGGCGGCAGGTCCAGTGAATGATTCCAAAAAGATTAATGGCAGATAAAAGTAATCGGGATTTAAATTATCCGAATTATCCATTACTGCATACCTTAAGTCTTCATCGACTTCTTCAGGTAATTCATTTAGATAAAATGTTTTATTTTCTAGTGTTAATATTTGCATTATTGTTTTACTTTTTCTATAGTGAATGGATATTGAGCATCTTTATAGAATTTTTTACGTTCAGTTAAATGTCTCTTTGCGTATTTTGTATTTGCGGTAAAATCCCAGATGTTTACAAAATCTTTGTCTTTGGCTTTTCGGATGCCTCGTCCAATAGATTGAATAACTCTAACAAATGACTTTCCAGGTTCAAGTAATATAAGATTAAAAATACGGGGAATGTTAATACCAACAGCAGCAACACCATACGTCGCAATAGTAATAGTATTATCTGACGTAGCAATTTCGTCGTATTCATCCTTTCGATCAGTTGTCTTCATTGCACCAGATATGAACGCAACTTCGTCGCCGAAGTATTCTTTTAGCATCTTCCCGGTTTCGATTCGGTCAACTAACACAAGTGCATTGCCGGTTTCTGCAATCTGCTTGATACGTTTTGCTAAGAACTCTACTCGATCTTTATCAGTAACAAGGTATTTGAGTTCTTCTGGATAACTTTTGAACTCTTTCCACTCCTGTGTTTGCACAATGTTAACATGACAAGTACTTAATACACCTTTCTGTTGTAGCTCGTATGCACTTACGCGACCTACTACATTACCGAGGCTGCATCGTATGCTTTCAAATTCAAGTGAATCCTTGGGAACAGTTCCGGTAAGTCCCCAACGGATCGGAGCATTACGCAAGTTTTGTGTAAGTAGATTCTTCAATACTTCTGCTTTAGCTTGATGCACTTCGTCAATAATAACAGTGCTAACACCTTCAAGGAACTCTGCAAGTGTGATTAAATCAGCTTCACCATTCTTAGTTTTCTTATCAAGTACGTTCAGACTTTGCCAAGTGCAGATTGTGTGCGTCTTATCAAGATCCTTTCGATCACCGTAATAAACGCCAACATCTAACCCAACGTTAATAAAATCTTCTTCAGTTTGTTCAACTAGACTCTTGTTAGGAACTACAGTAATAGTACGTCCGTACTTCTCGCAAATCTTGCTAAGTGTTGCAGTCATGATAGTCTTGCCTGCACCTGTTGCAATTTCTTGCAATGCTTGTGGATTCTCTAAGAATACATTAACTGTGTCAACTTGGTCGTCCCGCAATCTAATAGGTTCGCCTTCAAATCGATGTCCCTTTGGCCAGCATTGATTCCCCCAAAAATCTTCTTTAATTTTTGAGAACTCTAACGGTACAGATGTGCGTTCGTCGTCGACTTCGATGTAATACCCTTCACTTTCAATAATTGGCAATACCTGATCTAGTAAACTAACATATGTGGTGCCGCCTAATCCAAAAAAGCCAACGCACCCATCCCACCTACCTAACCGATATGAGGGTTGATACTTTGCACTTTGTTGAAAATACTTAAACTTCTTAACTAACTTTTTACGAGTGTCAAGATCCAATCCATCGATCTTGACATTGACCTCGTCTTTAATTACAATTCTAGCTGTCGCCATCTGGTGTTCCTTGCTGGTTCTTTCATACTATAATACACTAAATTAGTTGCATTATCAACCACTGTATTCATCGTAGAATGAACATAATTGTAATAACCTAAATTAATTACTGTGGTAAATTTTACTCCGGACTTAACTAACGGCTTTGTGATCTTGGTACTAACAAACGCAAGTTGAGTGTTTTCTGTGACTGGATTATTTAAACTTGCATCTTTTACAAACATATTAAATTCTGCTTTATCACTGGGCAATCTAAACATAACACTGATCTGCTCAACATCTATACCCAGTGATATTGCGAATGTAACCCATTGCTGCAAAAGTGGAAGTTCGTTTCCCCCAGGTACAATTACAATTGCAGGCCCGCCGTATTTTAATAAATCTGAAAACTCGTTAATAGGAACAGCGGCATCATCTATCCACAACGGTTTTGTTCTTGTTGTGTGTGCTATGATTCGCTTAGTTACTTTAGATATCCCGGCAATTTCCATTAATGCACTAATAGTGTCATCCCATGTTTCGATACCGTAGCTTTTTGCGTGAAATAGTACTTCTGCTAATTCGTCAGATTTTGGTTGAGGAATATTCTTATGTGCATTTATAATTGCAAACTTATCGTCAACCCAAGATACCATTGGTAAATATTTCTCAGCTGATGCAACAATTTCAGTAACAGAACTATACAGCTCTGCAAACTCTTCAGTTACTGTAAATCCGCGTGGAATTAATATATCCCCGATGTACGCAATATTACGTTCGGTTAAACCGTAAATCCACAGCTTCTGTTCAGTGCTCCATTGGCCTCGATGAATTTCATGTAAGTCACTATTACGCTTCTTAAGTAAATCGATGATATCTTGATCATACGGAAATTCAACAAAGATTTTCTTTCGGGACTCGTGCTGTTCGATACGAATGCTTTTTACTTTAGGTAATACTCTAAAGGGTTTCTTCCACTTCGGATTTTCTAATACGTCGTTGATGTTAGGAACAACCGGACGAATCTTATCTTTGTTTGCAGTTAATGTTCTTAATGCAAAGTATGCTTGCTTTTCTGTAAGAGCATGACCGTGTGTTAACTGAACACCAATACTCTCAATTATAGTACGATCGGGCCCTGACCAATCTATTGTCTGAACAGTCGTACCGGTATACACTAGGACAACATCTGCTACTAGTTCTATTAAATCTTCGATAAACATGAGTATTAGATATGTACATCTTCCATGCCGGCAGTTCGCAATTTAATGATATTACTCATCTGCCATTGTTTAATATCCAACGCCTTGATAATTCCAAGCCATTGGTTCCTTAGTAAAGCAAATTCGTTGATGATCTTTTCTAAGTCAACAACATCAGCTTCACCGTCAACATACTTTTCACAATCTCTCGAACTGAGAGCACGTTGATAGTTTTCTAGATATTTCTTGAATGCTTTTGAGCGTGTTCTTCTAAGCTCAATATTAAGATATTCTAACACAGCTTCAATTTCTTGAAGCTGGTTAAAACGCTGTTCAACAATGCCGGGTAAAAGAGAAGAAGCTTTTTCTAAGTTTCCAAATACTTTGACTTCTTTTCTAGCATCATCTAATTGGACGTAGAAGTACTCAATACAGTCAGGCAAATGACTAATGTCTCTACTGACTTTTGAGTACCAGCTCATTTAATCCTCGTCTTCGTTGTAATCGTCTTCTTCGTCTTCGAAATCTTCATCGGCAACAGCTTTGATTGCATCATCAAGATGCGGATCATACCCTGTAAACGACTGTAGGTCGTCGATACTAATATCATTGCCTAGCAAAAAATCAACGTATTGATTTGCTGCCATTTCGCGATTCTTTTCGGGAATATATTCACGGAACATATCCCATACTGTCATAATTAAACTCTCGTCCATCATGGCTCCTCAGGTTCTTCTACGGAAGTTGTCGATTGAACCGACTTTTCATCCCATTGTTTCATAATTAACTGTAACTTTTCTTCAGTCCAATTCTTACGAAACTCTGCAATAATCTCTCCAGTGTCCTTATCAGTATAAGCAAGTTTGTTGCCTACCTTAGATAATACACTCATCTTTTCAAACATGTCAACTAACCCAGATGTAGGCGCCATTCCTGTTGAATATGGGATTTGAATCTGTACACTTTCAAATGGCTTTGCGTAACGTGTTTTCATAATCTTGCAAGCTGCACGAATACCTAAAACATCAGTCACTTTGTTTCCATCTTCATCCAACTTTAGTTTTAACTTTTTCATTGCAACTACAATTGAACTTGCATAAACAAATCCTTGGCCACCGCTAATCTTATCATCTGGATCAAACATATCCTGACTTGCATATGTGTGATTAGTACATACCAATCCTACATTATAACTTCCAAACATATTTACACAGTTGCGAACTAGCGAAGTTAGTGCTTTGGGCTTACGGCCCATATCACCCTTCATTTCGCCTGCTTCGAATTGATTTACATCAGTCGGAGTAAGCAACATCCCCAATGAGTCAACTACAAATAATACCTTTGGACGTTCGTCCTGCGGCATAGTTTTGTATTCTTTCATGAATTCTGATATTGTTTTTGCAACATCGTCAATCATTGCCATGTTCAACTTCAACAGTTTTTCAGCTGAAGTATCAACGCCAAGATCAATTAGCCACTTTTCGTCAAGTGCATTTTCGCTATCAACTAAGACAACAAAAATTCCCTGTTCTTGTGCATGTCTGATAATGTTACCTGAACAAATATAAGACTTGCCCGCACCAGACTCTCCAGCAAACACTGTTACCTTACCAAGAGGAACTCCCCTAAAGAAGTCCCCCGAGATAAGATAATTTAGTGCGTAGTTGCCAGTTGAGATCCAGTCAGTAGGATCGTTAAAGCCGATTCCTAATCCATCAATTGATTTAGTAATACTTTTTCTAAACTTACTTATATCAAATGCTTTACCCATGATATTCCTTTTTTAATTTACAATTTTCCCCGTGCCATCTGGTATAGTTCGACTTTGATATATCAACTATTCCGCAATATTCACAGGATTTTCTATTTTCTAAATTGTTCACCCAATGATTAATCCCTTTGAACTTAGCTGCAATCTCTGGTCTGCGCATTGGATTATTATCGCCCTCTTGATAAGGTCGTTTAATGCCAGTTAACGCCACGCTAATTTTTTCTGCGTTCTTAGGATTTTTGTTAGGATGATTGTCTCCGCGAATAGAATTTCTTATCTGTCCTTTTTGAGGATGGTCTTTACCCTGTAAATTATGTGTCCAGTGCTTGTCTCCTCGATGTTTATCAGCCATTCTTTTTGCAATAATTGGATTTTTCATCGGATTTAACTCGCCCGGGCTAGGTCGCAAATCCCCATTGTGCATGTTATAACTCATTGGGTTATTGCGAACATCCATAGCAGTTAAGTAGTTTGTTTCGAGCTCAACAATGTAATCAGGTGTCCCTATGACTAACACTTCTCGGACCCAATCTGATTTATTAGATAATATCATTGGCTTAACTACAGAACTAGAACAAATATATCCATCATCAGGATAGCAACCTTTTGCAGTCCTGGACCCAACATACCATTTTTGTGTGCTATGTTGAGTCCATTTATACAGATATGCTAAAGTCACCCTTCTTTCTTTTGACGGTTTTTAATCATTTGTAGAATATCTTTTGCGCGATCGCTTGCTTCTGATCCGGCTGCTTTTGGAGCATCTTCAGCTACTGGTGCTGCAAAAGATTTTTCAGCTTCTGCTACATCATCTTCGTCAATTGCATGCGCTGCTGGCTTTGCTGCTGGCTTTGCTGCTGACGGAGTTGCTGAACCTGTCGACTGTCCACTACCACCCATACCAGCTGGCTTAAAGTATGCGCCCCAACGATCCATGTCAAATGCTTCACCGTCCACCGACGCTTCAAACATTTCTTTCATGATCTTGAGTTCAACTTCGCCTGGCTTCTTAGGTAGGAAGCTCTTCAAATCAAACAAACCATATTGTTCGATAGCTGCTTTTTCAGCATCGCCTAATGCACGTTCACGACGCGCCCAGCTTGATGTAGAATAGTCAGCATATCCGCCCTTGCTGGTCTTAGTAATCTTGAAGTCAAGCCCACGAACATAATCCGTTGGTAGTTCTTCAATCTCGCTATCCATCAATGCGTTCTTAACCAGATTAAAAATCTGACTGCCGATAATGAATCGACGAATTGGATTTTCTGGTGTCTTATCCTCAGGCATTTTACTGTCTGTTACAAACCCTTGGAACAAGTAACTGCGCTTCTTCCAGTACTTACGTCCCAACTCTTCGAGTGACTTATCCTTAAACCAAGGACGCACCTCGGTAAGAATTGGACAAGTCTCGCCCCACATTTCCATGCAAGGTACTTGAACTGTTACGGGTTTGGAATTTGCTTCACCCTTAACTCCTGCGAATGGCAATTTAATCATTGCGCGTTCAATCCAGAAGAAGGTGTTTGCTGGGTCTGCATCAGGCAGGAAACGAATTGTAGTCGTTGTACCTTCTGCTGCGTTCCAGTGTGCGAAAATCGCGTTGTCTCCACCAGCTTGACCGCCAGTGTTTTGTTGACTTGATGCCTGTAGTTTTGCTCTAATTTCTGCCAAAGATGCCATGTTAATACTCCTTAAAAAATGTGCCTTTGTGTTTGCCTCTTTTCTCTATGCAACTACATAAAGAAAAAACTTAGCATACGTTATATTGTATGCTAAGTTATTTATCTTCGCAAGCCTATTCGGCGTTTATTTTAGGTTATTTTAATCCGGCTAATTTTCTCATTTCGGCAATAGCAGCAACTTCTGGACCGACAACTTTTGCTTCCTGGCTCAATTTCATAATAAAGTTTTTAGCAAGTTCGCCCGCTTCAGGACCAAATTCACGAACAATGCCGGCAACGATACCAGGTCGGCCTTTTGTCCAAGTGCCTTTATCTCTATCGAAAAAACCAACAATTGCTTTAGCAATTTCTTGTGGAGTCGCTTTCTTAGCAGGCTCTTCTTCTGGCTCAATTACTTGATCAGCTGGATTAACTTCTGGCTCAATAGTATCTTCATCGGAAAACTGATTACGAACTCTAGCTAAGAACACACTATCCGGATCTTTTTCTTGTGCATTTACTTTATCTATTAATGCAGCTTTCTTTGCAGCAACCGTTGCCATCAGTTGCTTGATCTTTTGCAATGATCCAGTATCATTAAACTTCTTAGATTGTATATACAAATCATTTAAGTGTTTGATCTTCGCACTTAGCTCTCTAATTTCTAATGTAAGTGCAGGGTCTGCAAGTTCAGAAATAACACTTTCTGCAACTGGTTGTTCGGGTGCGGGTGCAGGTGCAGCCTGTAGTTGTTGAGCAGGATCTAATTCTTGTGGTTGCTCCGGTTCAGGAGCAGCACCTGCAATTGTTTGTGCAGCTTGTGGATCGGCTTGATCTAACCAAGACATAATCGTATGTTTAATTAAGTCTGAATCAGCATTCGGATTCATTTTAGCCAGTTGATTTAAACTAGCAAACAACTCGGCTCCAACATCGGCATCAATACCGATTCCTTGTAATGACTGAATGAGCTCACCGCTCGCACCTAATTGTAAATCTTGAGTTAATAATTCTTGAAGACCGTTAGTTGTATCGGGTGTCAAAGTACCTTCAGCAATCTGATGAGCCCAGGATTCAAATGCAGCAAATTCTTTAATTCCTTCGCTAGTATTACATTCGCATGGGCTTTCTTTGCACTCTGGGCAGATATCTTCATCTTTTGCTTCGCCCACGTATTCTTCAAGATCGATTTCGCTTTCTTCTTGCATGATCGAGTGGATAAGCGGGAATGCTTCTGCAAGACCTTCATCAAAGCCACGTACGGTAAATGTATCTTTGTAGCTTTCCATGGTAGCATCATCTAACACTACTGGATCTGCTGACTTAGGTTGGAACTGTTCTTTCCAGGATTCGTAATACTTTTGCTGACTAAGGCATTCCATATGATTACGCAGACTTTTTAGTTTTGCATTTGTGCGCTCTGAAATATTCATTGCATCTGGATTCATGCTCTTTGTCTTGTTGCGCACATGCTTTTGAAAACTAGCAAGCTGTAAACACTTTGCGGCTGTTTCAATGATGTCTTTACCGTGATCGTCATGCGGCATACCGCCGTGATATACATGACGTTGCAACGCACGACCTAAGGGCAACCAAGCAAACGGACTCTTAAATCTCTCACCTTCTGCGTTCTGGATGAAGATGTTCTTAATCTTACGGCTGCGAGAGCCAGGAATTGAATCGTCGATTTTACCATCATGTCTAACAATAAGTAATGTTTCGCCAACTTTTCTTTTGGAAGTCTTTGAGCTCCCAAACATTTTAGATTCTGCCATAGTTTCTTCCTGTGTGCCGTTACTTCGTTTCTGCGCAAGATATTGGAAGTCTGTCTTATCCAAATTATCTTTAGTAATATCGCGTGTGTCAAATCTCATAAGTCTACGTTTTGCAAAAAAGCGCATTTCTCTTAAGAAATCAAACCACATGTCTTGTGTTGTTTCGTCGGTATCTTCTGTGATGCCTTGACTAAAGAAGATTTTTAAGTTACCAGTATCGTTAATACTAATGCTAACTCGCCCTAGATTATTGCCTTCTATTACAAAGTCAAAATCAAAAAATCTTGCATCAGCAGGGTTTGCTGTAACAGCACCATTGTCATCACCCATCTGTAAGTTGGAGAAACGGCTGCGTACTTTGTCGAATAAATCTTGGGCGATAATTTCTATAGGCTTCATTACTATATTTATCCCATTCCAGACATGTAGATAGGCAAGGGTAGGATCAATTCATCTCCTACATGCTCGTGCATCTTATCGTATATAGCAGGATCCCAGTCTTGTAACATCATAATCATACGGACGTTAAGTAGTACGCTTGCTACTAAGTCGTCATGTTCACCAGTTTTTGCTTCAAAACTTAACCCTTTTGCCACAAAAGCTTTGAGTTGCGTAATTAGCGGTTTGCTATAAATTTTAAAAGTCTTACTTTCGATTAATTGCTTTAGCTTTGCACATGCTGCAATTTTAGACTTAGGAGTAGTTAAAAATCCCTTGCGGAATCTACGAGCGTGCCCTTTCTTAATAGGCTCACTTAGGAACAATCCCGGGTATGTTTCTTCGCCAAGTTCACTAATTGCAACTAGTGCAGCTTCACCGATTGTATTATTTTCTACAGAATAGTAAATGCTAGAGGTCTTACCATCTGCTGTAAATTGCTCGTCAATGTGTTTGGCAATATCCCGCATTATTCGAACCTGTTTTTGAATAGGTGTAGTGTTATGATGCCACTCCCCAACTTGTTCTAAACTAGGAATTTCAATAATTTCGAGTCCTGCAAAGTCTCCACCGGTGCCTAAACACGGGTCTAACGATATAATATAGGTTGCATCTGTGTTAATTTTCTTATACCATCGGACTTGACCCATTTTCATAATAGGCTCTTTGCCCACAAGGTCGAACAACGATATCGAATTGATAAGAGTTTCGTCAAAGATTAAGAATTCGCATTCGTGTTCTCGACGGAACCGTTCTTCACCGATACGTGCTTTTTCTTCATCAGCCCACTTTTGATTACGATCTGGATGTTCTTGCCAAAATGCTTGGAATGGAAAGAATCCGTTCTTTCCGAGGATTGTTTCATTTCCGAATTCGTCTTCTTTTTTATTAGCTTCATTCCAAATTTGTGCAAACTGATCTTCGTCACTATTAGGAGTGCTAGTAATAATAGCTTTACCACCTGTTGCAAGTGTAGGTGAAATAGAAGTCCAGAATTCTGTAGCGATATTTGGCGGAACGAACGCAAACTCGTCGCAGTATAGAAGCGAAAGTGACATACCCCGTCCAGTAGTTTCTGTTGTAGTCTGTGCTACAATACGACTACCGTTTTCAAATTCCATACTTTGTTTGTTATAACTAGTAACTCCTGCACGAATGTGATCGGGACAAAGTTCGTATGCATAACGAATACGATTCATAATTTCCATAGCACCTGTATATTTGTGTGCTGCAATTAGGATAGTTGAATCCGGAACAAACATTGCATACCATAAAATATATCCGGCTGCGGTTGTAGTTTTACCAGTCTGGCGCGGAAGTAAGTTTACATTAAATCTATGGTTGTGATAACTATCGATTAATCTACGCTGGTAATCGAATGCAGTGTAATGCAACTTTCCTTTAGTAGGATGCTGAATATGAAAGAAGTGATCAAGAAAATAATGGGGATCATCAGTACATAACGAAATATCCTGAACATCTTGTTCCGTAAACCGCTGCTTCTTATGCGCAGTTTTAATTAAATTGCCTTCGAGTATTTTAGCCATACTGTATTTACTCAAAAAAATAGCCCCCGAAGGAGCTATTTGATGTAAGCAAGAATTACTTCTTACTAACTTTACCTGAGCGTAAACGATCTAACAACTCATCGTCGTTCGGACCAGTGATTGCCTTGCCGACTTTCTTTGCAATCTTACTAACAATTCCCTGCTTCTTTTCAGGTTCTGGTTTATAATGTTGTCTAGCTTTGCTCGATTCTTCTGCTTCTGCCATGTATGTCTTATAGTCTTTCAATAATTGAGTCTTAACTGTTTCAACTGCTTCAGCAAATGGGTTGCCGCCACCGTCTTTCTTTGCTGGTTCTTTTGGCTTAGATGTTACTTGATCGTCGCCGTAATCGTGATCTTTAACTTTTGGCTCTGGAGAATTATCATAATGTGCTCCGTCGCTTGTTAACTCGTCAGTCATATCACGAACATCATCCGCCATATCGTTAAAATGTGCTGCTTGTGCTGGCTCTTCTGCACCGCCGATGCTTTCATCTTCGTCGCCTAGGCCCGGTGCATCCATTGGCTCATCACTACCTTGTGGACCGTTCATTTTATCAACGATGCCGATCATGTTTGCCATGTCATCAACTGGCTCCATGTGCCCTGCTTCTGGTTCAATTTCAACTTCTGCGTGTGGCTCCATTCCTGGTTCCATTCCCATTGTATCGCCAACTGGCTTCATGCCTGCTAACGATAAGATTTGACCAAGCATGTTTGCAACTTCGTCGCCAGTTTCAGCAGTTCCGTTGATGCTAAAGCTTGCTGGCATACGTGGAGGTTGCATACCACCCATCATCCCTAATGGTCCGCATTCAGCAACTGACGATTCTTGTACAGTTGACTTACCTGCAATATTAGAGATTGTCCCCATGCTCTTTTCTTGAGACATTGTTGGCTTCGCAACATTAGGGTTTGTAGCATCAATTTCAGCTAGACGTTTCATTACATCGATCATTTGCATAATAATTTCCTTTACTTTGCCACAGGGCTTTTAGTGTTTTGTGGCAAGTCATTGGTTGTTTGTCCTTTGCCTTCTGTAGGGATAACTTCCCCACGTTCCTTTCTCTTTGCTTTTAAGTCGTCGTTCAACGCCTTTACAAGGCTGAGATTATATTTGTCACCGTAGTATTCTTCACTATTAACTTTTGGATGTTCAGAATAATTGCTATCGTTTAATAGCGCACCTGCGCGTTTTTCTGGAGCATTCTGATATTCTTCTTGAGGTTCGCCGGGGTTTCTAACTACGATATTCTGTTCATTAATTTGTAGACCGTTGCCTAAGTAACTCATTAATTCGTGGCCTGTAACCGGATAGTCAACAGTCACTTCGTAAATGTTAACTTCTACATTACGATGTCTTGGAAAATCTAAAGGTAGTGATTGAACTGGAGTTCTTCCTGACTTTTTAAATTCTACAACTTTATACTTGTCTAACAGCGATTTAAGAGTGGCTTCCTGTTCGGTAGTGATTACTCCTGCAATCTTAACCTTAAAAGGATAGGTCTTTTTGCTTTCTGTTAGGTGTTCTTTAAATGACTTCATTGGTATGTTCCTAGTATGTTATTTATCAACATTTTTAAGTTTTGCTAGGAGACTATTGCGGTCAGTAATAATAAATCCTTTGCCCTCTACAGCATCTTCGGAGTTTTCTCCGACTGTCTTTTTGTCAATAGCAAGCTTCTTTAATTGTAGCTCGACCATTTTTAATTTTTTATCAATCTTAGCACTCTTTGCATCGACCGCAGTTTTTAGCATTGCACCTGCTACTTCAAACATTCTGCTCCCGTATCTTGCTTCAACGTTCATGCCTAAGTCCATTAAATCGTCAAATGCATCTTCTGCTTTCTTAGCAAGACCGTCTAGCTCAGTATCGCTCATCGAGCCCAATCCCTCTACTTTAGGTAGTGCTGCACTAATTTTATCAAATTCTTCTAATCGATCCTGCAGATTTATAACAGCGGCAGGCGCTTCTTTACGAGGTTTAACTAGCGGCACTTCCGTGGAAGGAAGATTTAATAAAGTTTCAAGTTTCTTTGTCATATGATTATTTAACGCTTCTTACCGCCCATATGGAAAATATCTTCTTCTGTGATAACTCTAAACATTAATCCTTGCTTTGCACACCACTGCCTAGCAACTTGCCACTTAGCCATGTTCTTGATATAGTGTGCTTGATTAAATTTATTCTTTCCTACTGACTCTGCAAATGCTTGATTACGCGGTTTAATTTCCCATATTTCAGCATGTTTCTTTTGATCTTTGTCAGTATACACAACAAGAAAGTCTGGAACATAAACAGTTGCTTTACCAGTTAACGGATCTCTATAAGGTATTTTAATACTCTCACTAGCCCATTGTTGTATGCCCGGATTTTCATCGAGCATTTTCATAACTGCTAATTCCCAGCTTGAACGATATCTCGGAACTCCGTTACCTATATATTTCTCAGAATTTTTAGGTTGAAAGGAACCTTGTGCATATTTTAAGCTCATGCAACAATATTCCTAGCAACTTCTTCAGACACTGTAAATGCATTGCCGACCCCTAAGCTACTAGTTTTATATCTATTGTAGTTTAGCACCTGTGTAACTATTGCGCTAAGTTGTAAGTTTGAAACATTTTTAAGAGTTTCAATTAGTTCAAATGGATTCACTTGATCGATTGTGCTTTGTTTAAGCATAATATATGCAATACTAGTTGCAGCATCTTTTTCGAACCCTCTGCTTTCGAAGAATCCTATCATCGCTGCATAGGTAGTTCCTTCTATACTAATAGGAGTGTTAGTATATGCATCAAATACTTTTAGAGTAAAATCTGCACTATCAGAAAGTTTAGATGTTTGGGGAGTATTATTAATATATGTCATGGTAATATTACTTAGTCACACTAACAGGAGTTCCTTGAAAAGTGCCAGCTTGCCGGCCGCCTAGATTAATTCCTAATCCGCTAAGTGTGTTTCCTAACCCTGGGGCATTTTGTTGAATAATATTTCCTAGCACGCCAGTAGGACTCACTCCGCCACCGAGTATCGAGCTCTGTGCACCTGATAATACACCCGCACCCATTACCGCAGCATTTAACAGATTAATTGGACTCTTACCGGTATTGCCTAGCCCAGTAACGTCCCCTATTAAGTCTAACGCGCCATTAACAGTTCCGTTCATATGATCGCCGATGCCTAACGGGCTTGCAGTATGATCGTACTGTAATTTAGCAAATCCAGTAGGATTATCTTCTACCACTTGTCCTTTTCCGTAGAATACAGTTTCGTACATAATTGACATTCTACTTTCTGCAATTTTATTACCAGAAGTTTGATCTAATTTATCATGTTCCCAGTTGGAAATGATTGGATTGACTAACTGGAAACTAGTAAACAATTGTCTGTTTAACTGATATATTGTAATGTTTTTAAAGAACGGGGATTTTACTACCGGTGAATTTAACCCGTAATCTGTTGCCCCGTATAGATTGTTTAGATTTGAATATTGAGAACTAGGTTCGAAGCCACCTTTACCGCCTCCGGCAATGCCACCGATTGCACTGCTAACTGCACTACCTGCCATTCCACCTAATACGCCGCCGAGTAACCCGCCGCCGAGTACTCCACCTACTGCATTCTTAGCTAGCGCCCCTGCACCGCCGGATAACTGTGTACCTAGCCCATTATTTGCATCGGCAAAATAATATCTATAATAGTTTAGCCATAAATTATGTGTAGCATTACTTTGATCGTCGTGCATTGTAATGTTAACAGGATTATATGTTATTCCTTTCTGAATAACAGTTTTTCTATTATACTGATGCATTACTTCAGTCTGTGGAGTAAATTTAGGAAGGTCGGCGGTCTTTACTAACATACCTACTATCGACTGATCTCTTGCTAACCAACTAGCATCTGTTATTGCGTCCTGATTTATCTCGTATGTCACATAATACATCCAGCTCACTTTCGGAGCCAATGCATAAGGGAGCCCGTCCCTAGAATCTAAGTAGAGTCTTGCTGCGTGAGAATAGTCCTTTACTAAAACATCAGTATGGATATTAGGAGTAATATAGGCATTAATATTTGACATAATAATATTTAGTCATAAAAAAAGGCCCATTGCTGAGCCTTTCTATTTGAAACAGTATTACTTACCTTGACCAGTTGCCTGAGCAGAAGCAGAATCAAACGGAGCACGTTTAACAGTATCACCTGTAATAGTAGCAGCAGTTTGAACAGCATTATCAAATGTTAACATCATAGTAATATCCATTGGATCACTAGACTTATAATCGCCACCTTGGTATGTTACTTTGTTTAAGTAGCATCCATAAAGTGTCCATGTTTCTAGCGTAGTAGGAGTATATGCGCCGTTGCCGCCGTCGAGTAACTCGATGACTGCTGAGAACTTATAATCAATACCAGATGCTGCACTTGCTTGTTCGAAGAAGTCGAACTGCTTCTGAAGTTGTTCAGAAACTAAACGGCTAACTGCATTAGAAACGTCGTCGCGCACAACAAGAGTAGCATCAGCCCAGCTAGGCTTACCAGCGTACTTAATCTTACTGTTATATACGTCGAGAGTGATTGTCTCAAACGATACTTCAGGACGTGAGCAAGTTACAACCTGCTTTGTCAGTTCTGTTCTAGGAGTTGTTACACCAAAGTTTTCCAAAGTAACGCGGAAGCGATACTTTAACTTTGGCATCAACATACCTTCGTTTTGTGCACCGCCTACTACCGGTACTGATAATTTGTTTAAACTTGCTACGGCCATAATATGCTCCTTGTCCTTTTATTTATTGTGTTAAGCTAGGGTGTATGTTCCAGACTTAATAGCACCAGTGTTTACAATACGTAATGGAACGTAAATGAACTCAACTGCCTTAACTGGCTCAATAGCAAGGTCTAACCATAGTTCTGAACGGTCAATTCTTGCAGGTGTATTGTTAGATTCATCGCAAACTACGATAAAGTCATACAATGCACGTTGACCGACAAGTTCCAACAACAGACTTGTTACAGCATTTTTAATTTCGTTGCGTGTAATCTTGTCATTTGGTTCAAACAAATATGGGCGGCTTAAAACATCTAGCTGACGACGTAAGTATGCAACTAATCTCGATACATTAATACGATCCAACGCACTTGAGCCATTAGCACGAGTGTATTGTCCCATTGCAACAATGCCAGCACCAGTTAATGTAGCGATTGGATTAATCTTAACACTTGCCATCACATCACGCACGCCTGTTGGCAATGCTGTTGACTTGAATTCACCATTTTCTAAGTAACCGACTGAAGTAGCATTATCAATACCACCACGACGGATACCAGCTGGAGCAAACCATGGATAGCTCTTTGCGTCACTATTAACAATCATACGCAATGCCATGTGGCTTGGCGGAACAACAATATAGTTGCCTGCTAAGTCGTTTGTATATCCGCTTGGATAGTACATTGCCATATATTCGTTATAGCTAACTCCGCCCTTATCGCTGTTGTCAAATGCTCCGTTAGAGTTAAGACCCCATGCCTTCAAGTCAGTACCCGTTGCCTTTAAGCGCATCGGAGTGTCACCAATAACAAATCCAGAGAATGCACGATCAGCATTTAAGCTAATCATATTCTGAATCAATTCTGGGTAACCTGGGCAAACAATTAGATTGTATGTTAATGTATCGGTATCTCTAATCGAAACATTTGCATCCATTGCGCTCTTAAGTCCCTTAATAACAAAGCCACGTTGTGCATGACGTCCAAAACTTCCTGCACCTGTATCTTGATTCGGACTTACGCTAATCCAACGATTTGCATTGTATCGAACTGTTCCACCTGAACCGTCCATTGGAAGATTCATACGTAAGTTAATACCGTTGTTAGCAAGTACATTGATGTAATCTGCAACATATTGCTTAACATTAAATCCTGAACGACGAAGATTCCACAATCTCATACCACGTGGATATTCGGCTGGATCCGGTGCATCTGGATCAACAAAACTACTAAAACGTAAATCTGCAATAGAACTTGGATTTACTGCGTCGCCGCTTGTTGCCCAACGTGCATCAGCAAACAACCATCCTGTTGGGCTTGTTTGATCTGTAGGATCTTGAAGAATCCAAGATAAAGTATATAGACCGTCGTACACATAAATTACTTGGCCGTATTGTTCGATATCAGCGGTGCTAATCCAGATATCACCGTCTGCAAGCGGAGTACCTTTGCTCTGTGTAAGAGGTTTAGTAGCACTTACAATTGGCCCATTAACGTCTGCGTTAGGGAATACTGTGGCATAACCTGCCCACTTTTGACCGTCGTGAACCATAACATCCACTTGATCAACTATTGAACTATACCAAAGTTGACCATTTGCAGGAGCAGAACTTGGGGAAGTTGCACTAGCAGAAAATACTAATGTTCTCCAGTTACTTGCTTTAGCAGTAGCACCTGTTGGTTCATAAGCACCTGCTGAATAAAAATTAGCAGTATGATCCCACTGACCTGTAACACTATTGTAAACAGAAGGAATAAATCCAACAGTACCTAAGATGTTAGTAGTATCTTTAAATAGAATTTCTCCGCCAGTGTTGTGAACAATGCTAACTGATCCATCTACATTAATTGTTGAATTGATATTAGGAATTCCAGATGCATTAACTGCTGCAACGAAATCACTAATAGTAGTTCCTTGTATTGTAACAGTAGTTGTGTTAACATAACCAGTAACTCCTGCAACGGATGCACTAATCTGTAAGCTAGAACCGGTAGTTAATGCAACAGTTGTTGTTGAAACATTGCTAGTAATTGTAGTAGGGCTAATACCAACTCTGCGTTGAACTGTGAAGTTTGCAAACGATGGAAGTCCTGGAGTAGAGTCGTTACCGTGATTATAATTGCTTTCAATAAACAATGTGCCAACTGGAATATTCACTCCCCCGCCTGCCTTATCTAAGCTGTAAGTTGCCTCTGCACCTGTAGCATAGATTGGAGATTTTACTAAGTTAAATGCATTACTTGTAGCATTATATTGTTTAACTGACCAGTATGCACCACCATTTGGAATAGTAGTCTTAACATAAACGCTTCCTGCTGGACGAGCAGATGAGCCTGTCCAAGATGGAAACTGTGTGTGAGGTCCGACAAATACTGTTGGGCCAAAATATGTCTTTGCGCTCAATCCAAGTTGTGCAAGTAAAGTTGCATCGCCGCTGATAGCAATATTACCATCTGCGGTAACTCCGTTGCTCTTAGCAGTTGAAGAAGCAAATAATGCCAATGCGCCGCCGACTACCTTTGCACCAACACCCTTAGTTTGAAGTAATGGGTTAATTGCAAGGGCAATATCAGCCATTGCATATCCGGATGCAACTGTAACTGTAGTAGCATTAATAATTAGTGTACCTGCAACGGATGTAGCTGCAAGAATCTTACCTGTAGCAGTTGGCCAACTTGTTGCCCATGATGTGCTAACGAATGTATTATTTGATGCGCCGGTAAAATTAGCTTCGATGTTTGATCCAACTTCAACCCAATTACCGTTTAAGTTCTTGTAGAATGTATGAACTTGTTCAAGTGGTTGATTAACTGCAACTGCATAAGAACCTACAACGCCGAAGCTAGCTTTTGGCTTTTGATTAATTGAATCAAATTGTGTTGCGGCATTGCTATCGTCGATAATAAGCGGAGTAACATCTTTAAATGCACCAGTAGATCCCCATTCGAAAATACCAAACTGTGAGTTCGAAGTGTCAACCCAATATGCGCCATCTTTAGGGGCACCAGACGGAGTACTTGATTGCGGAGTAAGACCTGAAAGATCAACTCCGGCTCTAACAACATACGCCTGCGAGCTAACGCCTAACAAACTGTAAGCTGCTTGAAGACCGTACTCGTTAAGTTCTCCACCGTGAACAGGATTACCTGATGCATCAGTGTAGAATACTGGAACACCAAAGGTGTCTGCCAAATCACGTTGGCCAGTTACTGTCCAAATCTTTCCGGCGTTTGACGGAAGTGTTCCAGGTGCAGTAACACCCGATGGATTCTTCTTGTTACTTGCTGAAGCAACAAAGATTAAAGGAATTGTCCCTGGTGCAGCTTGTGTATAGAAACTCTCGTTAACTACGCTAACTGCTACGCCTGGTGAATTTAGTGTGGCCATTTATTGCTCTCCAAATATGGTTTTATCTAGTATATTTAGTTCAGCAATCAAATTTCGCCGGGTAAATATATAGTGAAAAGGCACCAAAAAGGGCGGGGTTATGAGAGGATTATGTAAAACCTGTGGAAGTAGACCAGTTGCAATCAACTATAAAAAAGAAGAAAGGGTTTTCTATCGGAGTCAGTGCGACCATTGTGCAAAGGGACGCAATATCGGAAAGCCGATGTGGTATATCTCGGGCTATCGACTAAAGTGTAAATGTGATAGGTGTGGGTTTGAAAGCAAATACAAAGAGCAATTCGATGTATTCTATATTGACGGCAACCCCACAAATTGCCGTCATACAAATTTAAAAAGTGTCTGTGCTAATTGCCAACGTATTCTCCATGCGCTTCGATTACCGTGGAAACGGGGAGACCTGACGCCAGACTTTTAACTTGTTGGTATAACTCGTCAATATTTCCGTTATTATCAATTACTGCATCGAACGGTGTTCCTACCCATGCCCATTCACTTGCATGAACTTCGGGAAATGCTGTACGCATATGGTTAAAGGTACTGCGATTTGATTCAACTGCAAGATTATACCATTCCGGTAATGCGCCACGCTGTACCCAAACTACTTGGCCGCCTTGTGCTTTAATAGCGGTTATCTCATTTGGAAATCGGCAGTCGCTAATTACAATATCATCTGTACTAGATCGAAGTTTATTCTCTAAGCTTGCAATCCACATATCATTATGAAAACCGTTTCGACAAACTTCGGTTCCCCAGTGTTGCAAAATCCATCGCGGAGTAAGTTGTGGCATTCCTAATCGAGCAGCCCACCAAGTATCTATTTGCTCACGCCACTCTCGAGCAGCTTTTGTACGGCCTTCAAGCAGTTCTCTATCCCAACCGAATACTGCGGCAACTGCATCTTTCAAAGTTGCAGCAAACGAATCACGCCGAAATTCGTGGAAGTTTACAAGATAGTCCGCAACAGTATCTTTACCTGCACCAATAAACCCACATACACCTATAATCATAGCATCTCCTGATACTATAATTTACTATAATTTAATATAATTGTCAATAATTTATTAGCCAACTACAAACCACATTGGCTTCTCACCGGCGCTGTATGACATTATTTCCACTTCTAGTTCTTTAAGTGAAGTGAGCCCTTCTTGTTTTAGGGCATCGCCATTTAAATTAGTACCGCCTTGTGGTCCGGCAATTGTTGCAAACTTGCTACGAGCTTCACCTAAAATAACCTTGGCTTGTGCTAGTGCATAATCTTTAAGCCAAATTCCGGCGTACGGATCTTCTAATAAAACAAAGTCCGGTTTATGATTGTACATCCACAATAGGATTGTTTCTTCACCACGAGGCCGCTGCATAATAGTAAGCTTCTTAGTTGCAGGATTCCATGTAAAATTAATCTCACTACCGAACATTTTACCAACCATCTTTTGGTAGGATGCAAATGCATAGTATGTAGCAAGCCCGCCCATATTACTAGAATTCATTAGATATGTATTTGAGTATGCAAGGTTAAACGGTTCAAATAAGCTACCTGTATCGCCGCCACCAGTTCTAGACCCGACACTTCTACGGTATAACTGTCTAACTTCGATCACTTCGCTGCTTAATGTGTATTCATTAACATCTTGTTCCAATGTCATAAATGAAAAGCTTTCTTCTACGCTATTACTAGACTTCTGTCGGAACTTTGCAAATGCTCGGTCAATAGCGGTGTTGTAATGCTTTGGATCGAGTTCAATATCAATCATACCATCACCAAGCATGGTTTTAATGTATTCAACTACTTGTTGGCGGGGGTTTTCTAATGTGCTCATGTCAATATTTATCAATAAATATACTACTATGCCAAGACTATCACTTTATAAACCCGAAAAGGGCAACGACTTTCGATTCCTAGACCGGGTTATCGGTGAACAATTTCAAGTGGGCGGAACTGACTTATTTGTCCATAGGTACTTAGGGCCAGTAAATCCTGCTGCGGGGGAAGCAAGTCCCGGCGTTCCGACACAAACTAATCCGATTAGTGAGTTAGGCATCCAAGATGTTATCTTAATGGAAAACAGAGATAGACATTATGATCCTAATGTATATGTAATGCGTGCCATTTATACATTACAAGATTTAGATTTTAACCTAAGCCAGTTCGGTATTTTTCTAAACAACGATAATATTTTTATTCACTTGCATCTAAGCAATTGTGTTAACACTTTAACTAGAAAAATAATGGCAGGCGATGTTATAGAGTTGCCTCACTTAAAGGACGAGTATGCATTAGATGATGCAATGGTTGCATTAAAGAGATTCTACGTTGTACAAGATGTCACTCGTGCAGCGAGTGGGTTTAGTCAAACGTGGTATCCACACTTACTTAGAGTTAAGTGTGTACCGTTAGTTGACAGTCAAGAATATAAAGAGATTCTTGATGCAAGTGCAGGTGACGGGTCTAATCAAACATTACGTGACATTCTTAGTACTTACAATAAGAGTATCGAAGTTAACAATGCAATTATTGCCCAAGCAGAAGAAGATGCACCTCTTAGTGGTGCAAGTACAAACAACTTATATGTTATACCAGAGAATGGAGACTTACTATCTCAAGATATTGATGCATCTAGCGATACCCTTAATGCAGATGATAACATTACTGATGCAAGCATAGTATTACAGTCGCCTGATCATAATTATTATGTTGGATACGGGACGGGCGACGGCAAACCACCAAACGGTGCTCCGTATACTTTTGGAACAACATTTCCGTCGGCATCAGTTGCAGGACAATTCCATCTACGCACCGATTATTTCCCGAATAGATTATTTCGCTGGAATGGAACATTTTGGGTTAAATTTGAGGATAATGTAAGAATGACATTGACAAATAGTTACGATCCAAATGTGCCAAATCAAAGCTCTACAACGACTACATACAGTACAGCTATTAGAGAAACACAGCGTTCGGGCTTTATTAACAATAACAATACTGCAACTATTGCAGGAAATATTGTTCAAGAGCGTCAAGCACTTTCTAAAGCACTTAAACCGAAGGCAGATAATTAATGGAACATTTTTACGACGCGCAAATAAAACGTTACCTAACACAGTTTATGCGACTTATGAGCAACTTTGCATATAAAGATGCAAAGGGAAAACTCACACAGATTCCTGTACGGTACGGAGATATGAATAGACAAGTTGCGCAGATCATGAGAAAGAACAGCGAGAATGTTGTTCAAAGTGCTCCGTTTATTGCTTGCTATATAAAAAGTCTAGATTTTGCTAGAGATAGACTGCAAGACCCTACGTATGTTAGTAAAGTGAATATCCGTGAACGTGCATATGATGCACAAGGTCGCGAATACCTAAATACACAAGGTGAGAATTATACAGTAGAACGATTAATGCCAACTCCTTTTACTTTGCAGTTCACCGCAGATATTTGGACCACTAATACTGATCAAAAGTTTCAATTACTAGAACAAATACTAGTGTTGTTTAATCCGTCTATGGAAGTACAGTCTAGTAGTAATTATTTAGATTGGACAAGATTAAGTGTAATCGAACTTACGAATATGACATTCTCTAGTAGGCAAGTACCTCAAGGGCTTGAACAAGATATTGATATTGCAACGCTAAACTTCACTGCACCTATTTGGATTACAACTCCTGCGAAAGTTAAGAAACTAGGAATTATTACACAAATTATTACAAGCATGTTTGTAGATCCAGTCGGAACTATTGAATCTGGAGTATATGCAGATTCGGCTGATACTAATTTCTTCGATACTAGAAATCCAGTAAGTGTTGATTATATTACATTAGGTAACTTAGAATTACTAGTGCTCAATAACACTGCAAAGTTAACTCCTTCAAATGAAGTAATTAAGGCTCCGAACAATATTGATATTCCTCAAATATTTGGATCCGGCATAAATTGGGTTAGGATATTAGATTTGTATCCCGGGAAGTTTACAGCAGGCCTGAGTCAACTACGATTAACTAAGCCCGACGGTAATGAAATTGTAGGACACATTAGTTTAGATCCGCTAGATGATCAAACAATGCACATTAGCTTCGATACTGATACTGTTCCAATGAATACTATCCTAACTGATGCTCTGAATACACATTCGAGAGGAACTGTTGATGCAATCGTAGATCCACAAACATTTAACCCTCGACCACTAATAAACGGAGTGCTAGGTAATGCAACTATTGATGCTCGTTACTTAATACTTGAAGATATTAATCCAAATATAGGCACTCCAAATTACTCCGGACCGACTGCTTGGAAGAATCTAAATAACTCGGACTTTGTTGCCCATGCTAACGACATAATCCAGTGGGACGGATCTCAATGGAATGTACTGTTCAATAGTCGAGTAGTTAGTGCATTAACATATATAACTAATGCACGAACTGGTGTGCAGTATGCTTGGGACGGTGCGAGTTGGATGAAGAGTTACGAAGGCATCTATACCGCGGGAAAATGGCGGTTAGTTCTATGACAAATATAACCTGCTCGGGCGGATTGTTCCTGGCAAAAGATACACAACGATTTCTATTTCTGCTTCGTGCACAAGGTAAAACCGCGGGTACTTGGGGACTTGTAGGCGGGAAGAAAGAGCCGTCTGACATCACTGCATACGATGCATTGCTTAGAGAAATCCAGGAAGAAATTGGTTCAGTACCAAATAACGTTAAGCCAGTACCGTTAGAATGGTATTCTAGTAGAGATGATATGTTCTCGTATCATACCTATGTAATGATTGTGGAGCATGAGTTTATTCCTCTTCTAAACGAAGAGCATACAGGATACTGTTGGGTTGGAATAAATGATTGGCCACGCCCGTTACACTCCGGAGTAAGAAATACCCTTATTAGTAGAACTACTAAAGGTAAAATTCAAACTATTCTAGATGTTATACGGTAACTGTTATCACATCCCAAAATAAGTCTTGCGAATTATAAATTGTTGAAAAGTACATAACCTTCCCCGCCACGGTAGATGTTGATAACGGTGCAGTGCTAAACGCACGGAATCCGCCGGTTGAAGTTGTCCACGATAACACATGAGAAATTCCATCATCCTTAATACGGATCATTAATCGTTGACCATCATTCTTTAACCCAACCGGTGCCGCAATCGTCGTATCAGTCGATAGTGCTAGCACTGAATATTGTCCAACACTGCTGTTAGGGGTTATAGTAATGTTTGATGTTGTACTAGCAGTTCCCTGTATTACAGTGCCTGTTGAAACTACCGATGCTACAGTTAATGTATTTGTAAACGATGTAGCTCCAGTAACTCGACCGCCTGATGTTAAGTTTAGCGAGCTAACTGAATTAACTGCTAACGAAACTAACGTACCTGTGGTAAATGACTGTGCAAATTTTGCAATACTCGAAGTTGATGCAAAGTATGCATTTGTCGCAGTGAATGCAATATTGGCGTATGTAGATGTTCCTGCAACATCGGCATAACTTGAAGTCGATGCAAAGTACGCATTAGTTGCAGTATTAGCAACAGCAGCAAGACCAACAAACGTAGTAGAAGTATTAACAAGTGTGAATGCAACAGACGCAGTAGTTGCATACCCTACTTGTGTAGTTGATGTATTAACGAGGGTGGATGCAAATGCTGATAACGTAGCAGTATTAGCAATACTTGCATATGTTGAGGTGGTTGCCTGATACGCAAAGGACGAAGTTGTTGCTTGATACGCAAATGTTGCAGTAGTTGCAAAACTTGCATTAGTCGATGTAGTTGCTTGAAACGCAAATGTTGCAGTAGTTGCAATGCTCGCGTTTGTTGCAGTAGTTGCAGTATTGGCATAACCAACTTGTGTAGTTGATGTGCTGGCCAATGAATAAGCAACAGCGGCAGAGGTAGCAGTAAATGCGTATGATGCAGTATTGGCATAACCAACTTGTGTAGTCGATGTACTAGCCAACGAATAAGCAACTGCTGCACTAGTTGCAGTGTTTGCATAACCTACTTGTGTGGTTGAAGTACTTGCAAGCGAGTAGGCAACCGAGGCACTTGTTGATGTAGTTGCCTGAAACGCAAATGTTGCAGTAGTGGCGAAACTTGCATCAGTTGAGGTAGTAGCTTGAAAGGCAAATGACGAAGTTGTTGCCTGATATGCAAATGTTGCAGTAGTAGCAATGCTCGCGTTTGTTGCAGTAGTTGCCTGAAACGCAAATGTTGCAGTAGTGGCAAAACTTGCATTAGTCGATGTAGTGGCGAAACTTGCATTAGTTGATGTAGTTGCAAAACTTGCATTAGTCGATGTAGTAGCTTGATACGCAAATGTTGCAGTAGTAGCAATGCTCGCGTTTGTTGATGTAGTTGCTTGATCTGCGAGTACCGAATGTGCAACTAATGTACCAGTATTAAACGATAACGTATATCCGCTGGTAGTGGCAAAATCAGCGACTCCAACTAAATTACCAACTATTTTAGGAGCAAATACAGTATTCCCAACATACAAACTACCCGAGATTCCCGCCCCACCTGCAATAGTAATCGACCCTGTAACTGTGCTAACTGCTGTGGATGTATTACGGATAATGAAACGGTGATCAGTTACATAGTCTGTATTTGTAAACCCCCTTACTGCGGTCCAGGACTGCGCAGCAAAACTCCATATATAAATTACCGTACCTATAGTAACGGTCTGTTGATCATAAGGATTTAGGGGAAATGTTATCATAGGAGTGGGCTCAGTTTAGTATATTTATACCGAACCCACTAGCGAAATCAGACCGTAGTATTATTTTGAACCAACGGAATATATTTCTGCGCTAACTTAGTTCGCATTTCTCTACTTTGCCCGGGCCAATGCATGATCCAATCGCCGGAATGCCACTGTCCGTCGGTTCCTATTCTGTCTAACGTACTCTCAATAGGTTGATGTGCCCCGTCACTATAGCATGCCGCATTTAATTCACGTTGTGGCACAATCTTAATAATATCCTTAAACCTGTAAAAGCTATCGATGATTACTTGTTGTTCTTTCCAATCTCTATGAGCATATTGTGGATACTGGTCCAGAATAAATTGTAAGTAATCCCGCCCCTGTGGACTATTCCGCACCATCATAACCCCGGCATTAATATCGTTAAAATACGTGGCAATAATAAAGTGAAACCTATCATCTACTCTATCTTCTATGCGAACATCAAAGTTAGTAATTAACGCATCTGTATCGATCCATAAAAACCAATCAATATCGGGATTCAATTTCCCCAGTTCCAGTAAGTCACGTATCTTTGCAAACCCCGGACTCAAGTCTCCTTGTTGATAATCAATAACATGATATTGATAATCGTGTTTCTCACAATACAACCGTTGATTTTGTTCCCAAGTCATGTCGCTTAACCAACGATACCCTTCGTCTTGCATTGTAATTAGTGCACAGTTCATACAGATCCTTTATGTTCACATATTTAAATATTCGCCAGCCCCTACTTAATAATACTGACTATTTGGTAAAACCAGGCGTCACATCAGCCAAAATAGAGAGCGCAGCGACTGCGAAGCAGCGAGCGGAAAATTTTTTACTTGCGTTAAGTACATATATAACCTATACTAAACTATGTCCCTTAAAATCCGGTTCCAATTTCCCCGCGGTGAATTCACGGGCCCGAACATTATCTTCCACAATGAATTCACCCACGAAATCCGTAAATGGACACACGCTAGAAACATTGAAAATCATTTACTCAAGTTAGAATACAATAGTGATACAAATACAACAGTAGTAACATTTCCCAGCGATAAGGCCGTTCTACTGTTCGTAATGACTTGGACTTCTAAACACAAGTGGTGCACACAATACAAGGTATTACAGGAATGACGGTGGGATCGACGCTGATTTCACTGCGACAATTGAAGCACTTACATGTTTTACACGGTAGAACAATATGTGACCAATGATGAATGAATAGTTCATAGTGACTCTGTTGCTTAAATCGCAAAGTAATAACAGTATCCCGTAGAGTGAAGACATATTCGATTCCTGCTGTGCAATAGTTCTGAGTGAGGAACCACTTACATTGATCAAAGTAGGAATACGGTATTTGTACGGGAGTTGAAGTCATACAAGTATTTAAAGTGAATTCCCGTACTAAAGTGTTAGCACATTTCCAAAGAGTACGAGCCCAGACCGGGTCCTTGCCCTCAAAATTTTCCTGCGTAAAATTTTTAGATCTTCGATTTAAAACCGAGGGGAAGTTTTAAAACCGGTAAAACACGTTGTAAAAAAATGTGCTTGCAAAAATAAAGAGAGTTGGAGATCTGTACCCATGGTGATTTGCTAACCCCATGGCTCAAAAATTTGCATGCATGCTGCTGCTACTGCATGCTGCTTGTGGGATAGAACCCCCCACCACCTCGGCAATGCGCATCATCCTGCGCATTGCTCCCCAATCAACTTATAAAGCGCAGCATCCTGCGCATTATTAGCAGCGGTCCCAGTTGTTCTTCACATAGGTGCGTGCCAGTGCAGCCTTCATGCCTAGTGCCACGATGCCGTACTGCACAGCCTTCTCAAACGCTTCGCTGCCGCTGTCTGCTTTAGCTATAGTAATGTATGCACGGATGCGCTCTGCATTGCTGCTGCCACTGTGCTGTGCTACTACAGGCATACGCATACGCGCCATGATGTCTACAGCCTTAGCAGGAGCAATGGGTGCTGCCACCTTAGTCACTGTGGGTGCAGTCAGCATGGATGCGTTAGTCATTGTGTACGGCTGTGCCTTGCTTACGCGACCCTTGCCGCGGAACATGTAGGATGCGCCGCGTGTCTGTATCTTGCGATGTATGACAGGGCTAACGGCAACAATGTGGCCAGTGGATGTAGTGTATGCATACGGCTTAGCCTTAGCCACTGCTTCGGGTGCGTCTTCTTGTTTGTAGCAGCGTGAGCCATTGCCGCCTAGTGCTACACATACACGCTTCCAGCCTGCATCATGATTGCGTCCAAACTGTGGAAACGCTTGGCATACACTGTGCGCGACTTCATGCGGCACTGTGTCGTTTAGGATGTGTTCCCAGCTCTGGCCACCAAGGCGCATATGCACAGTGTTGAAGCGCAGGTACATGTCATGTGCAGTACGCTCAAAGCGATCAAGCTTGCAGCCTGCCATACCAGCAGCACGGCCAGTAAGGTCGAAGCGGATTTGGATTGCGGGCATCTTAATGCCAAACTTGCTTTCTGCAAGGGCGATACACTGTGCAACTTTGGCTTTGACTGCTTCGACTTTTGCTTGCATGTTATGTCCTACTGTTTGTTTGCTATGTGTGTATTATAACAAAGAACGACGAGACTGTCAAGTCCCGCCGCCCTGTAGGGTTATCAGTTAGTCAGTACGTACTGCGCAATGGCTTTCCAATTGCCGCCTGCTGCCCGAAGCTTTGTCACTGCTTGCAGTGTGCGCAGGCTAAGCTCTTTCACTTCGCCTTGCACGGAGCGGATAAGTGCCATCGCGTCGTCTTTATGCTTTTGGCTGTACTGCGGCATGAAAGTTGCACTGCTTGTCATATGCTGCATGCGTTCCACTTTCTGATCGCTTGTCATCTTCAAGTCAATGCAGTAAGCACGAGTCAACAGTGCGTTGGCTACTTGCTCGCGGCGCATGTTAGAGATGAAGATGATGCGTCCTTGGAATACAAAGCTACGCGGCAGGTCGTCGTCTTTCATGTCTGCGTTCCAGCTAATCACTCGCTTGTCGTAGCTGTCCAAAGCGCCCTTCAGCAGGTTCAATGCAGTAGCATCTTTGAGCACATCGTCGCAGTCATCAAACACTAGCACACTGTCGCGATTCATGTACAGCTCGCGATACAAGCCCTTAGCAGTGCTATAGCCTTTGATCATCTTGTATGCTTTAGACGGGGCGTCGCTTTCGAAGCTAGACACATCCTCAAGTCCGTTTGCAGCGAGTGCTTCCTTCACAGTGTGCGTCTTGCCCAATCCGCCGGGACCAGTGATCAGTACGCTAGTCGCGTTGCCTTGTGCAATCATGTTAACGAGCTGCGTCACAAACTCGAAGCGCTGATTGATTGGCCATTTAGTGTCTTCGCCGTCTTGCGGAGCAGTGACATCTTCGCTTGCAGGCACAGTGACCTTGTGTCCCGCCTTAGCCATCATCTTCACAACGCGAGTCTGGTCGTAGGACTTAACGACTTTCTTTCCCATGTACATGCCAATCCAGTTGCCGTCTGCATAAACAATTTTAGCTTGCATTTCGTTTCCTTTTACTGCTTCGTTTAACATGTATGTATTATAGTCTCATTGTGCAGAACAGTCAAGTCCCGCCAACTTGTAGGGTTATTAGTAAGAAAGTGCTTTGGCTAGCGTCGCAGCATTCAATGCGTTTTGCGCATCATACAGTGTGGCCGTTGCGCGGGCTACTGTGGCGTTAGATGCTTTCTCGCTGTTGTTTGCTACGTGGTACGCTACTAGCGCATCGGCGTATGCGAACACAAGTGCTTTGACTGTTCGATTGTGCTGCGCTGCGACTTTGACTGTTGCCATGCTGTACTCCTTGTTGCGATGTATGTATTATAGTCTCATTCAACGGAACTGTCAACAACCCTATGATCCATAGGGTTATTGTGAATAGGTGCTGTTCGTTTGGACTCTTACCACAGTGTTTCCCGATATGGCTAACCGGCGCGGTTGATCACCGCAAAGGACATAGACAGCTTAGTCCTACTGTTTACTTCTCGCCTGATCAGGACGACTAGTTAGTTAAGGCGTTTCGAGCGATGGAAGATTTTACACTGTCTTGCGACTGAAGTGACTCCGTCTTTCGATGCGCTGTATGGCACCGGCCCCACTACCTTATTGTAACATGCTCGGGGAATACTGGCCCATTGCCAATCACTAGATCGGGTGAACGTTCAAACCTAAACACATTACAATAAGGGCACTGTAGTTTCCTACAGTGCTGTACCTACTTACAGTACAAAGCCCAAACGCTGGCCTTCTTCAGCGACAGCTTGCGCAACATCCAAATCGTCGCAAACCCAATCGCTGTTAAGCAAAGCGTCTACGCAATCTTCTTGTCGCTCTGCTTGCGCCAACTCAATAAAGCGCACGTCAGTGTGACCGTTACGCTCCAGCACACCCTTACGGCCTTTGCTGTTAGCATAGCGCACAGCAAACACGCCGTTTTGCTTGGAAACGCCGACGAAAGTAAAAGTGTTTGTGTTAATGTCTTTTGCCATTTTTAACTCCTAGTGTGTTTGTGTATGTATGTATTATAACGCCGTTTTGCTTTACTGTCAACTACCCTATGCACTGTAGGGTTATTAGTATTTCTGTACGCGGATGATCTGATGCAAGTAAGCCCAGCTGCCGTTCTTGTCATCGCCGCTTGCCAACGTGTAGCCAATGCCGGGAATGCCGTTCTTTATGTCTGCATCCACTTCGTCGACAATAGCGCGGACGCCCATGCCGCTGCCGAAGTTTGTGGCAACCCAAACGATGCTTCCCACCTTTACGTCGCGTAGTGTAATCATATAGTCCTTTGTTTGCATGTATGTATTATACTCTCAAACTGCAGAACTGTCAACAACCCTATGCACCGTAGGGGCTTTATTGTGTTAGGCACAATCGCCGTCCATCCCCGCCTTGTTCGAAGTATGTATTGTAACACCTTCGATCAAGTTTGTCAATCCCTATCGTAGATCACCAAACAGGCTGAATCCAGTCTTGGGATCAGGAAGATCTGCGTTGTCGATTGGATGTATGACAGGCTCATCCTCTTGTTCAGCTTCGTCGGACAGCTTGATCAGGTTGAGCTCCTCCCATGCTCTCCACAGGTCGTAGTCAGGATCGCCAGTGTTGCTTTCCATAGCGGCTATTCCTTGTTGCAGGAACTGCAGGGCGATCTTAGCCCGGATGAGTTTCTCTTTGTGTTTCATGTTATTGCTTCCTTAGAATATGATTACTTCGTCGCCGTCGTCTTTAACTTCGTCGATCGGGTTAGTGCAGTCCCACTCGCCACACCACACAGTTACCTGCTTGTCCTGATCCATACGAGACAACATCTCCATCAATTCGCGTACAGTCATCATCTACTCCTTTGTTGCTATGTATGTATTATACTCTCTTTTGGACAGAGTGTCAACCGCTATCGCACTTCGAATCGACCTTTAGCGTCACGAGCTGGATTGCGATAGATGTCACGATAGCTGCCAGATGCTAGTTGATAGACTGCGATGTCGCGTTGCTCTGTCTTCCAGAGATTGTATACAAAGTTGCAGCATTCGCCTAGACTGTTGCTTTCAAACAACACCACAGCGTCATCATCGTGTGCCAGCTTGAACTCGGGATTAAGGTAGAAGCATTGGTATTCCATCTTAGATCTTTGCGTCCTTAACCATAGCTTGACAGAAAAAACGGTAGCCATTGTCGCCACCAACAGACATACCACCTTGCAGTTTCCAACCATCTTCCAACATCTCGTTTACTGTGTCAGTGAGTGCGTCTGCGCTGGATTCTTGAACTGCAAAATATTCCATTGTGTGTCCTTTGTTGCTATGTATGTATTATACTCTCTTTTGGACAGAGTGTCAACCAAAGTCCCGTGCCATCTTGTACTCGCAACGAGCAATCTCTTCCAACTGCTCCTTGATGCTATGCAAGCGATCATACAGGCGTTCCATAGCCATATCCTGCTCAGGACCTTCGCCCAATGCACCTTCCTGGTATGCATCCAACTGCTCCTGGATAGCGATCTGCTCTTCGCACAGGTTGCCCACATCGCCTACCATCACCTTAGGAACCATAACCTTAGCCACTGCGGCAGCGGCCTTCTCCTGTGCAATCTCTACCAACTGGCCTGCATACTTGTTGATGCGCGGCACACCTTTCACGTTGGGCTTGCGCCAGTATGCGATCTGCTTGTCGGACAAGCGGTTGAACTTGCTGTAGAAGTTAGCCATTGACGTGCCCATACGTGCATCGGCGGGTGTGAAGCCAATGCCGTTCTGGTAGCGGGTCTGTTCGCTTACTTGCTCGTCACGCACTTGGCGTTCGTTGAGCACTACCAAAGCACGGGCAATGGCCTTGTTAGAAGTGTTCAGCAGGTCCAGGATTTGTTGCTTGCTTGTCATACAGTACTCCTTGTTGCGATGTATGTATTATACAATCAAACAGAAGCCTTGTCAACCTCTTTCTTCAGTTCGCTGTAGTTCTTCATCACAAAGACGTACTCGTCCTGTGTGAGTTTTGTTGCAGAAGCAGCTCTAGGATCGAGCATGTTCCACTTGCCGCTGCGTTGCACCTTGACGTAGGCTTTGAAGTCTTTCAGTTGCTTTGCTGTAAACATTGTGTCTCCTTGTTGCGATGTATGTATTATACAATCAAACTGCAGACCTGTCAACCGGAATCAGTACGTCTCTTTGTGGATTGTGAACTGATCTGCAGGATACTTTGCTTTGAACTCATCCGTAGCCATGTACTCGCGCAAGGCTTTGGCGTCAAAGAACACCTTACTCAGGACCGATTGTAGCTTGCCGATTGGGCACACTGTAAGATAGACTGACTTCGCTTTACCTGCCATTAGAGTTCTCCTGTGATCAAATAGAATGCCAAGTCGGCATCAAAGGGTTCCCAAGGGACGATACATTCCAATCCTACCCAATGAATGTACTCGTTGCTGAATGTAGACATATCGTTCCTTTGTTTGTGTGCTATTATAACACGTTATTGCAGATTGAGCAACTCTTTTTCTTCCTGGCTCAACTTCGCAAGGGCGTTCTGACGAACCAAATACTTGCGCTCTGCTTCGGCACGTTCTTCTTCTTTCCACTTCACTGCCCAGCTTAGGTCGTCCAAATCAGACTCTGCATCGGTGCTGTAGAAGAAGTCGACTTCGAAGTAAGTGCGATCGCGTTTGTCCAGATCAAACAGGCTAAACGTCATGTCGTTGCGAGCAGCCATTTCAAAGTTCGCGTGTTGGGCACGTTGCAGGACTGCCATCAAACGATTTGGGTAGGATGCCTCTTGTTCTTCAAGCATTGCCTGACGCACTACTTCTTCCCGGGCCATACGCTCTGCTTTAGTTTCTTTTGCCATTTCGTTCATCCTTTTTGTCTATGCGTTAATTATAGCAAGGTTTTACCAAAGCGTCAACACCTATTTCAAAGACCCTACAGGGTGATGGGATAAATAAAAGTGCCGCTCGCGACACGCCAATGTCCAGCAGCTCTAACAGTTTATAAGGAACTAATCAGCAATGTATTTACACTTCTATGTCTACGCCTATCTGCGTATTGACGGCACACCCTACTACAAAGGCAATGGTGATCGAGCTTACGCAAAACACCGCATTCCTGTGCCAAAAGATCGATCGAGGATCGTGTTCCTTGAGACAAACCTAACTGATATCGGCGCATTGGCAATTGAGCGCAGACTGATTGCTTGGTACGGACGCAAGGACTTAGGCACAGGTATCTTGCGTAACCTTACAGACGGCGGCGAAGGTTCAAGTGGAGCAACTAGATCACAAGAAACTCGCGATAAAATATCAGCCGCAAAGAAAGGCATACCTGCTCATAACAAAGGAAAAACGAGTAGGAAGAGTTAGTTCCTACTGTTTGTTGCTATGTATGTATTTTACAACCGAAATGTCTACTTGTCAAGTGCTGTTAGGTCTTTTTTCAACCATGCAAGGTTAGTGGAACTCATCAACCGCAGACCATGGCGGAAGGCTATGTAGACTGACTTGGCGCCGCCTACGTGCTTCTCAATTATGAAAGTCTTGTACTGAAACCTATCTTTGATCATGTTAGGCAACCTTTGTGATCTCACCGCGCCAGTAGCACTCGTAGGATCCACCGTCCCAACGTGCCTTGTAGGCCTGCGCTTCTTCCAGTGTTGTAAAGAACTTGGTGTCACTTGGATCGCAGCGTTGACCCCAACCTGCTTCGTACTCGGTGATCACTACCTTATACAGTGTTCCCATCTTGACTTCGGACATTTGCTTCTCCTTACTTGATGTATGTAGTATAACGCCGATCAGAGAAGATGTCAACCAACGAACTCCCTAACCCAATGAAACCGTGTTGTAGCAGGCATCCACCGATACTGTTGACGCCTGCGTTCCTCTGTCTCAAAGTCGTAGCAGACGCAAACCCAACCGCGGTCTTCGGAGAACGCCACCTTGTCAGCGACCTTCACAACCTGTACATACCTGCCGTCCATCATCTTTGCTACTATCATCATATCGCCTCCTAGTCCATGCATGTATTATAGCAAAGAATAAAGACCCTGTCAACTGATGGGAATTAAACGGTTTACAGCAATGTTTCAGGTGGTCTGCGCATTAGCGACAACAGCAGCGATTCTACCGCTGTACGTCTATCTGAGGCCTATATAAATCAATGACTTACGTCGCCTTAACCGTAGCATCTGAGACAACTTTAAGTAGATCAAATAAACGAGCCGTTCCGCAGGAGTAGGCAACAGTGTGAAGCTCGCCCTTATGCCCACACGTTCCACTCCGAACACAAGGGCAATCACATCGGAAAGGGCACACCTGCCCAATTGGGATCCTGCCCTGCACAAGGGTGCTCACTTTGCCACCTGTGTCACTGCCGCCTTAGTCGCTTCGATTCCTTTATCAGCAACCTTAGCAACCCCAGCGAAGCCCACGGTTGCTACCGCGATGCCCAAGATGAATCCGATTAGAAATTGCATAGTGTTTCCTTGTTAAGCAATTGACTTGAAGTAACCATAAGGGATGCCTTGTTCCCAGCAAAAGTAGTCCCAGTCGCCGTTGCAACCGCTAGCTTCCATCAACCAACGCAGTGCATCTTCACGTGAACCAGCACCAGTTGCAATCGTAGCGCGAACCAGCAACTCCAGCTTCTCGATAGCCGCAACCTGATCCAACTCACGTTGTTCCCACACAACCTTAGCCTGCTCACCCAAACGGGTTAGCATCTCCACCAAGTCTTCTTCTGTGCAGGAAGCAAAGTCTACCCAACGAGGACGCACGTTGTACACTTCCTTGTAGAAGTCCCAGTACTCTGCTACCAGTTCGTCTTTGCGGGTCATTACGTATTCCATTGTGTGTCCTTTGTTGCTATGTATGTATTATACTCTCAATTCGCAGGGCTGTCAACCTATCCCTTAGCGATCTTGATAGCAAGTGCAATCAACTGTGCGGTAGTCAACGGAACGAACTTTTGGTCCTGAGCCCGCTTAACGTGATCTGCTTGAACAATAGTAAACTGTGGCATGTTGTTTCCTTAGTGTGTTGCGATGTATGTATTATAAGGCCAATTCGGAAAACTGTCAAGTAGTCTCTTCCAGTTCTTCCCATCCCATAGAAGCACACAAGTAGTTCACACCGTCCACTTCTACAATGTCGCCTACACTAACAGAGCGACCACGTCCGTACAGTTGCTCGCGTTCGCCTTGACGCGACGGGTTGTTTGTCAGGTCAAATGCTTCTTCAGCAGCGTCAATGCCTTCTGCATCAACTGCAAAGCAAGGGCGGATCTCATAGGATTTGTAGTTGTCCATTGCCACGTTGGCTTGACCACGCTTGCTAGTGTAGAAAGACATTATCAGTTCTGCAGGGGCTAGCTTGATAGTTACTACTGAAATCATTGTGTGCTCCTTGTTGCGATGTATGTATTATAACAAAGAAAGCAGGGGCTGTCAACCCCGTTGCTTACTTGAGACCAAACAGTCTTGCAGCTTCTAACGCAGCAGCAGGCAGCGGCTCGCCCGTGCTTTTTGCAATAGTAAACGCGGCTTGCATTGCAGCAAGTTGCGCAGGGCTAACACGCACACCCAAATAGGAGCCAACCTCAACTTTAGCTTGCAAACTGCGCAAACTGTTAAGTTGACGCTTGGACAAGTTGGAAACTACTGCGGATTGTACTGGAGTCATTTTGTGTTCCTTTGTTGCGATGTATGTATTATAGCGCCTTTCAATAACCCTGTCAACCGATGGGTTATTCCTTCTCTTGCACCCAGAGGCTATCTAGGTCTGCATCTAGGTCTGCCAGCAACCCTGCAATCGCAAAGGCGTACTCATCACCAACATCTGTACCACCTAACTCTTGGGCAATAATTGCAGCGGCCGACTCCAGGCGCATCTTGGCCTGTGACAGGTTGTAGATTGCCTTACGTTGCTCTGCGGTGAGCGTTGCGGTGTTAGTCATGCCCTATGCGCCTTCAATGCTTTCCAGCTCATGCAGTTGCACCATCAAGTCCAAACGCACGGCGTACAGGGCGTTGATCTCATCCTCCATCCCATCCAACAGTTCCAGCAAGTCAATAGATCCTTGCAAGCGCAGGATTGCCATTTCCAAGTGGTGTGTTGCAGTAGTTCCGTCCATTGTGTACTCCTTGTTGCGATGTATGTATTATAACGCTAAAGTGTGCAGCAGTCAACCAAAGACCCTGCACACTATAGGGCTATTAATTTACTGTGTTGCAGCCCATCAACTTACCCTTCAAGCTGTACGCACAAGCGTAAATGCGACCGGGCTCCATGCTGTCCTCTGTGCACGTTACAAACGCAAGCACTTCATCCTTGCCCTGATACTTTACAACTTTAGCACTTTGTTGCAGGAAGTTGTTGCCGAAGGGCAGTTGCTTTTTAGCAACGGTGAATGCAATGCCGTTTGCGCTAACAGTAATGTCGTTTTTCATAAAGCCCTTTGTGTTGTTTAAGTATGTATTATAACGCAAAGAAGGGCTACTGTCAACAATAGCCCTTCACGTTAGTCAACTATGCAAGCACACACTTGACAGTAATTCCTGCACCAAAACTACGGTGCCATGCCTCGGGTTCCTGCGTAAGCGTAACATTTTCCGCACCGCAAGCGGCACGCAATGCAGCAAGTGCCTTGTCGTTTCCGCGGTAATAGCACTTAACGCGGCGTTGGTTGCCCGTGTGTCCTGTTGTTTTGTTTGTGTACATCATATTTCCGTTAACGCCGTTGGCGCGCATGATGTTACGGACTTGCAGGGTGGTAAGCAGTTTAGCCATTTCGTTTCCTTTTGCGTTTAAAAATGTATTATAACAGCAAAGCGCAAAGTTGTCAACAACCCTACGCTTTACTCAACTACTTAAAATTCGTACACGTCGTCCGTTTCCTCAACCCACAGTGTGCCATCCTTGCGTTTGTACACTACAACGTCCTTGCCGTAAAAGCGTTCGTCTTCGTATGCACTGCCCATAAAGTCGTACACTTCCACACCTTCAACCCGCTTCATGTCGCGCAGTGCAAAGCGTTCCACAATCGTGTCGCCGTCATCGCCGTCGCTTGCAAGTGTCCAACCTTCTGTTCCAATGTTGTACTTCACATTGTCTTGCCAACGTGCGTCATCTTGCCACAGTGTTTGCAACAATTGCAGTTTCACAAACTTCAGCGTTTTAACTTCTTTCATACAGTTCCTTTGTTGCTATGTGTGTATTATAGCAGCAAAGCGCAAAGCTGTCAACAACCCTATGCACTGTAGGGTTATACCTCTTCCTCTTCTGTCTCCTTGACTTCCCACAACGGCTCAGCGAAGTCGTAGCCTTCTGATATCAGTTCCTCTGCTGCACGGATGAACTCGGCTTGTAGATCCCATACTGCGGCTGCGATGCGTTCGTCTTTCTTGCGGCGTGCTCGAGCAGTGCCTTCCTGATAGATCATTCCGTAGTGTTCTTTGCAGTAGCTCGATTCATTGTGAAGAGCAGTGCAACCACAAGGAACGTTGCCGTTCCCCAGGTATTGGCATTCAGTTACTTTGTCCATTTTCGTTATCCTTTGTTATTTTTAAATTCGACGCATGCAGGTAGTCTTGCACATTGCTTGCCAGCTAGCAGGAAAGCTCTTGCGCAAGTCAGCAACCTTCAACACCATACGTAGTGACAGTTCGCGCAGCTTATCCTTGTTGTCATTAATAAACTTAACAACCTCGGCTTCCACTTCGGGCTCGAACTCGTAGTTAGCAAGCATCTTTGCGCCGGTAACCACTTGGTGTATACGCAGCATCTTTTCACGTTGCGTATCCATTTGCAGATCGATATAGTGACAACGGCTTTCCAATGCTGCCAAGTGCTCCTTCAAACGTTTAGACTTAACGTGCTCAAACTTAATGTTAGTAATAAAGATCGCAGAACCTTTAAACTCGAAACGATCCGGGATGCCTTCGCCACGCAGCAAGCGGCTATCAGTGTTCCAGCTAATCCAACGCTTCTCGGAACTGTCCAATGCACCTTTCAAGATGTTCAGGCTAATCTCGTCCAACAGCACAGAGTCGCAGTCGTCGAATACAACCACACTACCTTTAGCAGAGTACTCATACAGCTTGCGGTACAGGCCTAGTGCGCTAATAGCACCACCTTTGACGATTTCGTACTTTGGCTTCTTATTGGCAAGCTTAGTGAACAGGTCATCCTTTTCCAGGACTTTCTCAATACCAAAGGACTTACCAACACCAGGAGGGCCACTAACAATCATTGCACGTACATCGCCGCTCTTCACAGCCTTTGCCATCTCCGTTAGGATCATAAAGCGTTCTTCAAGACGCGCAAGGATCTCTTCGTCGGTTTCGCGGGCCACCTCTTGCTCACGTGCTTTGATCTTATCGTGATCAAACTCAAGTACTGTTGCGCCTGCGGATGCTTTTTTGGATGCTGCTGTTGCCATTGTATATTCCTTAGTGTGGTTGTGTATGTGTGTATTATAACAAAGAAACGTTACCTTGTCAACCTCTTTATGCTTACAGAGTAAACTGTTTCAGCAATGTCGTTGCCATCTTGGTATCGTTAACCTTATCCATAAAGGCCAGGATCATCAACTCTACCACAGTCTCGGCGTCCTTGCGATCAGCCTTACCCAGAGTGGCAATAAAGCGTCGAACCTGATCCTGCCCCTCCATTGCCCATATGATGTCAGCGAATGCCATCTGCTTTGCGGAAAGTCCCGGGATTACAATATCGTTCATGATAGTTCCTTACTTCTTAGGCTTGACTTGCTTTGCTTCTTGTGCAGCGATCTTGCCGCTGTAGGCCTTGCCTGCTTTGTGGATAAGGCCGGTCTTTGTGTAAACAATTGTACCGCCAGTGGATGATGCTTTGGATGCTTGCATTGTGTATTCCTTTGTTGCTATGTATGTATTATAACGTCTATCTTCTAACCTGTCAACCTTCAGGGTTCAAACCACTCGGTGCTTTCAACACGAACGAGCTTAGTGCGGGTGAGATGATGGAACTCAGGATCTTCGTCCTGCTCTGCCATCTCCTGGAAGAAGAAGTGATAATCCTCACCGCTGTCTTCGTCCAATGCACAGAAGGCACCTTCGTCAAAGTCTGTCCATTGCATACGCAGCCACATGCCACCGGGCGTAACATAGAAGCAAGCACCTTCAGCCGCTTCAAAGATCTGTTTAGCAGTGTATTTCATTCTGTTTCCTTTTCAACGAATTCGACGTTGTCAATGTCTTCGCCACGCCCGGGCTCCAAATTAGTCCAGATGGCATCAGCAACCCAATTGCGGGGATGTGATGCTTCATCGTCCAGGATCAAGTCAAAGGATACGCGGTATGTTTTCATTTCAGTAATCTCCGTAGACTGCGTCAAGTTGCTCTTCAAAGTCAGCGATGATCTCTTCCACAATCTCCTGCGGCACAGAAGTAATAGCAGCAATCTCGTCAGCAGCAAGACCTTGCTCGTCGTACAGCTCAGTAATCTCGCAGTACAGTTCTTTCATTTTGGACATTGTGTGTTCCTTTGTTGCTATGTATGTATGTATTATAACAGCCTTTTTACGGGCTGTCATCAAAGACCCTTTACACTAGTCGGAAATTCTTGCTGAGGAACTTTGACACTTTGCTGTAACCGTGCTCCTTAATCAGCTCGCTCACCAGTGCGTCTGCTTCGGGCGCATTGCCGCAAGTGGTCATACGATCTGCATCCAGCACCATTTCGATTGCATCCCCATTGGACTCGCAGAACTCCATAGCATCGGAACCAATGTAGTTCCAAGTTGCGTAAACGGCTTGATTGAGTTGGGAAATAACTGTTGCGTCTAGCTTCATACTGTACTCCTTGTTGCGATGTATGTATTATAGCGCCTATTGAAAAAACAGTCAAGAGAAACCCGCCACAAAGGACGGGTTTAAGTGAGCTAGGAAAGCTTACAGAGTGATGCCAAGTGCACGCGCCTTGAAGCCCAATGCAACGATCTCACGGCTTGGACGTCCGAGTTCGTATTCTGTGACTACAACGCCATTGCCAGCAGTGCGAGTATTTGCGTAGACTGCGTATCCGAATTGACGGATACGTGATGCTTCTGCGCGTAGATTGCCAACTGAGAAGCGATTACGTGCTTCTGCTTGTGTCAACTTCTCGCCTGCTGCCAATGCTGCGAATACCTTACCGGTCTTAGTGTCTTGATTAATCTTCTTCATTTGTTATTCCTTGTAATACTGCTTAACAGTTAATACAAGTATAACAACAACGATTTGGTAAATCAAGCACTTATCTTGCCAAATTCCTTTTTCGTGTGATAGTTAGCCAGCATCTCGTGTACCATACTAACTACATTGTCGTGATCTTCAGTTAGAAGGAACTGAACAGGGCTTTTACTCCAAGAGCGGTTCTTCAAGAACTCTGAATAGATATCACGATGCTTCTTGTCCGCCGGATTGAACATTACAGTCGGACGGCCATAGTTTTGCAAAACGCTTGCCATATTAGCTAGACTTTATAGAAGATTTAAACAACAAGCCGCACAGGACATTGATTCCTAATGCAGTCCATACAGAGTTGATTGGATGAATTCCGTCAACAACTCCTACCAAGCAATCATTCCATAGCCACATTGTAGGGTATGCAAACAGCAATGCCATTACCACAACGATTGCAACAATGCCAACGATTCCGACAATAACAACAAACAACTTATCCATATTCAACTCCAGTTAAAGTACTATACAGCGGGGTCTTGGGTATTGAATTAAACCAATGCTTCGCCAACGGCCTTAAGTGCTTCGTCGTCGGTAAGCTTCTTCTTAATAACTGCCTTTGCTTCGGCGATAGTCACGAGCGGGCCAGTAGGGCCTTCAACTGCGGGCAGCTTAGCCTTAACAGCTTTAGTCTTTGCAGGAGCTTCCTTCTTGGGCTTGTCTTTGGATGCAGCTTTAGGAGCGGGTTCGGAACGCTTGTCAACTTCAGCTTCCAATGCAGCACGGATCTCTGCTTTGCCGTTGTCAAAGTCAATGCCGATCAAATATGCAACTGCATCTTCCTTGGACATTGGGTGTTTCAATTCCACGATATCAATATCAACGTGGCCGTTCTTTGCAAGCACCTTAACGCGCATTGCGTCATTGGCATAGCGAACTTTGTATTCGCCGTTCAGTTTAGATACGCCAGCATGTGAAAAAGTAGTCATTTGTAGTTCCTTCTGTGTGTGTTTTAAACAGCACCTTGCTGTCTATGTGTTAATTATAACGCCTAATGGAAAATTCGTCAACCAATTTATTGTTGTTTTTCTGCAACAATATTGAAGCCTGCTTCGGCTTGCTCATCTGCTTCGTATTGTGTATACACTGTGAACAGGTACAGTTCACCGTCCCAAATTTGATAGCTCATTCCGCATCCTTTGCCATAGCTGTAGTCAGGTCTTCAAAACCGTTGTCGTCAATGTTCACATACCACTTGCCGTCAGTACGCAGGATGTAGTCAAATCCTTGCATGTCTCCGCTGTTTTGGTAGTGCAGGAAGTCAGTAAAGCGTTCCTTGCCTTGCTCAGTATCACCGCGATCGCGTCCGTAGAACACGCATACGCCCTTCTGTGCGTTTTCGAACCAATGTGCCCCGGTTGGCTCAACAGCCGCAGCAAGGACGGATACATTGCCCAAATCGATTAGCTTTTGCAGCTTGAACGGATCGCTGTAGCTATCGCGCAAGATGCGTCCATTGTGCGACAAGTAACCATCCCAGTGGCAATACACTTGCTCTACTGTGCCGTCTGCATACTCGAGTGCGATCGTGCTGTTTGTGCTCATTACGTTCCTTTGTTGCTATGTATGTATTATAGCGCCTTTCGGCGCTGCTGTCAAACGATGCTAGCAATAACCACTTTACTAGCAGGGTCAAACTTCAAGTACACTTTTGCCTTTACAAGCTTATCTACCTCCAGCATTGTTACAGCATAGCAGAACTCACTGCCGTTAGTTAAGCCCAAAAACTTTGCACTTTGGAACAGCATATTCTTGTTCCCTTGTGCTTCCAACGTAAGCGCAAGACCTGCGTCGTCGTATGTAGTAAGCATCTTGAGCTGTGCGGCTGTGATCATGTATACTCCTTGTTGCGATGTATGTATTATAGCGCCTTTCGGCGCTGCTGTCAAGCCTTCCAGTTGTAACGCGGATCGTACTCTTTGTTGATCTTTTGTATAGCTTGAAACGCAAACTCCTGCGACTTGCGCACTGCAACCTTCACCTTACCTGCACGTTGCTTCTTAGCTTCGTACAGCGACTCGTACCATGTAGCGCCGTGGTCGGGGCTGTAGCGCATGGGCTTGTAATACTTTGTGCCCTTCAGCTGGCGCGTAAGGTAGCCGTAAGTAGTGTCAGTCCACTTAAAGCCACGATCGTAGCTGCCGCTTTGGCTGTTGCGCTCATACAACACAACAGTCACTACATACTTGCCCAACAGGCATTCCTTGCCTTCGTTTGCTACATACTCTGCTACTACAGGTGTTGGGGAAAGTGTCTTCATAGTGTGTTCCTTGTTGCGATGTATGTATTATAGCGTCTTTCAATAACCCTGTCAACCGATGGGTTATTCCCAGTTCACACTTATGTTGACTTCAACATCCTTTAGGCCGCCAGCGAGATCGTACTTGATGCCAGTGACGATAGCGCCGTACAGTACGTCTTTCAGTTGTGCTTTGACCTCTGTAACAAGGTCAGCGAGCAGATCGTCGAGCATGTCTTCGACGCTATGTCTAACACCGCTTAGAGTTGCTTGCAGTTCGTCGCGTGTAGTGCCCATCTCACCGTCACCGTCGCACATCATGTCAACATAAGCTTCAGTTTGGTCGGCGAGCGCTTTACGCACGATTGCCTGCGCCACTTGCTTTTGTTTCCACATGATGTCGTGAGCGCCGAAGTTCTCTACAGGTGTTTTAACGATAACGGTCATACATTACTCCTCTTCTGTTGTAAACTCAGCTTGCAGTGCTTCTTTCCACTCGGAATTGCGTTCCACCCAATCGTGCACAAAGCCCAGCATTGCTTCCAATGCGCCGCTGTTATCTGCAAGGAAGTCTGTCACATCCCTGTAGCCGAGCACTTTAACCACTTGCTCAAACTTGCGCACGCCGCTATGGCCTTCGAAGCTATACAAGTTTTCCTGATCTAAATACAAGTCTAGTGCGTTCATTGTGTACTCCTTGTTGCGATGTATGTATTATAACAAAGAAACGGACTACTGTCAACCAATAGCCCGCCGCCCTGTAGGGCCTTTAGAAGTACATCACCCGGGTGCGATCTGTGTTTTCAAAGCGTTCCGGGAAGTCCAGGATACCTTGCTCGTTATAGCGAACGCCCGGGTTGCCTTCGCACTCACCGTTGATCAGTGATCGGAAGCCGCGATAGTTGCCTGTCTGATGCAGTACTGCTTCGAGCACGTTCATTGCACCTTGTCGCACATCAACACGATCGGGAGCACTGTTCTTGCAGATGCCGTTAACCATATCAGTGAGTTCCGAAACACTAAACGTTTTGCGCTTTGTCATCTTTAACTCCTTGTTGTTTAAGTATGTATTATAACGTCATTCTGCAATACAGTCAACCAAAGACCCTACAGTCTGCTCTAGTACTTTCCAGCATCCACAAACGTACGATCCTTAGCAAAGAAGGTCATTGGCTTGCTTAAGACTACGGGCTCGTTGGATCCTGCCTTTATGTATGCAAAGAGCCGTGTCTTGTCCGTAGAGAGCAAGTAGATGTGGTTGGGAGCTGTGACGCTCCACTTGGTTGTCTCCTGGAAGTATCGCATCAATCCATCCTGTCGTCTGCGTAGAACTTAACGCCCAGCCGTGCAGTAAGCAGATCAGCAGCAGCCTGCGCACCTGCGCTCAGTGCATCCACGCTCTGCGAATTGCTCTTGCTGGGATTCCACAGTTGATAGCCGCCGCCATATGTCTTAGAGAAGCCGTACTTCTTCAGTTCGCGCACAAGCTTAGAAGTGCCTTTCTCATAGGTCTTAACCCAGGCAAAACCGCAAGCACCGCGATCACCGTGTTTGGAAAGGAATGCAGCGGTTGCTTTGGAAGCTTCCTGCATAGCATCTGCAACAGCGACCTTAACGTGAGTGTTAACTTCTTGCATATCAACTCCTAGTGTGTTTGTGTAAGTATGTATTATAACGCCGTTTTACAGAACTGTCAACCTACATCGACCAATAAGATTCGTATGCGGGCGACATGAAGCAAGGAGTGTCCTCTGCTTCCATGTAGGGCAGGCCGGACATGAGGTTGATCCGCTCGACCATCTTCACGGGGCGCTTGCTGTACTCAGCGACTGCCATCACCTTCCATTGCACAACATCCTTGCCGTCTACAACGACCAACTCGTATCCAGTGTACTCTCTGTTCAAACGAGTACATTGTGCCTTAGCAGCACGTTCGGTCTTGTACTTGGACGGGAGCCAGTAGTGCTTACCGTAGGGCTTTTCCGTTCCAACATTGATTACATACCACATATCAAACTCCTATCGGTTGTTGCGACGCACGTTGATGTGCATATCGTAGCTGTCGTGATTGACTAAGCTATCCCATACAGTCCACTTGTCAGTAAGCTTACTGAAGAACACAGTGTCAATCAGCTTGCCATTCAAGTACACGTTCCAAGCTTGCATGTCTACTCCTTGTTGCGATGTATGTATTATAACACCGTTTGGCTACGCTGTCAACCTATAGAACGAGTGTATGTCGTTCTCTGCATCATACCGGATCTCAACATTGCCCACGGTGCAGTTATCATCTTCGTCTACTGCACAGGCAAACTCATTGACATCACTCCACGGCAGGTACGGGTTAGTACATTCACCATCTGCGTCAAACGAGTCAACGCAGTTGCCAAGGTATGTCATTTTAGCAATCCGGATCGTAGTCTGCCCACTCTTGGGCTTCATCGGGCTGGCCGTCGTTCTCTTCTTCGTAGTCTTCATCAAAGCGCTCGCTCAACTCGTTAGCATCCAGCATGCCTGCAACGTCATCCTCGGACATGTACGACATGCACATATCCACAACAGCTTCGTGGCTGATAGCGCCCTGGTCAAGCAGATCATACAAACGGTTAGTAGCTTTGCGCATAGTGTGCTCCTTGTTGCGATATATGTATTATAGCGTCAAACAACGAAAGCGTCAAGCTTTCTTTTCAAAGACCCTACATTGCGAAGGGCTTCTTCAACCGCTTCGTTGATCATGTCATCAGCAGTTCCGTCCGTAAGTACTTCTTTGGCATCCTCGTAGCAGCAACCTCCAACACAGGCATCGCCCATAGTATAGCCGTCGAGCAACACACGAACCCGCAGGAAGAACCAATCGTAGATGCCGTTATCGATCTTCTCACAGATCTCTTTTACATCCGGCGTATCAAAGCAATCGCGGGGATGTATGCTATCTTCGTAGGACTTATCCACAATGACTTCAAATCCGTCTTCACGTGTATAACGTTTGAGTTCGTCGTAATAGCGTTGCATAGTGTGCTCCTTAGTATTCAATCAATGTCTTAACACCAAACATGTATCCCAGCTTGATCAACGAGCTGCGAGTAGGTTCGCAGGAGTTGTCGTCTAGCTTGAAGATCTCGTCACGCAGAGCATCGGGTGCAGCTTCAAACAATTCGTAGATGCCACGACCTTCTGCATCATTTAAATCCTTACAAGCTTCAGCGAAGTCTTTAAGAGTCTGCATAGTAGTTCCTTTGTGTTTAAGTATGTATTATAGCGTAAATCGGCAAAGCTGTCATCAAAGACCTTATAGTGTAGTAGGACTCTGGGATACCGGTTGACGCTTTACCAAAACGGTGTTATAATACATGCATAAGAAGAAAAGCTCATAGAGCAACAAGAATGTTTCGAAGCACAATAAAGCGGGATGGACGGCGAGGGTGCGCGTCCGGATTGGCACTATACATAAAAGAAAACCCGTGTTACTCGAAATAACACAGGTTATTAATGGTGCACCAACTAAGAATTGAACTTAGACTCAACCGATTATGAGTCGGACGCTTTACCATTAAGCTATTGGTGCACTTAACCTCTAATACATAGTATAGCACAATATAGCGATATTAGCACTATGATTATCACATTACATCCTTAAAACTTTGCCGAAGGATTACTTAATGCAGGACCAGTAGCAGCAGCCGGTTTTGGTGCTAACGCACTCATGAATGATGTTGGAATAGTTCCTTTAGCTTGAAACGGCACATGAGATACTACATTACTATCGATATTCTTCGGCTTGTTATTATATACAGGCGCTGCAGGAATAGTAGGAGCAGTAGGCTTCGCAGCAGCCGTTTGCATTTGTGCAATACGTTCCATTAATGCTTTAGCTTCTGCCCCGGGATCAACACGCTTAGGTTCTGCAATAGGCACCTGCGACGGGATCATAGTCCACTCATTACCTAATACTGGAGTTAAATCCCACGGTGAACGACGCACCCAATATAGTTCAGGTCCTTGTATACACATAAGATCAATTAGGTTAGCATATACACTATCAATACATGCTACAATCTCTGCCCCTTCAATAACAGATAACCAGTCGAATACATTGTCTGATAATGCTGTGATCTCAATAACCTTTACAGCGGGGTCAATCCAAGATGTGTCAATTTCAATACGAGCACTGCTCCCAACTGAATGTGTTAACGCATAACGTGCAGGAAGGTTTAATGATTCTTTAAAAGCTTTCTCACGATCTAAATCCCTAGTTATACAAGATCTTAGTGTCCACTTCTTTAGAAAGGGAACTCCCGCAACTTGATACTTGTATTGATCAAACTTTAAAATATTAAACAACTCTGGATCAGTCATTTGCGGCTGACTATTTAGATAGTGATACAAATACAATGCAGTATTAGGATCAACTCCTCTTTCTTTAAACACTTGCAGCGGGGTCTCTACAAAAAACTTACCTTGTGTATCCGTTTCCATAGAAACCCAAGTAATCCAGGGAGCAGCAGCAACTAGACTTGCATAGAACTCTGCACATACCGGCCAGATTATCTCGTCACCGTCGTCGCTGTAATGTTTAGCAATGGGAAGTGCAATAAGTATATCGCCTATTCCTCTGCTCTGTATAATACCTCTTTTCATTTATATCCTTTATGTTGTTCTTTGTTCTTTGTTCTACTGTATAGTGTAGTGTATAGTGTAGTGTATATAGTAATGTGATACTGTGTTACATATATACACGTTTACTGTAATTACCTTTCCTATGCAGCGGGGTCTTTTAATGTGAGTTAAAGTGAATCAATATAACTCAACATGAATCAATAAAAGTATAGTGGATTTACCGTGGGAAGTCAATAAGAATATTGTAGAAAGAACGGTGGAAGGTACTTCAAATTGTGGTTCAAAATGACTCAAAATAGGTCCAAAATGGATCAGAATAGACATCGTTTGGATAGTTTTCCGGCGTGTTTGGCACGTTTTTATACCGTAAATTATTTTGGAGGCCATTGGCAGTGAGAGGTATTACTTAGATACTTTCAAACATATAATCCACTATCTCCCAAATTCTTCAATCACCCCAGGGACCCCCATCATAATCCAATCCACCACAGTTTCTTTTCTTTATACAGTTCCTTTACTGCTATCCACTGATCTTATATAGCAGCGGGGTCAAAGGAGAGTTTCTTAAATACGCTTATATGTTCACCCACACTAACTATAACTCCGCTCGTATTACTCGTATTGCTGCTTACGCTAAACTCATTGAGAACTACACTATATACAGAGCAGGGGATACTATTGTTGATAGGAAAGGTAATACCTATACAGTTGCTCATACACATATATCCGGACATGCGTTATCCATTGTTGCTTTAGATAGAAACGATAATGAGCATACACTTGAGCACAAGAATATACGCAAAGTTTGAAGAGTTTACTACAGCGGGGTCTTTGTAGTAGTAGCAGCTAATATTACCAAAGTGTTTGCTCTGTATTACAAGATCGCTATATACTATGATTACTACTCGCTAGTTCGTTGTATCCGGGATATGTGATATAATAGTGCAGTTTGTGATATGTGGTTATTGTTACTGAGCAGTCTGATTAAAACGACGCTTATACAGTAAATAATCATGTGCTGCTTACTGCCGCGCATATATGCGTATTATATTACTACGGAGGTATATATTAATGCCAACTGAACTACTTGTATTGTTATCGTCGGTTTTTGGACTGCTAGTCTATCTATGGATATTCTGGGGGTTCTATGTGTTAGTGATGGGTATATACCGTGCCTATTTGGATAAGAGATTGAATAAGCTAACATTGTGCTTATCGCTGCCGTTTGTCGCGGTGGGAGTTGCGTTGGATGTATTGGCTAATTTCTTTGTGGCCACGTTTGTCTTTTTGGAACTACCGAATGAATGGTTAGTTACATCTAGATTGGTACGTTTGCAAAAAGGGAATGCGATCGGAAATTGGCGCAGGACATATGCCGATTGGATATGCTATAATTTGTTGGATGTGTTCGACCCAACGGGCTTCCATTGTTTGAAAGAAGATCCCGCGGAGGCTGAGAAGTTAGGGCTAAAGCCTGTAGCTAATATCTAAATTAGGTTATTAACCAATTAGCGGGCCGTTACTATCTTTGGTAATAGCATCTCTCGCAGGGGCCTCTGGTACATGAGTTTCGAACTTTGAAATCTTATGTAGATAGGCCTCTTTATTATGGACTACACGCCTTAGAGCCCGCTCGATATCGGCAATACGTTTGGCATCGGGAAAGGGCATACCCTGAGCTTCAGTTAGGTACATCCCAAGTTTCTTCTCTTCGAACTCGAGCATTTTAATGTGGGCTTTGATTTTATTAATGTTGAACATATGACTATTTATGTTGGGCTATAATAGGTTGCAAAGATGTTGATAGTGTGTTACAATAAGTGCATAAGGAAACTAAACTATGGAATTGAAACCCGGAAAAACATTCGTGCTCTCTAAGTCAACAAAGCGTCGCATGGCGTCTATTGTTAACCCCGTGGCACGTAATGAGTACAAGAATCAGATGATCCAAGCGGAGTTGGCCGCAGCGGTTATAGTTAAACGTGAGAAGCGTCCCGAAGGGCAAGCACGTGGTGCAGTGGCCCCTGACTCTGCTGACTGATAAATAGTAGAGTAGCGCAGGAAATAATGGGCCATAATAGGCCCATTTTCGTCTAGGTTAGCATCTCCGGGTGCTAACTAAAACTACAATACACATAATACACATACAGGAATTACAAAAACACACCTAAAACACACACAGTAAATTTTATAAGGAGGACAGATATGTCTATGAAACGCATTGCATTACATGCGATAATAGTAGTATCGGCCCTGGCTTTCACAAGTGTTAGTCAAGCCGAGACCCCGGAAGTAGTAGCAGAGGGTCAATCAAGTTGGGTATCGAATGCAAGTTCGAGCCTATCAGGGTTAGTGGGAGTTTTCACTTCCGCAACACCCCTAAAAAAAGTAGACGCTAAAGAATTGCAGTGTCTATCGAAAAATATATATTTCGAAGCAGGTATCGAACCCATAGAGGGTAAGGTAGCAGTGGGTCTAGTCACCTTGAACCGTGTAAACGATGGGCGTTTCGGAGGGTCAGTGTGTGACGTAGTGGACCAAAAGACTGTAAAAGAGGTAACTAGCAGTAGGGTCGTGGAGACCCCCAGCCCTGTAGTAACGGGGGTATGGATTTTTACCCGGACAGTCACCATTGTAAATAGAGAGGTAGTTAACGTAGTTAGCAGGGTATCGGTATGTCAGTTCAGCTGGCGATGCAATCCTGTTAAGACCCCCAAGAAAACTGATGCCCGCTGGGTAGAGAGTCAACGGGTGGCCCACGAGTTACTTGCCAAGGAAGATGCTTACCCTGAAGTTAGGGAAAAGTATAACGATGCATTATATTTTCATTCGGGCGCTCGTCCGATATGGGCGAAGATGAAAAGCATTGTTGGACGCATCGGCGGACACTATTTCTATAGTGAACGAGAGGAATACGCAAGAAACTAACTGCCATACTAAATACTGATATGAGAGCCTACGAATTTATCCTATCAGAACAAAAAACAGATCCAGCCCTATGCCGTTCCGGACGTCGTTTGGGTAACAGTGATCACGCTAGCTGTGTGAGCCAAGGGCTCCGAGCTCACACATCTAAAGGCAAAGGCCATACAGACGGCAAAGGCCATTACCTAAAGGGTAAGCGCGCCAAGTCCACAAAGTATGGCGGCGATGTTCCAGATTACGGCGAGTAATTAATTACGTTGTTTAAATATGCTGTATGAGCATACGGCATCAACACATTATCCCGATTATCAACCAAATTAGCCCGACGTTCTGTTTAGCTAAATGGCACCATACCACAATATATCTACAGACTGGGGAAACACATAGCTGTTATCACCCACGTCCACATAGCATCCCCATTGCAGAGTTAACTAACAATCCCGGCGCATTACATAATACGTTACAAAAGAAAGCTGAAAGAGCTGAAATGGTCGCGGGTAATAAACCACAAGGGTGTAACTATTGCTGGAATATAGAAGCAATGGGCGACGAGTATATAAGTGATCGTAAAGAGCGAAATGCAAGCATTTATACTCCTGAGCGATTTGAAGCAATACAGCAATCACCGATGGCCGACGTCAACCCGCAATATATTGAAATAAGTTTCGGTAATGAGTGTAACTTCAAGTGTGGGTATTGCCATCCAAAACATTCTAGTTCGTATCAAAAAGAGATAAAAGACTTTGGTCCTTATACTATGGTAAAGAATCATCGTAATGATATCAATTGGTTTACTACATACGAAGAAGAGACTAACCCATATGTAGCTGCATGGTGGGCATGGTGGCCCGAAGTATCAAAGACATTAACTATACTTCGCATTACAGGGGGTGAGCCTTTACTGCAAGCATCTACTTGGCGTTTATTCGAAGAGTTGTCTGCAAACCCAATGCCCGACTTAGAACTTAATCTTAATAGCAACTTAGGAGTAAAGCCTGTATTGGTGCAGCGCCTTATTGAAAAGGTAAACGCACTGGTAGCTGGTGGCAGGATAAAGAGCTTCAAGCTGTTTACTAGTCTCGATACCTGGGGTAAGAGGGCAGAGTATATCCGTACTGGCCTTGACCTAGATGTATGGGAACAAAACTTTAATGCATATATGACTCAAACTAATCTACCCATTACGTTTATGGTAACGTTTAACGCACTCACTGTGACTAGCTTTACTTCGCTATTAGAGAAGTTCTTAGAGTGGAGAACTCGTTACAACGGAACTGATCAAACAAAATGGCAACGTATTAGATTTGATACTCCTTACCTTAAAGAGCCGTTGCAGTATGATATGAACATCTTGCCAAAGGAAGAGTTTATGCCCTACATGTATGCTACATTAAAATACATTGCTGATAACGTAGATGCTACAGATAGAACTAAGTTTAGTCAAGAAGAACATGATAAGTTTCTGCGAGTAGTCAAGTATATGGAAACAACTCATTACTCTGCAGAAAAACTAACAGAAGGACGATCTGACTTTTATAATTGGTTTACTGAATATGATCGTAGGCGTGATACTAACTTTGCAGAAACTTTCCCTGAGATGATAGATTTTTATACAGTGTCGGCAAGGGAAATGTAATGCATTTTGTATTTGAAAAATTATCACCCGAAGCATCTGAAAATTTTATTAACTGTCCAGATGTAAACAACTCGGGCATTCGCCGATTTACTCCTAGCCCGGTAATAAATGCAGTGATTCACAATAGTACCCGTAACATATCATATTCGTCCCAAGTGCCCGACGAAAAATATATAATTGCATCGGGAGTTGCACATAGCCCCGGAGGATGGTGTGGCCCCGATAGCGAAAATAACGGATTTGATAAAAGGGATCCTAATAAGCAATCAGTGTTTGCCCATCTAAGTGAACAATATCTTAAAGATTTGCAAACAGGTAAAGCATGGTTACTTCTTGATCAATCACACGAAGGACATCATGTGTTGTGGCTGTGGGATTGGTTTCATAATAACTGTAATACATATAACATTAATCCTAGCCAAATTATATATGTCACTGGAAACCTAAACAGCAGTTCTGATTATGCTGATTGGTTAACTTCGAAAAATTTATCAACCGGGATGTTAGTTATACCAGCAACACATTTTGAATCATTTATGTGCTGGATGGCATCTATTGATAAAATTGTTAATGATCTATCAGCTAAATCTCACATAGAGTACAAAACTAACAACTTAGAAAAGATTAAGGTTTATAATGCATTACAAAAAAGACCCCGGGTACATCGAATTTGGTTATTTAAATCTCTAGTTGAAAACAATTTATTAGATAGTGGTATCAATAGTATGAATTCGTTTTCTTACCTGCATAGTTATTTTGAAGGTCGACATATGAATGTCAATGAATATAATACTATAGCAAACTTACTACCTATGTTATCCCCTACTGATAATAACTTAGCAAAATTTTCTAATACCGTAAGTGGACACTATATTACAGATTTTAATGAACAACATATGTTAAATTCATGGGTAAGTGTAATTAGTGAAGCATCATTTGGTGATTCAGAAAGAACTTGCTTTATTAGCGAAAAAACATTTAAGACTATCGCATGCTATCACCCTTTTATTATATTCGGAAACAAAGGATCGTTAGCGCATCTTCGTAAGTTAGGTTATAAAACGTTTAGTCCGTTTATCGATGAAACTTATGATTCTTTACCTACATGGGAACGAATTTCGGCAATCATTGTAGAGATTAACAAAATAAAAAATATGACATCTTATGAAAAATTAGAGTGGTATAAAGGAATGACAGAAATAGTAACACACAATTATAATGTGTTAAAGAATAATTCAGCATCTTATGCTAACTTGCACTATACACAACTAGCATCTCACTGTAATATTAGTTAATGAAAATACTATGTACCGGGAATCCTGTTGCAGGTATTGCTAAGGAGTTACAAAGTCTATATCCAGATACTTGCTTTATATCCAGGACAAACGGGTATGATTTATCAACGATTGAAGGCATAGATAAGTTTAAAGAGTTGTTACCTAATTACGATGTGTTTATTAATCATTCTCAATTACTACCTGGTACTCAACAACTATTACTACAACATGCCTATGCAATATGGAATTCAGGGCATGTTATTAATATCGGTAGTGTCTTAGAGTTTAAACAGTGGGAATGGATAGAACCCGATGCTGCTGAAGACAAACGGCAATTGCGAGAGCGAAGTTTAGCCTTGGGAAATGAGTTATTCAAAACTACTCATCTTATAATTGGTGGAATACGAGATAATGATATTTGTCGAATGCATCCAGTACATGTTGCTAAAGCAATAATGTGGATACTAGAAAATGAAGTTCATATCCCGATGCTTTACATTGATAAACTATCTAACGAAGTATTATCTAAAAGGAAATATTAGTTGCAAGTATCTCAGGTACTTTACTTACTGGTACTTTAAATATTAAATGTGCTCGATCAGTACTTCCGAGATTATTTGTACTATGCATTAACGATGTGTTTACTAAGTATATTTTTCCAGGAGTTAATACAAACCGTTCGTTATCGAATATAAAATAACTTTGATCGTTTCCGGTAATAGGGATATGTATTTTAAAGTACTCTTCATCACAGTATATTTCTTTATCGATGTGAGCATCTATAATAGATCCAGGATTATGCACTGTAATACTTGCCTGCCTAGCACATGGAAATGCGTTAATGCATTTTTCTGCAAATCCGAATAATAATTTAGTAGGAGTATCAAACTGGTTATTATCTGTAGGACTCGGCGGCACCCATTCTGGGGGTAAATGCAGTGGAGCACACGGAATTGTAATATCTGCTAATTTAGTGTGGATCGCCCAAGCATGCCCGGTAAATTGTGATTCGAAGTTTGGCACCCATTTTAAATCTTGATGCTGCTCTTTGATTATTGCATAGTAATCGAGTAACTCTTGAAAAGAAAATGTAACATTATCGAGTTCTTTTATTGTGAACATATTATCTGCGACTATCTAACTGAAATAAAATCTGGTGATAAATGGGTATCGGATGTTTTTATCATACTATGCTCGGCTACCCAATTATACGGTTTATGTTTATCTAATGCAGTGCCTATACAAATAAATGATTGTGGTATTAGGGTGTCAACTGTATATTCCCCATACTTTAAATGTAATATATCTTCAATGGGTTTTATTTTTTCACTGAAATAATTAAAGCTGTTACAAAATGCTAATTGATATCCTCGATCCAATGCAGTGAGTCCTATTCTAGAATATACTCTCCCCATTTGAAAATAGTATAATACATCGAATTGTTTAGGAGGAATACTAATTATCAACGGAGCATTCATTTGCGGAATATGTATGTTACCGGGCTTACCCTCTCCTTCCCAATAAATCGCTAACGAATACATTATTTCACGCACTTTAGGATCTGTAATTACAACCTTATGTCCGGAATTATCTATTAGAAAAGTATCAATTAACTCATTAATAATTTTCAAAGTTGTAACGTCTACAGGGGTATCGGTGTTAAATGAACGTTGACTATGCTTTAGTGTTTCGTATTTGTCTAAGCTACCAGAAAACGTAAAATTATTGTTGCTAACTCTTACAAATATTTCCTTGTCAGATGTTGTAACTGAATACGGTATATTATGTTCATTTAGAAAATATTCAATACTACCCACTGAAAGTCCTGCATGTTCCCATTCTTCGAATCTATTAACATGTTCTGGCATAGATGATTCATTTTCACGCCTTGGATCTATTTTAGTGTATTGATTAGTTGGTGTAAAGATTAATACAATATTGGTGTCATCAACTTCTTGTAGACTACATTGAAAAAATGTACGGCCACATCGAACTGGAGAAATAAACACCAGATGTTTGAGAATATTTAAAAGTTCCATATTAACTCCAAATTTTATTTAAATGCAATATCAGGCAATACAAATGTTGCCTCTTCTAACTGATGTCCTGGCTCTCTATATTCAGTTAATATTAAATGAGCTCTTGGCTTATCCCAAGGATTTATAACAGTATGCAACATTTTTGGTATCAACATCCATGCTTCACCGACAGGCATGTGCATCTTGTAGTACTTGTCTGTATCACCTTCATCTCTACATAAAAATTGCACATCTGGACGAGTAGTAATAGGAACATGGTACCTGAGATATAAGTTTGCATCATTGTGTAAGTTATATCGTCTGCAGGGATTAACCCATAATATTCTAATTCCGCCGACCCATTTCCGTTGAAAGTTAGTTTCGTGCCATTCAATTAACGAATCAATTATTGTTTTTATATACAATCCATCTAATTCTTCTAAAAATTCTGTAGCATCTCCGGGGAAGTAACCTTGTTCAGTTTGCCAAGAGATGTGCCCTCTATTTTTTAAATATCTATCTTTTCCAGTAAGCCCAGGCTTATAGCTTAAATTTAAATCAAAGAAGATAGGAGTAGTTGGATTGCCTAACGATTTCCATTTTTCAGAAAACCACTGGTTAGCTTCTACTTCCATGTCTTGATAACTGGCATATCCTAATCTGTGTGCTAGCTCAGTAAAGCTATTTAATAATTGCTCTTCGTCAATATCTACCATTATGGGATGATTGTCGGGAATTGAGTTAACTTCTTCTGCGGCATTTAAAATGTTATCAACATTGTACCCGTCGGGTATGTGATGCGGCCTAGTTAAGCTAGGCGCAGCATCTTTAATTGTATTATAATTTTTTGAATTGTTGTTGTAGTCTAACGGTAAAAACTTAAAATGTTTCATTATATATTCTCTTAAATTTATTTAGTGCGTACAATTACTGATAAGTAGCATTATGAACACTACAAAAGATTACTATGTTTCTGATGCTAAGTTTTTAGAATTGGATATAGATGTGCCGTATGTTGAAATGTTGAAAGAAGCACAACAGCTAACACATAGATTTACTTCACACAGATACGGCGAAGACCAACATAACGGTTGGAAAAGTCTGGCACTATACGGCATTGAAGAAGATAAACATGAGAATTGGAATATATACGGGTATACATCGGCATTAGATGCTGCTAAAGATTTTAAGTGGACTGCGGCAGCATATGAATGCCCTACTATTATGAATTTCTTAATAAACAAGTTTCCATCTAAGAGATATGGCAGAGTTAGACTTATGCTATTAGAAGCCGGCGGGCATATTGCACCCCATAGTGATACCAGTCACCGCTTGTTGGAAAATATTAATATACCTCTTAGTAATCCTAAAGAATGTGTGTGGCACTGGGGTGATGGTACACACTTAGATATGAAACCCGGTACTCCTTATGCGATGAATATTAGTTATGTGCACAGTATAGAAAATAACAGCACAGAAGACCGATTACATTTAATTGTGGCAAGGCACGACTCTACCCTAGCGTGGAAACAATTAATTGAACGTGCCGCTGCCAAAGCCGGTGTAACCGGTCATTACATCACACACGAAATTGCAGTTTAACCTAGTGGCCTAATACTAACCCAATCTTTAGAATGCCATGGCGCTTTTTTTAATTCGTTTATATCAGTAAGCTCGAAGTCTTTTGCAAATCCAGTAAGCGTTTGCCTTCGAGTTAGATATCCATCAGACGCTCGCGAAGTCATAATTATTGTAATATTAGGATCGACGTTTTGTATCTTAGTAATTAGTTTATTCTCACAAGATATTCTATACTTCAAGCTCTGCGTAGCTACATACGGGCTGTGAGTAAACACATCGCTTAAATTTATCAGAGTTTTCTTACCAGGAACTATCCAGTCTAGATTATAACTTGCCATATAATCTATTAAAATATACTCAAATTTAAGCTGTTTAATCTTCGCCCAGGTTTCTTTCCAATTGGGATGCATAACAATAAATTTATCCCACTCGTCCCTTGTCCAATTAACATAAGCATTAATATCTTTGCTAAAATTATTTGGAGTAATAGGACGATGCTTATCGTAAAAGTCTGAATAGTTTTCTCCGTCCCACTCTTCGACCATTGCCTTCATGAATTGCAATGTACTATGATTTATATCAGTGAATATAACTTTAGTATCGGGGGTGGTAGTTATTCTATCTAAGTAGGTAATCCAAAATACACCAATTCCAACAGTAATATATTGTTCAACTGGCCCTTCAAATGGAATACTTTCCTTAAACTGGTCGGAGTTCCACGAAGGAATAAAGTTATTACAAAAGAATTGATTATAGTATATATCGGATACTTGTCTTAAGAATACATGATCGTATTCGTAGTATAGATATTTCTTACTTTCTCTAATGTCCGGGCCTAAGTCAACTACTACTTTGTTATTCTTTAACGCGGTGGAAATTAAATTCCATCCATGCATTTTCATATTATAAGTCTTTTCAATTGTGCCTGGTTTAATCCAAGCTGCAACTTCGTGATCTCCGTATAAACATTCTTCGCTTCGGATAGGTTCAATTTGAGTATGTACAATCTCTTCCGGTTGACCTAAAGAAGGGCATCCTAGTTCCACATAATCTGCAAGACGAACTATGTAAAACTGATGATGTAATTCGTAATATGCATTTTGATAATACGACTTTTCATTTCTTTGCAGTACATGCCCCGCAACAAAGAATTCTTGTTGGCAAAGCTTTTCTATAGCAGGAAATAGTTTATCGTTTAAACCTAAAGACATCCCCATAGCAATAATTACTGCATGAGAATATCCTTCAGTGCTAACTTCCTTTAACAGTGCATCTTCATCTTTGCCGATGAATATATCATATCCTTGCATGTTGAATCGGTGTATTAGAAAATCTGATATATTGATCGATACTTCTGTTGCCCAACTACTTTGATATAAGTCTCTGTTATCTACAATGCAGCAAACAATAGGATTCTTGTTTTGTTTAATAAAATTTACCATTTAGGGTATTGCTCCAAGTCTTTTAAAAATATTTCAGGAAAAAATTGCCATACAGTTTGCATCGTACCTCTATACTGTACTTCTGCTGCAATTTTCATTATGCCTTTCTTTGCAAGTGCAGGACCAAACGTTCTATGCACTTTGCGTTGTGTTCCTACGGCATTTTCATTTGATGTAATATATAACGATGCGCCTTTAGGTGCCCATTCTATACATGCAGGTATTAAGAATTGCGCAGTAGGATTCTGATGGTGTGTTATAACACTAATAGTTCGTAATGCACTTCCGTACACTCCTTCTAACTTATCAGTGAATATGCATGTTCTTGCTGCAATACGATAACTGTTAGTCCCCATAACATCGTCAAAAGAATGTGCTGCCACACTACCTACAACAGTATCGTTAAAGTATAGCAACCACGTTTGCTTTTCTCGTTCGTTATTAAAACAGTCAACAAGCATATGTTTGCTAGAGTTATTATCAAAACCCCGTGCAGCAGCAGATGAATAAAACTCTGTAAGATCTAATTCGTTACTAAACGGTACTACTTTAAATGACATTCATTACCTTTTTAATAAAGTCTGCAGGATAATTTTTAGAGAAACTTTGCCAACATAGTTGTTCTAATGTTTCAAACTTCTGTGGTTCATCCCATACTATTCCTAACGATTCAATATGCTTACGCATAATATCTTGTCGTGTGCTATATATGTGACTCTCAACATCTTTAATACTAATCAATGTATCTTTGTTATTGTACGTAAAGAAATAGTTTATGCTCTTTAGCTTACCGTTAACAATAAAGTAACTACTCGGATGCATACTGTATTTGAACAGACCGATGCTTTTATGTGCCTTTATAATGGTAAGCATTTGCTCTTGCCAATCCGGCAATACTTTATCGAAGTTTTCCGACAGGCACCCTGCCTGTTCCCAAAAGTCAGGACCGTCTATACTTAGGTATAATTTTCGTTCATTATAGTCTACATCTAATATCGTCGGAACTAGGTTTGGAAACTGTGCAGCCATTTGGTATAGATACTTAATTTCTCTATTCCATTTCTCGTGCATTAGTATAGGATCAACCACTTGGTTTTGTCCTTTGTGGTACTCTCCGTCGTTAAAGTACCATTGACAAAACACCTTTTGATCTGTTGATATAAGTGATGTGTATATCAAATTATTACGACAAGGCCCTGTCCCCGGGATATTGTTGTAATAGTAGTCGAATGAAGAAATATGTTGCATACTCTAATTTAGCAATAAATACCTACATAATAAACATTATGAACAACATAAAAGAAACAGTATCGTTATGTGAGCATTGTTATCGACACATTCCTGCAATGCGTATTGAAAAAGATAATCAAATTTGGCTAGGTAAAACCTGTCCAGTTCATGGATATGTAGAACATCTAGTAGAACCAGATGCGGCATTTTATAACAATTATACATACCCTAACAGTCCATTGCAAGCTTATTTTATAGAAGTAACAAATAAGTGTAATTTGAATTGTCCGCACTGCTATCAGATGCCAGATAACTTATCAACTGATAACCCTATAGAGATTCTATTAGATCAAATTAAGTCGTATCCGGATGACGGTTACGCTATTTCGTTAGTCGGTGCCGAACCTACAATGCGAAAAGACTTACTAGAATTAATTATTGCGATTCAAGCATTGCCTGGATTACCTCGGAGGATTTTGATTTTAACTAACGCAGTTAATATGGCAAAGGACGAGTATGCGTCACAGTTTCAAGGCCTCAATAACGTGTTCTGGACAATTGGATTAAACCATCCCGACTATCAAGGTAAGACTGTACGTGCAAAGCAATTAAAAGGTATCCTCAACTGTGTTAAGTTCGGGTACAAAATTAAAAACATTAGCTACACACTTGAAAACTTAGATCAATTAGAATATTGTTTACAAGAAATACAACAGTTTGATCCCGAGACATGCAAACAATTTAGAATTCGATGTGGTGCAGATATTGGAAGGAATCCTAAAGACCCTACAATATACTTGTCACAGTTAGTGAATGAAGTTAAGAAGGTTGCAGATCGTAATAGCTGGAGTTGTGTACCACATACATCTGATGGAATTCGTTCACACTATCCGTTAGTTATAAATGGAATATTTGTTAAGATTATCCAGTGGCCCGATGTAAAGACACTCGACTTAGAAGAAAAACAAACAGAATCGTGGGCCGATATAGTTCCAGGAAAACCTGTATCGCCATTAGTACATCAAGTTATACTTCGAGATGCACTAGTTAATAACGGTATGATGTTGTTTGATACTGTGCCGAAAAAATATAGGAGAATACATGATTAAAGGTATTAACAATGTTCCGTATTACGATATGGAACCATACTTAGATATGGTAGAATTTGAAAAGCTAATACCCGAGGTCATTCGCGGATTCGCAGACGGTCGACACTGTGCTAAAGAAGGAACTTGGATGGCACCCGGGTTTGCTACTGATAAGATGAGTTACGGTATAGGTTGGAAGCCATTATATAAAGCAATTGCAGAATTCTTAGCGTTACCCGATGACGACCCTATTAAAATGGGCGGCATTGACCTATACAGAGACTTTAACGACTTTAGTGTGCGTAATAGATTTACTCGATATGTAAAAATGGCAATGGGGGCATATGATCCATACATTTACTATTTTTTATCTGATCAAGGAGATTGGAATGATCGAACCTCAGCTAGGCCCCCAACTCCTGAAGCCGCATACTTTCCTAATCTAGTTAAGTGGGTCGAAGATACTAAAAAGAAGGGCATCTTCGAATATATCGGTCGTGTTATTTTATTCCACGTAGAAGCAGATGGAGTGCCGTTTGAGCATCGCGACTTAGATGCTAAAAATGGTGTCCTAGAAAATGATTTTTATACTCCGCACCGTAGTGAATTTATTCACATTAGACCTAACACACGTAAATCATTTTATATGTGGGATCCTGATTCCCAAAATAAAATTCACCTTAATACTAGAGCAGCGTGGTTTAATGATCAAGATTGGCACGGCGGCGACAAAATTATGCAACAAAGTTGGAGTCTGCGGATTGACGGTAAGTTTACTGAAGAGTTCCGTAAGACATTAAAGATTGATCACTTGGAGACATATTAATGATTTACTTAGGTAACTATGCACATTGGATTAAACAAGAGTGGGTGGATTATGTATTTTCTAACACAGGATTTCCACGCCCCGGCGACAAAGTTCCAGAGAATAGTTTTGAAGAAACACAAAATGCGTCGATTACTAATAAAGGTTACACTAACTCCGTATATTGGTATAAATTCACACCTGATAACTTTCCATTCGATTTAAAACCTCCATTTGGAGAGGCAAAGCTTTGGTGGTTTGTTAAACTATTGCCCGGCAACGTAATTCCATTACATACAGATCAAGACGAAGTAACTGGTAACTCAACAACTTTATACTGGATGTCTATGACTGATTATGAGCCCGGACATTTGTTTGTCTGTAAAGATGAATTATTAACAGGATATAAAAAGGGTGATTTATTTAAACTTGATCATGCTAACGATTTACATGGCTCGTGCAATATAGGATTTACTCCTAGAATCATTTTTAATTTTACAACGGAGAGCTAATATGGAATTAATTGGAAACTATAAAGACATAATTCAAGAAGAATGGATTGAATTTTTAAAAACGCACGATGGGCAATTACTTCCGGATTCTAGGGAATGCCTGTTGCCATACTTTGATAAACAAAATGAAGACATTGCTAAAAACTGGCGCCCCGAATATGCAGCATCTTGGTGTAAATTTGAAATACAAGATGTTCCTTTTGTGATACCGTGGCCCGTAAATCTTACAAATAATATAGATTGGTGGATTATCAAACAATATCCTGGGCAACGAATACCCATGCATATCGATAAAAATCCACCAGATACAACTGATCGATATGTTCTAATGTTTACTGATTATGAACCTGGCCATGTTTTAATATGGGACAACAAGCTTATAGATAATTATAAGAAAGGCGATCTGTTTAAGATTAAAGATGTTAATTCATCGCACGGGGCAGCTAACATTAGCAACACCCTTAGATTACTAGCGTATCTTACTGTATGGAATTAATTAAAAATCACGCCGGATGGATTACCCCGGAACTAATGAATTGGCTATCTACATGTACGGGCGATACTGTACCAGTTTGGCAACCTAATAGATGGAAAGGGCATCCAATGTTAGAATCTGCACTCGAACGTGCTAGATTTGGATATAGTGATAACAAACACTTTTTCCAACAGTTTAATTTTCATAGTAAAGACTCGCAGAATATTAAATTTGAAAGTCCGCTTATCGAAGAAAAAGGAGATAGAAAAGAATCTTGGTGGTTTGTTAAATTACTCCCTGGGCAACTACAGCCTATGCACTTTGATCCTATTCTTATTGAACTTAAAAATCCTGTCAGATACACAATGTTTTTACAAGATTGGCAACCGGGTCATATTTACACTTGGAATGATCAAATGATCGCCAACTATAAAGCAGGCGATATGTATCGTTGGAAAGATCCTATGTGCTATCACGGATGTGTAAACATCGGATACGAAACTCGATATACTTTACAAATAACATTGCACGATTAACATGTCAGTTTATATCACAGGTGAAAAGAACATTACGTTCTTACATATTCCTAAAACAGCGGGTACTAGCTTACTCGACTGGTTAATTAATAACAAAGCTAACAGCAATCATATTAAGTGGGATATTCATCCTAAGCTATCAACTATAATAGATACTCGGATATCTAATTTTACATTTACTGTAATTAGAAATCCTTGGGATAGGATGATTAGTATGTATTATTATTTTAAAAATATTGCTATTAGTGAAGGTAGCAGATTTCTTGCTTTAAACAATATCACCGCTGATAATTTCCCAACATTTGATAGATGGTTAATGGAAATGGACTCTTATATATTTCCAGAAGAATTTTGGTTTAAGATTACAACCCCACAAGTAGAATGGATTGACAAAGATATTGACTTAGTTGTACGATACGAAAATTTAGAAACAGACTTTTCTAAATTGCAAGAGGCATTTACTTGTTATTTGCCATTACCTAAACTCTACGTGTCGGGACACTTACCTTATCGTGATTATTATAATGGTACTACAAAAAAGATTGTAGAAAAGATTAGCGAACTTGATATTGATCGTTGGCAATATCAGTTTTAATATCCTAGTAAGTGGAACATATATTTCGGAGTCATACCTGCGTTAATACCACTATGCCATTCTCTGTAGTTGTCCCACTTATATAATGTGCCTTGTGGCTGATTATAAAAACAAATATCGCCTATTGAAAAAATATGGCCAAACGTAGGTTTTTCAATAAAACAACTATATCGTACAATGGGACCTTTCTTTAGATATTCTGTTTCGTTATCATCTACATCCCAATGTAACGGAGCAAAGTATCCAGGATCTATTCTGCTTATCCAAGATCTGTGGATATTCAAATCTAAATAGGCTGCTATTGTTTCAGTTATCTCATTATCAAAATGTGTGCCCGGGTAGTAGTTAATCCATTTAATAGCAGCAGGATTAAACTTTGCTTGTTTCCACATTAGATGAATTTCGTTGTATCCGGGAACATCTGCTCTACACTTTTCTAAATCAGTATTAACTACAACTCCGGATTGAGTAGAGATATGGTTAATAACAGAATCCCAATCAATAAGGTTATTCATACTTTTTACTATAGTATTCTTCAAATGCATTCTCGGGCCATTTCACATGTGTTTGTAAAATACGTTTAAAAAATATTTCAAAATTAATACTATCGCCCTCTTCTGCTTCTTTAAATCGAGGAGTTGATATTGTGCCTACCATCCCGTTAAGCCGTTCTTTTTTAAGAAACGGATATGCAGTATCAACACATCCATAAAAATCAAAAGTTTTTAATATTCCGTCTTTAATAAAAAAACAGTGCGGATATAAGCTTGCTTTATATACTCCACCGGAGAGTAGGTCATCTAATATGTTAAACATTTGTAATTTCCAATCTGGGGTATATCGAGTTAAATCCCATCCCCCGTATATAATATCATTACAAGTAGTACCCGGTGATTCAAAGAATATCTTCTTGCCGGGTATATCGATATCAATATATTTAGGTGCCCATGCATGATGTTTAAACATGTCTATATACTTTAATTCTCTTTGAAAGAAGTAATCTACTAATTCAGCAGTATAGAACGGACGAGTTTGGTCGGGGTCGTATTGGTAAGGGTCAGTGACATCCCATGACATACACCATACTGTCATTTCTGGATTAATCTTAGGAGTGTATAATAAGTTAGATCTAACTCGATTAGTCGGACCTTCTAGTTTACGATAGTTTGCCCAATTATCAATATTCATATAATTTCCAATCTAAATTCTGTTGGTAGTATTTTGGTGAATGCATCTAATTCGGATTTGTTTATTTTAAATGACGCCCAGGTTGATGAAAACTTAAAATCAGCTAACTTGTTTTCTTTATTAATTTTGTTGAGCCACGGACTTATTATATCATCGAATAAAAATCGTAGAGTATCTTTGTCTAAAGTAGGTGCTGAAATTTTAACATTTATAGGGTCTATTAGATTAGCATTTACTAACAGTTTACGAATTACTAATTGCACTCTATCAGTAACACCGAAGTTAACTGCACTATGCCTCGGTCCGGTGTCTAATACATACCAACATCCGTCAGGGTGTAATCTATGCATTACTCCTTCATCTAGATTTGCAAGGTAGGCATAGTGACTTGCTATGTTTAAATGATATCGATCATCAATATCAGCATGTGATTGATAGCAGGTAGCTGGCTTCAACGAAATAATCCGTGCCTCACCTATCTCTAACGGTAACGTTTGTAAAATACGGTCCCATGCTGTTCCTTGATATTCTGGTTTTATCTTCCAGGGATCGTAGAAAAATCTGCCAGTTGGTTGATTAATTGTCTCTCTAAATTGATCAATTGGTAAAAGGTCTTTTGCGGCTTGTAATAGCTCGTCAGGTACTGTATAATTTAATTTAACTAGCATTATGATTATATTTATATGCTATGTTAACTCCTATAAATAAAAAATGCAAACAACTGAAGTTCCGTTCGATCCGACCTGGAAAAACATAGCAATTAGCCTAAGTGGTGGTGCAGACAGTGCGTTACTAACTTACCTACTATGCTCAAAGATTACACACCATACTAATATTCATATCATTAGTCATACTCGTATGTGGAAGACTCGCCCCTGGCAAGGTACTGATAGCTTACGTGTTTATAATTGGTTTGTTAACCAGTTTCCAAACATTCAATTTCATAGACATACAAATTTCATTTCTCCTGATTTAGAATATGGAAACGGTGCATTTGTTACTGACGAATATAAAAAAAGAGTAAGTGGCGACAATATTGAGATTCGAGCGTTTGCTGAATATGTATGCCACACTGAAGATTGTGCAGCATATTACAATGCAGTAACTCGCAACCCAAAAGGTATTGAGTTAGGTGGAATGAAAGAGCGAGATATTGATCCAACTGAGTCTAATAAGCATTTACAAGAGATGCAACATATGGGTAGATGGGCATTTCATCCTTTTCGATTCGTAGATAAATCCTGGGTCCTTTCGCAATATGCGCAATTAGGTATTATGGAATTGTTTAATTTAACTCGTAGCTGCGAGGGTGAATTTGCAGATATAAACTATACTAATTACAAAGCAGGGCAATACGTTCCTTTATGTAACACCTGCTTCTGGTGTAAAGAACGGGCATGGGCAATTGAACAATCAATCTAACACATTTTGTATGCATCCCTTTACAGGGTTAGCAACACGAGAAGACGGAGCAGTTAAAGCATGTTGCCGCAGTCATCCTGTTGGCAATATTAAATGCCATTCATTAGAAGAGATATGGAACAATCAAACAATGAAGCGTATTCGCAGGCAGGTGCTTAATAGCGAGCGCCCGCCAGAATGTGCACCATGTTTTAATTTAGAAGATCAAGGAGTAGAGAGCTTACGGCAACGCCATATTAATGGTATCATTCCCGAAGCTCGTATTCACTTATACCCAACTGCATTATCTACTATGCGAACTGATTATACAATGCCATTTGAAATTCCTACAATGGAAATTAAAATGAATAACCTGTGTAATCTAAAATGTCGTATGTGTAATCCAATGGATAGCACTAGTTGGAATGACTGGAATGCAGTAGTTGATCATTATAAGAAAGAAGATAATTATCTTGTGCAACGAGTTATCGAGTTGAACTTAGTTAACAAGCCCTTTCTTGATAGTTTCGTTGATACAGACAACTGGTGGAATAGTTTTGAAAAGTTATTGCCGTTCTTTCGACGTGTTGAGTTTGCAGGAGGTGAACCATTAATGGACCCTACTCATTATAAGATATTAGATAAGCTTGCGACATACGGGCATCAAATAGAAATCAAGTATGCAACTAATTTAACTATGCTAGGAAAAGGTAAACGAACTATTTGGGAATACTGGCCTAAGTTTAAAAGTGTTGCAGTTAATGTAAGCATTGACGGAATAGGTCCTAGCTATGAATACATAAGAGGTAATGCTGATTGGGACGAAGTAATTGCAAATATAAAAGACATACAATCTATTCCAAATATTAGCCGCATTGTAGGAGCAGTTGCAGTGCAGGTTAGTAATGTGTTAATATTAGATAAGATGATTGAATACTTCTTAGACGAGTTAGGAATTGTATTTTATACTAATATGGTCAACTACCCGCAAGCATTATCTATACAGGTATTACCGTTAGAATTAAAAGAGCTTGCTATTAAGCGATTGCAAGAAGCAAAGATAAAAGTGCCTACTTATAAGCATGTAATAAAAAATCCTATACTATTAGGTATCACTAATACCCACATAGACGGTGTTATCAATTACTTAAATGCAAATGATAATTCTGTGATGTGGGCCGATTGTATAGATTTTAACAACAAACTAGATTCGACACGAAATCAAAGCTTTATCGATACTACTCCCGAGTTCAAACTGTATGTATAAAGTAGTAGGTAAATGGAAGCATCAAGACGCTATAAAAGTAGAATGGAATCTTGGTAAACGATGTAATTATGATTGCAGTTATTGTCCGTCTAGTATTCACGATAATACAAGCCCGCATACTGATATAGGCATACTTAAATCTACTATCGATAAGCTTGCAGCAATAGGCAAACCTGTGCGATTAAGTTTTACAGGAGGCGAGCCTTGCGTTCACCCTAAGTTTGATAAGCTATTGCACTATGCAAGAGATCACGGCATCGAGTGGGTTAGTGTAACAACTAATGGCACTCGCCCATATGAGTTCTATTCTACATTGCCGGTTGACCAGTATGTGTTCAGTATGCATCTAGAATACAACTGGCAGCGAGTGTTCGAAACAGGCAATAGAATAATAAGCATGACTGGGATTAATGTTATTATGCAAATAATGGCACATCACGATTACGTTACACAGGCTCGCATGCTAAAGGAACGATGTGATGCTGAAGGGATTCCTAACACAGTGAGACGCATACGTTGGACAGAAGGCGATCATGATTTGTTTGACGATATGCGCTATCATCCAGCTGATTTAAAATGGGTAAAAGAATCCGGTGCTAGTGTAAAACCAAATGTTATCATAGACGATAAACAAGAGATACACGCCAATGATGTTATTAAACTTCACCTCAACGGATATAAAGGGTGGAGTTGCAATGCAGGTATCGAAAGCCTAATGATTAACTGGGACGGTGAGGTGCATAGAGCAACATGTAGAGTAGGCGGCAGTCTTGGAAACATTTATAACGATACATTTACAATTCCTACCGCACCTGTTATATGTGATAGGAACTGGTGTACTTGTGCAGCCGATATACCATTAACAAAACATACAATTATCAAGCATTAAAAATTTTAATAGACTTTGAAATGCGAGTTTCAGGAGCACATATACATGTCTTATGCTCGCATACTGCGGACTTTAACTCTGGATTAAATTTACTTATAAAATCAGCATCGTAAATGTTATATTTGGCATCTAATCCGTAAAGCCGATTGCTGCACGATCCCTCCATTATTCCTTTGGGATTTATATAAAGGCTTTCTTTTCCAATATTACAATTCCACCCAAAAAAGTGATTCCAATCGTTTAATGCTACTTGGTTATGACGAACCGTTTGAGTTGTTCCGTCATTAAACTTTATCTTACTTCTGTTAATATGAAAATGATTTCGCATCTTAAATGCATACCATAGATTTGGATATCGTTTAATTGAATTAGATAAAAATAATATCTGCTCTGGAGAATATAGATTTGCTCCGTCTGCTTCTTCGATTTTCTGCGTTCCTATGTACCACTTATACTTACTATTCTTAAAATACTCAATCATGTCGATACATTTATTCCATTCATACGGATCCATGCATACAGAAACATCAACATATACTCCGTTCCTATAAAGAAGATCTGCAACCTCGGTAAAATGTTGTAAGTTGATTTCTTTATAATGTGCAGATAAGTTTACTTTATCGAAAATGTAATTTTTTTCCTGCCACCACCGTAATGTACGTGATCCATTAGATTGGATAGACGATCTAAACTCGTGTTGCTCTTTTAATCTGCTTAGAAACTGATCAACTTCGGGCCATAGTGTAGGTTCTCCACCTAATAATTGTAATTCAATTTGTGTTTTGCCGTTGCGTTTATAATAATCAAATAAGTGACTAAAATTATCAACTACTTGACTAACATTAGCTGGCCATTTATACTTTCCGGAATTTGATCCCGGAAAACAATATCTACATTTAAAATTGCATATGTCTGTTACACTATAACTAATCTTAATAAAATTACTAGGTTGATTTGATGTAATAGCAATAGGTATCATAAAATAGCTAATTCCGGAAAAACTTCTCTAAAGTTCGAATTGCGTTGTTGATCAGTAACTGTTAAGTACTCGAGCATAATAGGTAACTTACTACTCCAATCTTCTTGATTCATATATTGGATTAACCCTTGCCATCGTGATTTTCCATACGGATTATTTTGAAACTCGATGTCATGTGAATAGGTGTCACATAATTTAGTTACCTGCTGCTTAACTGCTTCTTTTAATTCTTTAGGTAATACTCTAACATTTAGATAGTCCGGCAAGTACACTAAATGTGTTCCTATAAGGCCCGCACCATACGGCGGCAGATTGATCTTTTTAAAATTTTGCTGTTGCTTCCATTTAACTAAATCTGCCACATATAGTACATTTAACACCTGCACTGCACACGCAATATTTACAATAATGTTATTTGGGGTATCGTCTAGTCTATGTAAATTGGCAGTAACATCTTTCCACTTGCTAGGATATCTAATATAATCATTTTTCTCCCCGACAGCATCAATGCTAAAGTTAAATTTAACTTGCTTAAAGTGTTTCCACAGTTCAAATAACTTCTCCGGGAGTTCTAATCCGTTCGAGTTATACCGTATTACACAATTCTTAGCAGCACCGATCTCTACCATAAACTCGAGTATTGTATAATGTTCAGGGATTAACAACGGCTCTCCTCCAGCAAAGTACAACTCTTGAATAAAGTGTGCCTGCTTACGCATACTTTCCAAGAAACTACCTTTCTTATACCAGTTGTAATTAACTTTACTATCCCAGCGTTGATCATGCGATAGTTCAAATGTTTTGTATTTTGGATATTGTACCTTCCATTCTTTAATCCACGCGCTGCTATCATGTGGACTACACATAATACATTTAAGCTGGCATATATTTCCTAACCTTAAGTCAAAATATGGAATGCTAACAGGAAGCTCGCCGTTGGCTTGAGTTTGTGCCACAATACTATTGATATCTACACGATCCTTCCATACTACAGATTCCCATTGTCGTTTACTAACAATCCCATTTGATTCTTCATTAAAGCATTTTGCACAACTAGCCGGAATCTCGTTATTGAGCATTTGTAATCTAGTGTTTTTCATAAAAGAGGAATTCCACACCTCCTCTAATGATTGATGCTGTAGATTCATAACAAAATTGTCACTTTTAACTAAACCAATTTGCTTTTCGTTATCAAGCCCTGCACCGCTTGCGTTCGACGTGCAACACAGTCGTACATCACCGTTAGGGCGAGTTGCTAAATGTATCCAAGGTAACGGGCAAAAAGTACTAGACATTAGCTACTTGATCTCCCGGCTTTGCGAAATTCCCGTCGCCGCAACTTCTTGCACAGACAATCAACTTGTTAGTTGTCCAATACTCAGTCCATATTGTTTGGTAAGCATCTGAATCTATAACATCTTTAATAGATCGATTTATTACATTTGTATCACCTAACTTTGCCATCAACTCAGCATGTTGTTCTAGCATATCGATTCGAACTTTAAATGCTCCGTCTAAATCAACATGAGTATACGGAACACTAGCTATCCAGCAACATGGATACAAATTTTTGTAAGCATCGATATACACTTCTTTATACTGTTGCACCTTGCATGATATAACAGAGTTTTTTACTATTTCTTTATAAGAATCTATTACTTTTTTATCTATGAATTTCAACGGGGTATCTGTTGCAGGTTCGATGTAGTGCATCACTTTATTATTTCGATCTACAATTTTTACTGTTGGGTCTAAGATAAATCTAGAACTATTTTTAACTGTAAACTTTTTGAATCCTGACTTAATTGAAATACTTCGTGCCTCTTCAACCTGGTGTTCGTTATGTTTGAATCTAAGGAACACCCACTCAGCAGTCCCGCCCGAATTAATAAATGTACGCGCATTTTCTAATACTGTTTCAAATTTAGTTCCTACCCTATATAGGTGGTGGGTATCGGCTAACCCGTCAAGTGCAAACACTACATTATGGTTATCCGGTAACGATTTAGCAAGTTGGCGCCACCAAACAGAATTTCGCGCACCGCCATTGGTATGAATAGTAATAGCTACATTAGGAGAAATGCTACGTGAGTATTCGCACATCTCGATAAGACTATTGTTCATCATTGGATCACCAAAATTGCTACAAAAATAGTAATTTGTGATTTGCGACAGCACTTCGGAAGTCATTACAGATTTAAAATCGTCAAGTGACCAATTAGTTATTTTAATAAGCGGATTATCTAGGCCGCCGTCGATGTTCCTGTTACACATAGGACAGTTGGCTTGGCAGTTGTTTGTTATCTCTAGATGTATTTGTCTTAGTTCTGAAAAATGAAACATACTATTTGTAAATGAACGGGTCTCGTTTGCGTAGTTCTTTTAGTCTTTTCTTAAACAAGAAATAATTTTTAATTCTTAGTATTAATCTTTTTATCATTTTCTTCTTCCTATGATCATGTAACGGGTATACATTGGTAGATCGAGTTCGCCTGCCCATAAAACTGTGTCAATGTTACACTGTTCTTTAAAGTTATCTAAACTGGTTGCTGTGCGAATATGCTCTGGTATGTTATAGTTATTGCTTTGTAGCACTACTACACTAGTATACGGCAATGCCGAACACCACCGATTATAGTCTGCCTGTGTAATATGTTCGCAACTTGTGTTAATTATAATGTCAGCGTTACTTTTAATGTCACACATATTTGCTGTTACTGCGGTGAATCTACCTTGCATTTCTTCGCCCTTATTCATCATGGTAGCAATAGGTGCACAAGACGGATCTATATCGATGCTGCGAATATTTCCTACCGGAGTATGACTTTGAAATAACATGCTAGCAAGTATGCCAACCCACCCTCCGTGGATATCAACAGAGGCCTGTTGTAATACAAAAGGCCGTAGGTTACTAATTAACCATTCCTTACTGGAAATTTGTCCTTTCCAAAATGCATCTAGTGTACGAATAGGATTATCGCTTTGCCTAATAGCCTGCATCCAGTAATGGATATGGTCCGAATCAAGTTGCATTTATTGGTATCACTTTTCTTTTTGGTATTTTACTATCAGCTGAACTAACGCATGTGGGAGTGATACATTTTGCAGGAGCATTAAAAATAGTAAACCCGTTATCTAACGTTCCTAACATAGTATCGTGACAACTGTAACCACGTTTCACTTCGTTAGACTTAATTATAACACTTTGATGACCACTATTGCAAGTCCAATCTGTAAACTTATTAAACCCGAATGAATTGAATCGTTCAGCTTGGTCAAGCAAGTATTCTGTATTATGGTTATCATATAACGCTATCTGATATATAGCTGCTCCGTTACTCCGCTGTGGGAATCCGGTTTGCATGAGTTTAATCATATCATCAGTGTATCCGCTTACTATGTTAGAAGCAGTTAAGTCGCTTTGCGGTTTAAGTGTAACATTAATACCTTGCCTATTAAAATTAACTAATCGATCATACAGCTCGTAAAACTTTCCGGGTACCATAACTTGATTTACAGTAACATGTACATTATCGTCTATTAACTGTAACAGTTTGTCACTGAACTGATCTTCTTTTGAAAACTCGTCGTGATAGCTGGCAGTTATGCTTCTACGTTGTAACATACTTGTAGAATCTGCCCAATTTCTCCACCAATTCTTACTAGGTGATAAGTTAGTAGTCATATGAATACTTTGATACGGTGTTTGAATACCATCATCAAGGTGCTTCGTTAACTCTAGAAGATGTTTATAAGCAGTAGGTTCACCACCACTAAAACTCCAATGAAATTGGTTAAAACCATTAGATCTAGCTTGCGACTTAATTTCGTCTATTGTGTGTTTATATAGTTCTAACGGCTGGTAATCTAGAGTATCTGATCTAGCATACGGCCAACAATAACTGCATTTATAATTACAAAATCGACCTAAAATCCAACTCACAGAAAACAATTGAGAATCGAGCATAGTCCGTTGACCAAAAACTTTTATAGTTTTCCATGGGATGTTCATAATGTTATTTAATTGTGTACTTTATGCTAATGCAGAATACTGACTACTGACTAAATACTGTACTATGATGCCATTTCTACATACCAAATTCCTTACGTACACAGAAGCAAACGTAATTCAGTTTAGCAATACTGTAGCGGTAAAACGCTTACCTACTACTGCTAGATTAGATGTTACTGCTACTGATGTAACTATGTGGACAAATGAAGTTGATCCTGTAGGGTTTTCTCAAGTTAGTTGCTATAATGCATATCTATTTGAAAATACAGGAACATATCATTTAATAAGTGTTGATAATACATTTAACATTTACTCGGATTTATATAAAGAAAGCATTAACAGTAATGCATATAAAATGGCAACTCCTGTATCTTCTGATCAAACAGTAATCGGAGATACAGGAAACAACCCGCTATTTCCAAATACTACTCCGTTATATTACAGTAAGTATTCTATGCCTGATGGGTACGGCCCTCCGTTTATGCTAGATTATATGACCGGGGCACTTACAGATGTTGCAGCATTACTGAAACAATTTATTAATGAATGGACAGTGATGTTTCAAGTTCTAAAACAATACGGCCACCCATTTCCTGTAACAATCGAAGTAGTTGATAGATTGCGAACAGGTAGTAATGAATATACTCATTATAAATTTACTCACCCTTTTAAGTTAGGAGTAAATGATGGAATTGATGCTGCGATTACAAAGGTAGACAGATTATTGCATGGAATAAATTCCGACCCTACAATAATATTAGATATATCAACTTATGCGAGACAACAATGGTTACCACTGAAAATTTAAATTGCATGGTAGTACTCTATTTAAATGATGCAAAAGTTGCTAGGGTCCCTTGTAATTTTTTGCAACATTTAATGCTTAATGATGTTTTAACTTATTTCGGACATCTTAATATCGAAACACTTAAATTCTACACAGATCTTAGTGTAGAAATGAACGGTGTGACAATTTTTAAGAAACCGTTAACTCAACTTATCGGTTAAAGTAATTTTTCAACCAATCAAAATCGTTGATCAATTTAATTGCTTCAGTATTACCCGAGTTAAGTGTACCGTATTTTCTCCCTAATACTGCGCCATCTATAGAATATTCGCTGTAGTCGCCGTTAGCAATAGTACACCATGTATCGAGGCGCTGTTCGGTTTCGGTATTAACTTGCCTGTCTATACTTTTACTGCTAAGTTTAACGCATTCTCTAAATGCTGACTTCCAAGTATTAAATGGGTCAGTATTAAATCGAGTTATACTTGCAACCTGATCAATTGCCATGAAGTGCTTACTGATCGAAGTTGTCATATCGATGCTATTAACATCCAATGCTGCTGTAGCAATACGGGGCAACAGTTTAACTCCACCGTTACCGTATGCTAATCCGTTAAGAGGATTAACTGCTCTATATACACAAACGATATCTTCTAGATCTAATTCAGGAGTTTGAAAATTAAAGTCCTCTGCTATTTCAGAGTCACCATCTACTACCCAAAATCTAGTTGTAAAGCAGTTGTTAGCCGCATTGATATGAGCATTATGTATTCCTTTGACTCCGTGTATTCTACGAGCAAACGGAAACCGATTCTTTAATCTTTCCCAATTAGCATCGGCATTAGATTCGTTATACGATATAAATGCAATATCAAACATGTTTACTCATTACCCACAAAATTTGTTCTTTGGTTTGATTATATTGATCTGCAAAGGTGTCGACAATAAACTCGCTAGTTACTGGATCAAGCAACACTGTTTTTATACCTAACTCTTGCTCGATTAGATTACCGTATTCTGTTATAGCAGACGTAACATCGAGAGAAGAAACTTCTTTCCAAACATCTTTCAGTTTGTCAAAGTCTCGTACATCAAGGTGATTCCACTCAGTGCAGTTTGTTTTATAACAGCCGTGCCTTGCTCCGAGGATTGCCCATAGTCCATTGTCAACATGAGATCCAATATTCATCCAGGCCTTTAGTCTATGCAGGTTATGCCAGTGTAGTTTTTTAATGTCCTTTTCTTTAGGAAGCAGGCCGTTAACTAAACTCATCTTAACACCTTCTCTAAATCCCGCACGCCATGCTTGATAAGGACTTGCATTAGGATAGGTAACTGAGAAGCTATCCATCATCGGAATGTATCCTGCTTCCCAACAAAAGTCTACAGCATTTTTATCTACTGCTGCTGCTTCGTGAGTTCGCATGTTTAATACAAAGTCCTTGCGCCATAACTTTAAACTGCCGTTACCGTACCGTAAGCCGTTAAGCACATTAAGTCCTGGCCAGCTACATGCATCGGTAGAATCTGGAAGTTCTACCACTTGGTCGAAGAATCTTGTATCTACAATGTTATCTGCATCGACTGTAATAAACCAATCAGTTTCGCTAAGATTAGCGGCTGCTTTATGGCATTCGTCACTGCCTTTAACGCCATGCACTCGTTTAGCCCACATACATTTATCAACAAGGTCTGCCCAATTCTGTTCTGCGTTGGGCTCGTCATAGCTCATAAAAATGCAATCAAGTTCTGTGATGTTTAATTTTATCATAATTTTGATCCCCACACACTAATCTTCTCAAGTGTGTCTAATTCTAATTCTAGTGTTTTATCTATGCTCAATTGGTAGATATCGATTTTGTATTTTTTCAATAGCGCAGTTGGGTCGTTGTACTTAGTAACATAAATTATACTATCGCCGTACCCTGCAGATATAGTTGTCTTGAAGTAATATTTAGACTGGGTAGACAATCTAGATGAATCAAATAATAATGTTAACTTATCGGAATGTTCAAACTCGATGTTAAGTTGATCAATGAATACTGTTCTATAATTTAAATCTCTAACTACATTGTTTGCTCTAGCGGATTTATTAATAGTTGTAGATAATTTAGGGATAGGCTCAGCGTATCCAGTATTTGTTATACTAACAAAATACTCATGTAGCCGAAGAGGCCCTGAAATAAATTCAAGTGCAGTAGATTCCTGAATACGTGCTTCGCATTTTTTGTGTGGAATATCGTTATGAGGTGATCCGCCTATACTGTATATTTCAAAAGTATCAACATCATATAGTAGATAGAAATCAGTGTCCATATAAAGCCTCTAATGTTTTTATAGTAGACTCGTGTATAATATCTTTGTTTACATAATGAAGCAGCTCGTGTTGTTTCCATACTCCGAGGCTAACTTGTCCTGTGATGTCCATAGAAAATCTAAGTCTATCGGTCCAATCAATAACGTGGTCACTCCACCCTTGTACCATGCCCTTCATATGTGTGATGCTAGGTGTGTCATGCGATACTGCTAAGTCAACGATATCTAACATACTTACTGCTAATGCAAATGCTTCATCGGTAGGAATCGAGGTCATATGCTCTGCCGAAATTAAATCTTTCAAAAAATATTGCGGATTGTTAGTGACTAATTTTACAGTATCAAAGAACTCTTTAGAAATTGCAGCATCTTTTTTAAAGTAAGTCCATGCATTATAAACATCAGGTAACTTATTATCTTCGAATACTTTGCGATAATAACCAAACTTGATCTTCTTGCCTTCAAATGTTTTGGCCGATGATGCGACTGCTATATCTCGGTCTTTTACCATATCCCAATAATGCGACATATCTTTTAAAAATAGCATATCCGAATCGAGTAATACAGTTTCATCGTACACTGCATAATCAAGAGCACGTGATCTAGCATCCATACCTAAGGGCCCGTTGTACGTGATTACGTTATCAAATATCGGGTATAACTCTATTACTTTAGCAGGGTTGTTTGTAACTATTGCTACTTTATTATACTCATCCGGTTGTGTTATTTTTATAGATAACGCACACGCATATGCTAATCTAGTGTAGTCAATAGAATCAGTGTCTAATGCAAATAACAAATATCCTCTCATTTGCTTAGTTCCAATAGTTTATCTAAATTTGCCAATAAACTTCGTTTATTCATAATATGAACATCCTGACCTTGACATTTTGTTAAAGCATAATCATCACCGCTTAATCTCTTTAATAAGAACACAAGTGATCCGTCGTTGTCTACTTTTAGTATTTCGTCAGTATCTCTATAAAACAAAGGCACTGGTAGTTCGCCGTGCCACATATCTTCGGGAAAACCGTTCATTGTAAAACATGCAATGCTGAATGCAAAGTCGTTTCTAAACTGGCGACTATCAAATTCGTACAATTGAGAAAAGTAAGAATATTCTTCTTTGATGTAATTAACTAAGTTAAACAGTATCTCAACTTCGGGAGTTTTGCTAAACATAATGTTAGTGGCCCATAGTTGGCGAATTGAATTGGGACTTATTCTATAATCAGTGTAGCTGTGTGTTTCCTGTTGTAATTCCATCATCCCCGGAGTGATTAGAAAATCATGAGGGTCGTCCCAAAACTTACCAAGGGTATCACTAAACACAAGAAAGTCGCTGTCGATTACTAATGTCCTATCATATGGGGTAATTGAATATGCTAGCGATCGAGAACCATTAAAGAACGGCAACTTCTCCCCGGCTAATACTCTTTGATTAGTGCTATCATTAGTAATCTCTATAAGTTGATCAAACGGCAATACTTTAAACTTTGATTTAACATTATTAATAGTAGTGATGTCGGCAACTAACGATACAGGTACATTTAAATGTTTAACAACAAGAGAAGCAGCTAATACAGCTTGTGATCCGTAGTCCATTATCCCGTCGTGGGCAAAAATTAAACATCCACAATTCATAAATTAACAATTGCTTTGATTGTTCGTTTCTTTTTTAAGGCATCAATATCCAATGTGTATTGGTTGATTACAGTAAAATATGTATTTGTAATCTGTTCTCTAAATTTAACAAGATCATCAACTCGAATTGGATTTTGAGTATCATCAAGCAAGATTACTGAGTTGGTACCTTCGACTGGTGTTATTAAATTTAAGAAAACAATTAAATTTCTATCGATGTAAAATCTCCCACCATTGTATCCAATAGTGAGATCTGATTTAAGTTTTTCTTGTAACCGTAATTTTTCTAAATATAGAGTTCGTCTAAACTTAGAGATTTCGAGAGCTTTTTCTAAACGAGTATCCACAATATTTTTCCTATTGTGTTAATTATACACGAACTTAATATGAAAGATCAAGTAAATGCGGTATTTACAATGTTAGAAGTTGGAAGTAATCCAGTAAATGCGCCTGTTGCAGCCAATCGGTACACATTCATTTGAACACCGGGACTAACATTATCTGGGCCACCGCTGATGCCGACGTGCCCATCTTGTAACACTAGCATAAATCTGCATCCTTGATCACTAGTAATCTGTAATGAAAGAGTCAAATTATTTGAAGTATATGCACCACCACCTGTATTTGAATACAGTGTTAACAAATTGGATGGGGATTTGTTGCCTCTAGCATTCCAAGCATTAGTAAAATCAGCATAGGTAACTGTATAATTTACCGCGGCTAACTCAGTATGCCATGCAACGTCTTGAGCAGTATTTTGATTAGGCCCTGCTCCAACTATCTTAAATGTGCCACCTTGGTTAAAGTAAGTGTATAAGTTACTAGTGGTACCAAAATCATTAGTAGTTTGACCAATATTGGTTCCTGCCCAATTTCCGGTACCAGTAATCTGTTCAACCAATGTTTGAGTTCGCTGATTAGCTGCTATGTTAAGGCGATTAGTTAGTAGAGAATTAGCAATTCCATCTAATAACACTAAATTAGTATACGAAATAGTGCCGCTAACTGTGAATAATGAAGGCCAATTAACTCCGTTTTGATGAAGGTAACATGTGTTAACATCATTTACCAGGTGTTGCCATTGTAACGCAGTAATAACATTAGTTGGGTTAACTAGTGATGATGTTAAAATTTGTTCATAGCCGTAGCCTGCTGCGTATCCGCCGTATCCGCTACCGAACCCCAGTACTCCGTCGACCTTAACTTGAACAGCATTATAGTCTGCTCCGTAAATAATTTGTCCAATGCCTGCCATGTTTCAAACTCCATTGATTAATTTTGATACTGTATTTATATGACTATAAATACCTGTATAAAAATAAAGGATTCGAGATGAGTGACTATATCTTACAAGACATTACTAAAATTGAAAAAGAAGAAATTTACGTCAAAGCACTGCGTACTCCTATCACTCGAGATATCCAAGTAATACTCTCAGTATGTAAAGGTGTTACGGTATGGAAAGACGACGAAGTGCATGGCGGAGTGATGATGATAGGAAACCAATTGGTTGGGGCATCTATGGGGCACGGAAAATGGGTTCCAGGTTGGCCACTTTTGATAAACTGGGCACATACTCAAGCAGATACGTTTGACGCTGTTATCCAAGATGAAAAAACTGCTGACCTAACAATAAAACTAGGTGCTGTATCTAAAGTATTACTTCCAAATGGGTTTTTCCGAGTAACATTTGAAAAATCACACACTGAGGAAGTATTGGCAACTATTGACCTATTTAATATTACCCCGTAAAAACTTATGGCATGCCGGATATTAATTATGGGCCTTCCGGGCTCGGGTAAAACCACACTTGCAAACTTGCTATCCAAAAGGTTGCAGGCAGATTGGTTTAATGCTGACGAAGTACGAAAGCAAAATGAAGATTGGGATTTTAGCATTACTGGTAGAATTAGACAAAGTGAACGTATGCGAGCATTATGTGATGCAAGCACAAAAGAGTTCGCTATTGCTGATTTTGTGTGTCCGTTGCCTGAAATGCGAGAAAACTTTTCAGCACATTGGACAATATGGCTTGACACAATACAAGAAAGCCGTTATACTGATACTAACAAAGCTTTTAACCCACCTAGTAGCTATGACTTTCGGCTTTCAACCCGAGATGCAGAAATGTGGGCGTTATTCATTTCAGAATACATATTAGCTATAACAGCAGAAAGATGCGTGATTCGAACATCCGAAGTTTAGCTAAAGCAGTTAGTTGGCGAGTAACTGGTACCGTTGATACTTTTATTATCAGTTGGTTCATTACAGGGCAACCGTTATTAGCTACTGGAATTGCACTAACAGAAATTATAACAAAAGTATTTTTGTTTTGGGTTCACGAACGAGCATGGAATAAAATAAATTGGGGAAGAGCAGATGTTGTACCAACCGTTAAAAACGCAAACGATTAAGCTTGCACCAACCGAAACACTAGAATACAATGCCTTAACAGGTGTTGTATTTGTTCCACAGCTTGACTCCAAAATTTATCTACATTGGATGGCCGGCGACAAGATCCGTGCCACATTCACGATGACCTACTCTACTAGAGTAGAGGGCGAATTTAAAATTATAAATGGTTCTGGAAAAGAAACAAGCATTATGGTAATACCTCTCGATTGACATCTGCTGTAAAACCTGTTATAATTAAAGCATGAACAAAGAAATTAACGAATTGCAATTGCCCGTTGTTACAGATGCGCAGATAGAGCAATGGAAGTCTACTTGGGACGGAGTAAGTAATCCACCCGACTGGGTACATGCACATATGTTGAAACAAATTCAACAGTCAAATACTGACTGGAATGAAATTCAAAGAAAGTTTCATAAATGAAATTTACCGAATTAGTTGAGTCAGTATCTAGTCAGCAATCATTTATTGAGTTATCTAAAGAACTTAATGCGTTAACTATAGAATTAGTTAAATTTAATGATATAGTTAACGCAATTGGATACGATGCTGCTCGTAAGTTAATTCAACAACAAATCAATAATTCAATTAGTCGAGATTGGTATTATAAGCTATTAGCAACTAGTAATCCTAAAACAAACCAACTGTTTAATAAATTAGTTTCGGCAAGAACTCAATTACAGGCTAAAATTAACTCAGGAGTATAACTTGAACCAATGCTACAACATTATTCGTGAACTCGAAGCGGACAATAGCCGCCTTGCAAAAGAAGCTATTGTAGAACGCGAAGCCAAAGCAAACAATGTAGAGTTGTTCGAAGGCATTCGACTTGCATGTGACAACCTTATCACTTTCGGTGTTAAGAAGATCCCTACACACAGTGGCCCTGATGGTCAAGGCCTACCTTGGGTTGCATTTAAAGAATTGCTACAATATCTACGAGTACGTGAATTGACAGGCGACGCTGCTCGCGAGGCTATTGAACTAGCACTTACTGTAAGCACACAAGCACAATGGAATGATTGGTACCGCCGTATCCTTATTAAGGACCTGCGTTGCGGTATGAGCGAGTCTACAGTAAATCGTGTGTGCGAAAAGAACTACCCACAGTTCGCTATCCCTGTATTTGAATGCCAACTTGCACACGATGGCGCAAAGCACGAAAAGAAAGTTAAGGGTAAGAAGATCCTTGACGGCAAGCTTGACGGTGTACGTTGCTTAACTGTTATTAATATGGAAAGCCGCACTGTACAACAGTTTACTCGAAATGGTCAACCGTTGGATAACTTCGGACACATCACGGCAGGACTAGAAGCAAACATTGCAGCCTTTGATCGTAGCTGGGTGCTGGACGGCGAGATGACAGGTGCGTCCTTCCAGAAGTTAATGACTCAAGTTAAACGTAAGAGCGATGTGCAAACAACTGACTCTGTTCTTAACTTGTTTGATATGATTCCACTTAGCGAATTTCAGAACGGCAAAAGTGTTATGGGACAGAAGCGCCGTAGTGCGTTGCTGAAGTCCATGCAGCCTGTATTTGATAAAGCCGGTAGCATTGTAGTTGTTGATCAAATCGAAGTTGATTTGGACACTGAAGAAGGGCAGATAGTGTTCAAGCAATTCAACAAAGATGCACTAAAGGCAGGACTTGAAGGAATTATGATCAAGGATCCTAATGCACCTTACGAATGTAAGCGCAGTGTAGCATGGTTGAAGCAAAAGCCGTTTATCGAAGTTTCATTGGAGATTATTGATGTTGAAGAAGGTACTGGAAAAAATGTCGGACGCTTGGGCGCGTTTGTATGCTCCGGCGAAGATGATGGAGTCCTCATTACCGTCAACGTTGGCAGCGGATTTACTGATGAACAGCGGATTGAATTCTGGAATAGTCGCAACACCCTACCCGGACAAATTGTTGAAGTCCGAGCTGACGCAATTACCCAAAACCAAGACGGAACCTACAGTTTGAGATTCCCTCGCTTTCTTCGCTTCCGCGGATTTGTTGCCGGACAGAAAATATGATTGAAACAAGTTGGTTGTATGTACCAATGATGGCTTACGGCAAAGAACGCCGTAAGTTCATTAAAGATTGGTTTACTGCAAATCCTGAGGGAAGGTACTGTGTTAACACAAAGTATCGTCCTCAGGTTAAAGAAGATTCTGATTTGAAGAAACTAATCCGTGTTGGATTCCTAAAGCAAAAGCGTATGCACACAAACAGATCACACGCACGTTCTTATTTGGTGAAAGCATGACTCTGATAGCGACTGCCCGTACTATAATGGCCGATCCTATTAAGTTTACAAACTTAGAGATTCAGGATTTACTGCGCGATTTGATTGCAGAAAACGAAAATCTTCGCAGGGCAAATCTTGATTGTTGATCACTATGAAGATGCTGTTGCCGAACTACAACGACTACAAGCAACAGGTGCGGGAGATACTCCGTGACTGATGACCTATCTCCAGAAGGCATTAACCGTAAGCACGGTAAGCCTACATGGCGATGCTGGGGATGCAAGGCCGAAACGGGATTGCACTGGCACTACGGATTATCAGTCGCTATGTGCAACAATCCCGAGTGTGGAAAAGCGTATAATGAAATGTGCAGGCAACAAGAAGAAGCGCAAGCTTCGTACGAAGCGTATTGCAGAGAGGTGTTCGGTGAATATTGAATTTATTAGAGCAGCGTTAGGTTATCACGACCTAATGTCCTGGTTTGGACAACCTATGTTATATGATGGTGGGCTGTGTGTTAATCGAACACTTGAAGATCATGTTGAACACAACAAACACCCTAACTCAAGGTTAATGGTATGACACTCGAAGACCTACAAAATGAACGTTCGAACTAGAAAACTTGCAGCCAGTGCCGGCATTGATATTAGGCATATTGAAAAACATGCAGATGAAGAGTTTGCTGACAACTTGGAAAAATTTGCCAAGTTGCTCATTGAAGAATGCATGGGCAAGATGTCCGTGGAGTTTATCGAGCACAGTATGATAGATGTTGCTATTACTAATACTACCGAATACTTTGGAATTGAAGAATGAAAATCGCAGATCCTTACAAAGAATTGAATATCTTAGCATTTCAAGATCCACAGCCCGGAGACTTCTGGTTGGAACGGTGTTATTGCCCTTACTTTATTATAGTATCTGCGGATCAAAAGAATGATAGCTACACTGTGTTAAGTTGCATGGGTGGCCCAAACTCTTTTAACCGAAAAGAAGAACTGTACGCCAAGAAAGAAAACAACGACGGCACTTGGGAGTTTGACTACTCTAAGCACATGGTTGTGAATTTTGCCTGGATTAAGAAAGCTGTGAAGTATGATTCTATCGACGGCTTTGTAGCAGATGTTACCCGAAGTGAACGCAATAACACTATTGTAAAAGAGTGGACTGAATACCAGACTGATAAGCTTCTAAGAGAGCTTAAGGCGTTAGGTCCTGTTGCAACTATGCATATGTATAGGACTCTAGGCTATCAAAAGGAAGAAGCATGACACCTACTGAAAAAGAAGCTGCAATGATATTGCTCGATAAAGGATGGTCCACTACTGCTGTAGCAATGCAATTTGGCGGCCCTGTTGGCACACTAGAGTACTATCAATGTATAGATGACCTGGGCTGCGAGCTGCATACTGGCTGTCCTCGCTGCGGCGCAAAGTATTGTTTCGGCACAGGCGATTGTAACTGCGGAGAAGACTAATGGGTGCATTTGACGGATACTGGGGCTGGGGCGGCAATAGCAATAGCTTTACCGGTGTTAGCAAGCGAGCAATTTATCCATACTTTAGCAATCAATCATCGTTCGAATTCTTTAAAGGATTTGAGATGCCCGAGCTAAAGGCACTGTTAGCAGAAGCAGAGCGAGATGGTGATGACACTATATGGGTCCCGCAAGAACAACCAGGCCAAGGCCGCAAGGGATTAAAGACTTGGTATGTTAGAGCGTTAATTAAGGAATACGATGACACCGGCACAAATTAACAAGCGGCGCGAACAAATCGAAAAACATCTGAAACGTTGGCAAGCAGGGCTAGGCGGGTTGCAAGATATGTGTCCTCACTTCAACGCAACACACAAGAACGGCGCAAACACTGGGAATTGGGATAGAAGTGATGACTGCTATTGGACAGACCACGTCTGTCCTGACTGTGGTAAGCATTGGACAACTGATCAAGATTGGGATAGAAAATGACCGACGAACTTAAAGGCAAAGCATTTGTTGAACAAGCAAAACAATACGCAAGAGATCGAATGAATCACAGCCTGGTGCCGGAGTTATTTTCTGCCGCCGTTTTCGAACAACGTCTTGTAGAATTAATTGTGCGCGATTGTCTAAAGCAACTGGAAACTGGGGATCTAGATTTTGCAATCTGGAAAATAAAGAAAGACTACGGAGTAGAATAATGATCGAAGAATTTCCAATGGAAGACGATGAGCATGGTGAAAAAATATTTGAACTACAGCAAGAGAACAATAAATTGCGTGGGCAAATTACATACCTACAAGAAGAACTATCTTGTGTAGAAGATGAGTTAGACAAAGTACGCGATAGTTATGAACGACAAATCGAATCGCTTGAACAACAGCTAGGCGATGCCTTATACGGAAGAGAATAATGACACTAGACGAAATGGCAGAAGAAGTACATACTGAAATGCACAAAGGAATGTCAGTTGAAGCTCTCAACGAGTTCTTTATGTCAGGATGGGGCAGCGGCACACTTACTCACTATCATACAGGTTTGGGCCGATATATCCGTAATAAGTATAAGCTGTGGGCTACACATTGGGTGGCAGAGGTAGCAGAGACTGCAAACGGTGCTGATTGTTCACCTAATCACCCAGATCAGGTAAGTATGACTATAATAAAAGAAATATGGAAGAAAGGCTTCCAACAACATAAACTAGGAGATAGTAAGCAACGTGGCTAATAAAAGCGATGTCCTTGAATTGGACGGTGTAGTAGAAGAATGCCTCCCGAACGCAATGTTTAGGGTAAGGATAACTGAAAGTCATTTAGTGACAGCAGTTGTAAGTGGTAGAATGCGCCAGAACCGCATTCAAATCTTGTTAGGCGACAAGGTTAAACTAGAAGTTAGCACGTATGACTTAACAAAGGGCCGAGTAACTTATCGGTCAAAATAAAAGGAGCATTTCTGCTCCTTTTTATCCCAAATACTGTTCCCAGCTAGGGTATTGAAGATCAAACTTCATCACCTTTCGCTTTTCTACGAGTTCCCAGTAGGAAGCCTTGTATGGCTTAGCCTTTGGAATAATCTTCTTGTTGTTACCTTTGTTGCTGTTGCAAGGGCCGCAAGAAGTAGTAGAGTTTTCCCATGTGCTCTTACCGTCGTGACTAACAGGCACAACGTGGTCTAACGTTGCAGTCTTGCGAGTCACTGGTGTGTGGCAGTATTGGCAAACATATCCGTCACGAAGGAATACGTTTTGCTTACTGTAGCGAACGTATGACTTCTTCTTGTAGTATTTCTTCAGCATGATAACAGAAGGAACACGAGTTTGCCAGTTTGCACTGTGGACGATCCAGTCTTCGTGCCATTCCAACACGACAACTTTATCCGATACTAGATACTGGATCGCGTCCTGCCATGAGATGGCACTAAGTGGCAGTAATGACACTGGGCTTGCGTCTGAATTTAGTAGTAAACAGGCTGACATGATTTCTCTCTTTTTCTATATTTATAGTTGCATAGATACAATTATTATACTATAATTAATGTATATGAGCAAGCTTTTAATTACGGGGAACCGGGGGTGGATTGGTAAAAACTTTACCAAACTGTTAGATATTTACAACATTCCGTGGGCAGGAGTTGATAGACTGGACGGACATTGGCTTGGGCCAAGTATGAAGGATATTTTGGAGGTAATCGATGAATGTGACATTGTAGTGCATCTTGCAGCGACTCCTAGAATACCCGCAAGTTGGACTGATTCTAATAGATACCGTGACAATAATGTAGGCGTTACGGATCAACTTGCTCGCATCTGTGCAGAGCATCAAAAGCATTTAGTGTTTGCAAGCTCAAGCAGTGTATACGGAGACGGAGAAGGACCACTTAACCCGTACTCTTGGACTAAATTAGCATGCGAGGAAAGCATCAAAATGCATTCTCGAGGTATGGGCATGCAATACACTATCTTACGTATCTTTACAAACTACGGTGAGGACGATCCTAGCGGGCTTGTTATCAATCGCTGGATCAATGCATACAAGGGCGGCACTCCTTTACTTCTACGAGGTGATGGTAGCCAAAGTAGAGATTTTATACATGTTAGTGATACTGCTCGTGCATTAATGGAAGTATGCATACAACGTCCAATAAATGTTACATTAGATATTGGAACAGGAAAGTCACACTCTTTAAAGAATCTAATTAGCATGTTTCCGTGTGATTACACTACTGAACCCGAGTTGCCAGGATATGCACATTCAACAAAAGCTAATTTAGAATACACCCAATCTCATATGGTATGGTCCCCTATCACCCATATAGATCATTGGTTATCCTCTCAAATAGTAACATAGATTCAACTGTGCTATTTCTATAAATAGCACTATGCTCCCAGAAAAACCCTTATTAAAAGAAGTCGCACTAGACGCAAAAGCGATAAAAACCTCACGATCTGAAGAAATACAGATCGAGCGTCCCGATACTAGTATGACATTCATACGTAACTTTATCTTAGGTATTCCGTTCCAAGAAGTTCGAGAAACGGCAGAGCCTGAACAGGTGTTACCAGAGCAACACGATCTAGATCATATTAAAAAACTAGCAGGAATTAGATAATGTCCATTAACTATGTAAACACCGGAACAAGCCCGAACAAAGGGAATGGCGACACATTAAGAACTGCATTTAATAAAATAAATGCAAACTTTAGTTTCCTAAATACCGTAACTTCTGCGGATATTTCGTCGATAAAAGGAGATATCCTTCCAAATCTAGATGTAACTTATAGCCTGGGATCTCTTACTAAACACTGGAAGAGTCTGTATGTTAACACTGCTACCTTTAATACAGTATATGCTAATAGTGCTTCTATTAACTCTATTGTAATCAGTGGCTTTCCTTTAACTATAGATACCGCAAGTAATACAATAGTAATCGGCTCGATAACTTCGTCGACAACAAGTACTAGCCTTGCTACTCAAAGTTATGTTATAGAACAAATTTTAGCGAATCCAGGAACAATAGGTCCTGTGGGGCCGCAAGGTCCTGCAGTCAGTACAGGACTACTTGTATTTGATGCCAGCGTAGGAATTGTTGGGGGGAATAACTTAGATCCTGCGTATCCGTATAATCTTATTCAATTAATTCCGAATAATGGTGTGTACGATATTAATAATCCGGTATTCGGTGGCAGCTTCCAGCAATCGGGTCAATTCTTAAATATCTATCCAGATACTGCAAATGCATTAGATCCTCGTATTCATATAGCAGCAGGTATAGGGGGCGATTTAGCAATAGGTACCACACAAACAAATGTCCTAGTTAATCATCTAGGCAATATAAGTATCACTTCAATTAATCCTACAACAGGTACACACCATACTTGGAATTTTGGTGTGGACGGTAGTTTAATTTTACCTATAGGCGGCACAATTACTGATAGCAGCGGAACAAATATACTGGCTAGCTATGTATTCGGTACTCCGTGGGCTCAGGCAGGGTACTTAACATCGAGCACGGTAAATCAATATGTAGTACATGCTACTACATCGACATTAGTTAACGGCACCTATACCATCGCACTTAACACAATCGGTGAATTGGTATTCCCAGATGGTACGATACAAACTACAGCAAGCACAGGAACACAAACTGTAAATCTTGCAGTATTAAAGGCAGTAGTAGCAGCAAGCGTGTCGTTTGCGGATTTCCAAACATTGATAGCCAATCTATAAATAACAAAGTATAAGAACAATACAGGTCTTATCTAAAAGGAAAATATGTTAACAAAAACAATCGGAACTTCAACAGTTCTAACAATGAGCGGAACTGCTCAAACAGTAAATCCAGTTACTAACGAAATTGGTACCTACAACGGGTTATTATACCAAAGATTACCAGCAGTCAAGGTTAGAATTGCTACAAACACTCAACCGGCGTTTGTTACTTTTGGAGTTGTTGCCACCGCAGGAACCGGAGTATTGATACCTGCAAATACATCAGAGCATTTTAAGCTAGATGCAGGCACACTTACTAACTATGTAAGCGTTCTTCAGGCAGGCACTGGTGGAATAATTTCTATTACACCAGTAGCATAAGGATCACTATGCGATCTCGTGAATTTACAATTAATATTCCGATCAACATTAGGATTAATGGTGACGGCGAACCTGTAATTGATATGGGGCAAGGACAAAAATCAGACGATACTCCTGCTCTAAATCAAAATCCAGTCATGGTGCCGCCTCTACAACAAGATATTGAATTAAAGAAGGCTGAACTAGGCAAAGAAAGTCCAGTGATCGATAAATTAATCCAAAATAGTCCCGAAGTAGGTAACGAGCCTGCGCCGGGATATCCTAACACACGCCCACCAGAACAGCAACAAACTATCCCTATTAGTAATGTAGCTAATAAAGTATTGCAAAATATTCCAAGACTTCGCCAAAGACCAGATGATGGATTGAATAGTGAATTAGCCCGTATTAAACAACTAATACAGAGAAAATAATATGACTGTTCGTAAGATACAGTCCGGTCGCGTTGTAACGCTGACTGCCGAGCAATTTATCGGCGAGAAAGGCACGATTTTTTACAACGAAGATACCGGCAATCTACGAATGAGTGACGGATTAACAGTCGGCGGAGTCCCGATTGTTGGGCTAGCAGGTAGCCCAGGACCAAAGGGAGATACCGGAACCCAGATAAATAGACTTATAGATATTCCGGATGTAAACAGTGCAGATTTGCAAGCAGGCTCGATACTAGTGTACGATGGAGCGAGTCAATGGGTGACAACCTTAACTATACCAGCACAAAGTAATATTGATGCAGGCGAATTTTAATAGATATATAATAACATGACAACAATTAGAATTAAACGATCGGCCGTTACAGGCAATCCAGGTACGCTTGCTAATGGTGAATTAGCATATTCGGGCTTAACGAATAATGGCGCAAACGGTGGTGATAGATTATACATTGGTTTTGGAACTGAAACTACTGGTAATGCTGCAAACCACTATATAATCGGTGGTAAGTATTACACAGACTTAATGGCTGGGACTGCCGGTACGCTAGTTACAAATGCGACAAGCGTTCCTATTCTAAGTGCAACTGGTACAATCGATAAGTGGTTAGTTGGTAACTTACAACTAACTGGCAATACAATTAGCTCAACAGCTACTAATGGTAACATAGTATTGAGCCCGAATGGCACAGGCTTAATAAGTATCAACAACTTATACACATTGCCTGCTGTAGTAGGTACCGCCGGATATGTTTTAACAACAAACGGTGCAGGTGCAACTTCGTGGGCACCGGGTGCGGCAAGTTTATTATTCCAGGGTAATAATACACTTAACACCGGAACAATTAATCTATTAACACAAACATTAAGTATTGTCGGTGGAACAAACGTTGTTACTACTTCAAGTGGACAAACACTTACCGTTTCGGTAGCGACTGCAACTAACACAGTATTAGGTGTTGCATCTTTTGCGTCTGCAAACTTTACAGTGAGTAACGGTGCAGTTAGTATCACAAATGGTACTATTTCTAATGCACAGCTTGCAAACTCGAGCGTTACAATTAACGGCGTTAACGTTGCATTGGGTGCAAGTGTTAATGTTGCAACTACTCAAACATTAACAATTGGTACTGGCTTAACAGGTAGCACCTTTAATGGATCTACTGCAACTACTATTAGCATCGATGGTACTGTTGCTACAACTAGCACTGCACAGACATTTACCAACAAGACGATATCCGGTGCTTCTAACACATTCAGTAACATTCCTAACAGTGCGTTAACTAGCAGCACAATTAGCGGAGTTGCACTAGGTGGAACACTAAATGCGTTAACAATCGGAACTGGTTTAAGTGGCGCAAGCTACACCGGCGCTGCTGGAGTAACAATTGCAATTGATAATACCGTTGCAACTACAAGTACTGCACAAGTTATTACCAACAAGACAATCGCTGCCGGTTCAAATACTATCAGTGGGTTAACAAATGCAAACTTGAGCGGTACTGCTGGTATCACAAATGCTAACTTAGCTAACAGCACCGTTACTATTGGTACTACACAACTTGCATTAGGTGCAAGTTCTACAACACTTGCTGGATTAACTCAAGTCGATATTGGTAACTTGCGAGTAACTGGTAACACTATTAGTTCAACAAATACTAATGGTAACATTATCCTTGCACCTAACGGTACTGGCACAGTTGATTTCAACGCCGCAAGACTTACAAGCGTTGCAACACCGACTACTTCAACAGATGCTGCTAATAAGTCGTATGTTGATTCAGTAGCAACTGGTTTGACAGTAAAGTCAGCGGTTGTAGCTGCTACTACAGCGGCATTAAGTGCTACTTACGCAAACGGTACAGCCGGCGTTGGCGCAACACTTACTGCATCGTCCCCAGTAACTTTACCAACAATAGATGGATACACTGCATCAATTGGTGATAGAATCTTAGTTAAAAATCAAGCTTCTTCTATCCAAAACGGTATATATGCAGTTACGTCAGTTGGTAGTCCATGGGTGCTAACTCGTACTACAGACTATGATAATAGTCCAGTAGGAGAAGCAACTGCTGGTACATTCTTATTCGTGGAAGCAGGTACAACTCAGGCTTCCACAGGTTGGGTAGAATCTGCTTTAGGAACAGGTGTAGGATTATCACTTGTATTTGGTACAGATGCTGTTACATTTACACAGTTCTCCGGTGCTGGGTCGTACCTAGCAGGCAACGGGTTAACCCTAACCGGTAATACATTTGCTGCAACCGGAACAAACGGTATTACCGTTGGAACATCTATCCAGTTGGCATCTACTGTTGCAGGTGCTGGTTTAAATTATGCAGCCGGCGTATTAAGCGTTGGTGGTACTGCTGGTAGAATTACAGTTGCTGGAACAACAGTAGATATTGCCGCAACTTATGTCGGTCAAACAAGTATCACTACAGTAGGAACAGTTGCAGTAGGTACTTGGACAGCAACTACAATTGCTGCACAATACGGTGGAACTGGTGTAACTAGCTATGCTGCTTACGATTTACTTTACGGTACAGTAAGTGGTCCATTAGGTAAATTAGCAATGGGAACTGCTGGTCAGATTCTTCAAGTTAACACTACCAGTAACGCGCTCGTTTATGGCGACATTGATGGCGGAACGTACTAAGTAATAGTAATATAGAAGTACACGGGGATTTTTATCCCCGTTATTCCTTTTTAGGAAATTAAATGTCAGTTATTAAATTCAAGCGGTCTTCCGTTTCTGGAAAGATCCCCTTATCGACCGACTTAGCATATGGCGAAATGGCCCTAAACTATGCTGATGGCGCGATTTATTATAAAAATACAGCAAGTCAAGTTGTAAGTTTAGGTGGAATAGCCGGCCCTGCTCATGTATGGACCACCGCCACTTTATACGCATTAAGCTCATTAACAAACGACGTAGGATACCTCACTTCAGCGGTATTAGCATCATACGGTGTAAGCACAATAACCGCAGGAACAGATACTGCAATTTCAACAGCATCAGGTAATGTAACTGTTTGGAACACTTCAAATTTACAATCTATTACAAATAGAGGATCAGTAACTACAAACACAATTACTGCTCCGACTTTTATTGGAAATTTAACAGGTACATCAACATATGCATCGTATGCATATAGTTTTAACACCGGGACATTAGTTGCAAATGCAGACGTTGCTAACAAAATTGGACTAAATTCCTCTACAGATATCACTGTTCGTTCGAGCCTAATTCCAGATACCAACATTAGTTACGACCTAGGCTCTGCCACTAACAGATTTAGAACGTTGTACATATCAAGCGGCACAATTGATATTGGTGGTGTTTTAATATCAGTTCTTCCTAATTCTAAATTATCAGTTGGTGGATTTGAATTAGTGAGTACTGCAACTATAGTGTCAACTGCGACATCTTCTGCTATTGCATACTCACTTGCTAATACATCAACTACACAAGTTGGTTACGCAACAACAACATCGTATGCATTATCTTTTAACACAAGCACACTAGTAACTAATGCAGTTAATGCAACTACTTCAACTTATGCAGCAATTGCGTATTCGATTGCTAATACGTCAACGCTACAGGTAGGATATGCAGTTGATGCAACCACCTCAACTTATGCAGCAATTGCGTATTCGATTGCTAATACATCAACACTACTAGTTGGGTATGCAGTTACCGCTACTAGTATTGTAGGAGGAGCACTGAATCCGACTACTGCTTACTTACAGAATTTATTTTATTTTTAAGAGAATCACATGCTATTATTAACTACAACATTGGATAAGATCCAACTGATTACCGGCACAGCAGGTAATGTTGACATATACTCTACATGGGTAGACAATTCAACTACTTCAGTAATTGCCGGCCGCACGGTAACACCAGTTGTCACAGGTGCAGTAACTACTGATATCATTCCCGCACCAGCAGCAAGCACTCAACGAAATGTTAAGTCTATTATTGTGTATAATGGAGGAGCAACAAATGCAATGCAGATTCAACACACTGACGGCACAAATGTTTCTACATTATGGTCCGGAACATTGCTCCAGTTTGAAAGTATTGTATATGAAGGAGATAATTTTACACGGTTGAATAGTGCAGGAACTCCTGTTACTCAAGGCTATTCAACTCCTAGAGATATTCAAATATACTCTACAGCCGGTGCATCTACATGGAACAAACCTACAACATTTACTCCATCTGTTGTGCATGTTAAGGTATGGGGTGCCGGCGGTGGCGGCGGCGGTGGCTCTTCTTTAGGCACTGCAATTGCAAGCCATGGCGGTGGCGGTGGCGGAGGTGGAGCATTTGCAAGAGAAACATTTAACGCAGCCGATTTACCTGCATCAGTTACGGTAACTGTGGGGCAAGGTGGTGCTGCGGGCACAGCAGGTGCTACAGGTACCGCAGGCGGTGCAGGCGGCATTGGCGGTAGTAGCTCATTTGGTGCATATACAATTTCTTATGGTGGCGGTGGAGGCGGACCTGGGGCAATTACTGCGGCAGCTTGTGGTGGAGGTGGCGGTGGAGGCACAGCAACAGCAGGAACAAGTGGGTCAACTACCGCTGGAGTAGGCGGATTTCCGGGAACTGCGGTGGCTACGGGAGCTGCTGGTGGTACAGGAGCAACAAGTGTTGTTACCGCAACTGCGAATGCTGTTAACGCTACAACATGTTCTGAATTTGGAGGAGCAGGTGGTGCAGGACAACCGGCAACTTCGGCAGGTGGTGCATTTGCCGGATCATCATTATATGGTGGCGGTGGAGGCGGCTCAGGCGGATGTCACTCGGCAGTTCCGGCAGCCCTAGCGGCAGGCGACGGAGGCGGGTCGGGTAAGTATTCAACCGGGGGCGGTGGCGTTGCCGGCACTAACGGATTAGCCGCAGCAAACGGCGGCGCAGGCGGTGCAGGAGCAAACGGTAACTCAACTACAGGCGGCTCAGGCGGCGGCGGCGGCGGCGCAACTACACTATCGGGCGGAACTGGTGGCGCTGGAGGAGCAGGCGGATTTGGAGGCGGTGCCGGTGGTGGCGGGGGTGCAGCCTTTAACCCAGGAACTGGCGGAGTTGGTGGGTTAGGCGGTGCCGGTTTAGTTATTGTAATGACTTGGTAAATATACATAACAGATCAGGAATTATATGAAATTATCGGAAATTTTAAGAGCACTTGCAGATATAGTTGATTCAGCCGACGGTGATCTATTAGATTTAACACAACAAAACGCAGCATCACTGAACACAATTAATACGCCAAATATAGATAAGAGTCGTTCCGAAAAATTTGTTCCTCCTCTTCAGACTAAAATTGAATTACTAAAGAAAGCAGTTGATGTAGATAGTATATACGATTCCGGAGCCGGCGAGATGGCACGTATGAAAAAGATGGCAGGCCTTAATCCTGTAGTCGCAGACGAAGCAGCTAGCGACGAACCACTAGATTCTTAATGGCAACTACTCAGAAGTTTTTTACTAGTAGAGTACAAACTGACCCTACTGCTTTTATTGGCGAAGTGGGGCGTATGTTCTATAACGAAGAAACTGGAGCAATACGTATCAGCGACGGAATTACACCGGGCGGAGTTGCAGCTACAATTGAAATCCATTCAGTTACTGATTTTTCAAACACTGCAACCTATGCTAAATTTGCGGGAACTGCTACTCACGCAGCATTTGCAGATGTCAGCGGGTTTGCTAACTCCTTTAATACTAATACGCTAGTCGCAAATGCAACAAATGCACAAACTGCAGGAACGGTTACTACTCCGGAGCAACCTGCTATAACTAGCGTAGGTACATTAACTAATTTAATGGTTGCTTCAATAGTAACTGCTACTAATTATAGCGGAGGTACTACACTTAATTGGACTCCAACTTTAACATTTGGAACAGTCCAAGGCACTCAAACCTACACTACTCGTGTGGGGTATTACACACAAGTTGGAAAATTAGTAATCGCAACATTTGACATAGCTATTAGCAGCCTTGGCACAGCAGCTGGCGCCTTTAGCCTAACAATGACCGGATTACCAAAATCGCTAGCAGGTGCTCTAAAAATTACCACTAGAACACTTTCGTCACAAAATGCTGTGGATATTATGGGTAGTGTTACTACTGCAACATCAATTCCTATATTCGGAAACATTGTGGTTGCTGGTACTATTTCTTATCGTCAAATACAAGCATCGGATCTGGGCGGAACAGCAATTATTTCCGGCACCATACAATATATTGCTAGCTAAATATTACTATGAAAAAACTATTACTAATCTCATTATTAGCACCTATGTTAGCTTGGGCTAATCCCATTGATGACAAGTGCCCACAGTTTACCTATCAAGGTGCTCCAGTTAGTACACTTGCAGATAGCAAGGGACAATACCTTTGCAAGATGAACTATGCTATTCGATACAACTATACAACAAAGACTCCTGAATATGTTGTAGAGCATCCTACTAAGGCAGTGTTCACCGGACCGGCAAAGCGTAAGGATAATTTCCATGCAGATGCTAGTATTCCATCTCAATACAGCGCACATTTATCGGACTATGATCTAACATATGATCGTGGTCATATGGTGCCTGCGGATGATAATACACAATCTGATGCTATCATGAGCGAAAGCTTCACACTTGCAAATATGGTACCACAAGTGCCTAATAATAACCGTGGTATCTGGAAGCAACTAGAAACCCAAGTACGTAAATGGGTTATTGGCGGAAAAGACATTTATGTATCGAGTGGTCCTATATATGACAAGGGATACAAGACAATAGGAGCAGGTGTTGGTGTTCCTACTAGATTATTTAAAGTAGTTTTTAACAAAACTGATAATATTGCAATTGCATTCTTAATGCCAAATACAGAACTAGTAGTAAAAGACTTACCAAAGTATGCAACTACAGTCGATGCAGTGGAAAAAGCTACCGGACTAAAGTTTATGCCTAAAGCAACGAGCACTACTATTAAAACCACTATACCTAATTTAGCTAAGTGGCCCGGACTATAAATGAGTAACAATGAATATCCTGTCTATCCTGAAGATGACGGTTACGACCGTTTCAGAAATCCTTACAGTCCTGTTTAACGGGTTTGTAGAAGGGTTGTCGCGTGCTGGCTGCGGAGTAGCAGGCATATGGTGGGAACCGGAACAAGTTACTCCAGAAAAAGAAGATAAGACTATTCCGATCGAACAACAAGAACTTGTCTCAACTTCTTCAAAAGAAGGAAGAAGGAGACTTACCTAACCACCTTAGGTCCGTTTGTCGTCAACGGTAGGGAGAGAGCGAAAGCTGGTCTTCCACAGGCGTCCGCGCAATTGCACTAACCCGCGTAGTGGTTCCAGTATTAAGTAAGCTGGACACTCATAAGAAAAGCGCCCTAGGGCGCTTTGTCACGATTAGCGTTGTTTAACGAGTAGACTTTGCGTTTTCAACAAACTTATACATTTTTTCCGCAGTTTCTAGAATCTTATCTAGACCCGGAAACTCTGGCATAGCAATAGTACTAATAAGTTGTCCTGTCTTTTCATTGCGTGTTGCAGTTAATTCCCATCCTTGCAACTTTGCATGAAAGTCTTCAGTAACAAGCCCCTTAGCCATTGCTAAGATGTCAGTACGAATTTCGTATCCGTTTTTGTTAAATTTTACTTCCGGTAGTTTAAGTGTGTTTGTCATTTTTATTCTCCTGTGTGTATGACTGTGTACAGCAGTATTGCTGCGTCTATATTTATTATACTGTCTATAGTGTAACAGTTAACGCGATTTCTTTAAAGTTTTTCGCCAGCTTCCTTAATCTCGGTGCCAACTTCTTTGCGATTGATTGCTCATCAAGGCGCTGTCCTAAGTGATACTGTCCGTAAGCTTCTAATGCTTTAACGATTAATTCTTTTTGCCGAGTATCGATTGTGAGTGTGTATGTGTGATTATTCATATTTAAAACCAGCGGGGGTAATTGTTCTTCTTTGCTTGCAGCAATCGGTATCTGGTCAAATACGCTAAAAAACCAAATACATCCTTAATTGTAAACAAAAATTTAGATAGCATAGTTTTCATATTTAAACCCTATAGTCAAAGTTAGACGAGCGAGCACGGTGTTGTCTACGGTCGTATTCATTAAGCCAATATTCAACATCGCATACGTTAGTAGGTTGTTTTTCGGCAATATAAGCGTCAATGCGTTCTTGTTCAGATACGGGTTTAAAGGCGCTCTTTACTCTTTCTAATAGATTAGATAGCATTTAATAACTCCTGAGGTGATGGTAAACGTTTGTTTTGGGCTAAAAAGTACTCTACATAGTCAAGCGGAACTGAACGGTATTCAGCACGAACCATACGTAGATAAGTTTCTGGGATCTTTTGTTCTCTTTTTAAGAGATATTTGGCAAATTTCAATAACATTATGTGTTTTCCTTTGGTTAGTATAGACTCATGGTTTCTACTGATATGTTTATTTATACTTATTATACCTTGCACTGCAACATAAGTCAAGTCCATTTTTAGTGTTTGCTCACTATCCAAATGATATGCTATACTGTTACATACAATAAATACAAAAAAGGAAAGACCCCGTGAAAAGACATACTCGTAGCCTGCTCGAAGAGCTGAACGACATAGCAGTTAAGAAAGATACCGAAACTGTAGTTGAAAGCCGTGCGGTCCACGTCATCAACAGTGCTATCAATTTATTAACATTGATCCGCGAAAACTTTGAGCCAGAGTTGGCATATGAGTTAGAGAGACGATTTATAAATTCGATTAAGGGTGCGGATCCTGCTAAGTTTACACGAGGTATCCGCAAGCTACGTGATTCAAAGGACCTTAAAAGCAATCTACGTATTATAGAAGGTGACGCCAAAAAAGACGACTAATTGATGTTTTTTTGAGATCGTGATAAATACTTTTACAAATTGCTTCAGAGAGAAGCAAGTCATACGAGATCAAGGAGAAATATTATGACAGCAGGAATTACACGTATTCATGGCACTTCATTAGCAGGTGACTTCCGCGGTGGTTATCAACCACGTATTTTTAAAGTTGTCCCTACACAAGGCGACTTTTCAATTGGCTATTCAGCTACAGCTACAAACAGCGTATTCGAAGGTGCAGTTCGCGCTATCGAAAACGTTGCATCGCTTGTTCAAGTTGGTGTTCCAACAGCAGCAGGTTTCGTTGTTGTAGTTGACGGTGGTAACTACTACGGTCGTGGTGATAACACTGGCTATGCAGCTGATACATCAGCAGCTACTTTGAAGTCAAACATCGAAGCATTCACAGCAGTTACAGCTACAGTTACTGAAGTTGTATTCAGCGGTATCACATTAGTTTAATTAATTTTTAACTAAGAAAAGGGAGTTTTTAACTCCCTTTTCTTTTGACATAAATATCATATATAGGTACATAATGGACGTTATTGAAATTAAAACCCTTATTGATATTACTAACACAGAAGTTAGGCGAATCAATCAAGGCACCCAAATAGAATTAGATCAGTTTCGCAACTGGACCACATTGTTACAATGTATAGGTATGCGAGCAATCATGACATACGATAAAAACCCAATAAGTAATACTGAGAATATTGATAATTTAGGGTTTGGCACAGAATATAAAGGTGTGCATACAGTATGGACTTTTAGATTTCGCCCCGATAGGGAAGGAACATTTGCAGACATTAGTTTATTAAAGGCCGACTTAGATCAAGTTCCTATTATACTAGACCTTTGTGATAGCATAAATCTTACAGAGATAATAAATACTCCAAGGGCAGTGTTTAATGTATCTGATAAGAAATACATGAACACAGTGGTTAAGGCAATATAGACCGCGACAGTATAAGATAAACAAATTTCCTGGAGATGATTTTATGGCCGGACCAACAGACATTGAAAAAGAAAACCTTGAAGCACACGTAGAGTTATGTGCCTATCGTTTTCAGCATTTAGATGACCGCCTTACAAAGATCGAAACTAAAGTAAGCACATTGCAAGATACAATTGAGAAGAGTCATCTTAGTATGATTAAGGTACTAATTGGCACCGCTGGCACAGTAGTTGCAGGTGTGTTATCAACTCTTGTTGTTATATTAACCAAATAAAAATGAGATTTACTGAGTTTGTAAAAGAAGCAAATGTTCCGCAACCTGTAGGTGGTACAGGTGCAGCTTCGGGAGTATCCGGCATGTCCGGTGCAACTACTCAACCGAAAACTGTTACTGCACCAAAACCAGTAACTGCTACCAAACCAATACAACAAGTGACACCTGCAGGACAGGCTGCACAACCAAGTCAATCGTCGTCTACTGTAGGTACTACAGGCAGCAGTACAGCACCTATTCCCAAGCCCGAAGATCAAATGGGGCAGGAGCCGGCTCCTGCAGGCCAACCAGTGCAACCTAATACTCAACAGGCACAACCTAACCCACAACAAGATCAGTTACGTAACGATGCCGCGGTAATGGCAAAACGGTTAGGAATGAATCCTCAACAGACACAGGCATTTACCAATAAAGTTATAGGAACTGGGCAGACTAACGACCCACAAGCTATACAAAAAGCATTGCCAAAGCCGGGCGAAAAACTTGGGCAAGCAACAGTAATGCAATCACCTGCTGGGTCCAAAGGGATTAAGCTAGATACTAGAAATCAGTTAGGTTATCCTGTAACCGTTGACCCCCAAGATCTAACGTAATGAAAATACATCAACTTTTAGGTGGACCTTCCATCATCATCACTAATGAAGAACAAACCTTCATTGACCAGCATCATAACGAGATCTCAATAGACAACTTACACGATCGTGAAGAAGTAGTGGCTCGTAATCTAGTACGCAAGGGCGTATATGAAATAAGTAATGATAGTAACAGAATCATTCTTAAAAAAGATGCAAAAAATAAATCCACAATTATTTGAAAAAATAGAACGCCTAGCTAATACAGTTAAACAAGAGTTTAAACAAAAAGGATTAGCGATCCCACATAAAAACAGAGATGGATCTGTGCAAATGGGAGACTTTATAATTACAAAGCACGATTCGTCATTTTGGATTAGACACGTATTAGGGTACGATGTTGCGGGCCCTATCAACTTAGCCCAAACAGCGGCTGTGATTGCTAACGATTTAGCATTAGGTCGAGCAGTTGATCTAAAGTTATTAACTAGTGATAAATGGTACGGATACAAGGCATTCGATGTACAAGCATGCCAAATTCATGTAGCTAGTGCTCTAAAAAAGAAAGATTACGATAAAGCCGACTATAATATTAGCAGGATTGATCTTGCCCAAGAACAGATGCTATACTATAAACGACCTATAGATTCTAGGTTTGCTAAACTAAGAAGTTTAACATAAATACATTAAACGTTTTTTGGAAACCAATATGAAATCTACCGAAATGAATCGTCCGGTTACTGCCGCTCAATTAAATGAGAATATGTACAAACAGTTTAATGTAAAAATTAACTTTGAGAAGTACACACGTGAGCAGTTGGAAAATGCGCGTAATTTATTGCGTACAAAGACCGGTACTGTTGAATCAAGTGCCAACTTCAACGATTTACTTTCTAATGAAAGTTATCAGCGTGACAAGTTTATGCTTGGTGTACTAAACACTAAGATTAAAGAGATGCTAGGCGAAAGTAAATTAGCTGAACTATCTGTTAAAAAGTTAGATAAATTTCGTAAAGATGCTAGGGCAGCATCACGCGATGATTCAACTCCAGATGATAAAAAAATAAAACATATCACCGGCGCACAAAAAGCAGATAAAAAAATAATGGCTAAAACAGGTAAGTACGCCGAAGACATTAACCAATCAGGAAACAAAATGAAAAATAAAAAAACAACCGAAGCAGCACCTGCAACTATAAAGACATCTTCCGGCGGCCACGCTACCCGTACTGCTACTGGCGTTGTACATAAAGCAGGTTCAAAAGGTTACGGCAACAAGTGGGATGGCGAGACACAAGATCAAGCTCCTGCAAAGTCCAAGGCTGCAAAGTCAGCTGCTGAAAAGAAAGCAAGCAAAGCAAACGATATCAAACTTCCAGCATGGAAGGGTAATGTTACAAAGCATAGTAGCAACCACGGTGCTGAGAAAGATGACGGCACAGGTGATGTATCCGAAGCCTTAAAAGGTAAGCAGAAGAAGTTAGATGCTGACAAAGACGGCAAGCTAGAAAAGAGCGACTTTAAGAAGCTTCGTGCAAAGAAGTCTGTTAAAGAAAGTGAAATGATGCACCTTGCATATGCAAACTTCATTAACGAAGGTCTACGCCGTTTTGTTGCAGAAGATGAAGAAGGTAAAGCTAAGTCCATTACAGCAGCAGCTGATATGGTTAACGACTTTACAAGTTGGATGCAACGTGTTGGTAACTATCAAACAAAGAGTATGATTGAATTAGCAGATAATATTCGTGCTAACTTTGGTATGCAAGAAGCTGAAACATTTAAGCAAGCTGTCGGTCAAGCACTTGAAGGTGCATTAAACTCATTAACAACTGCTCGCGAAGAAATTAACAATGCTGTTGCTGTTCTAGCAGGTGAAGCTCCTGCTGAAGAACAAATGGGGCAGGACATGAGCCAAGATGTCGGTGATGTTGGAATGGCAGATCCAGAAATGGATGCAAGCATGGATGCAATGAATCCATCAGCAGAAGACGAGTTCGCAGCAAGCGATGCAGCATCAGGCGGCCCTGACACAACTGGTCGTGCAATGCGCGAGCACATCGAAAAGGGCAATCGATTAATGAGAATGCTAGGTTCATAATGCGTTTATTTGAAGTTGCTGGCAATCAATTTCAGGATGACCTTGCAAATGTCTTAAAAGTTATGCAAGGTCAAGCTGATAACAAAAGAACTACAAGTAAAGTATTGTGGTCCGATATTAACAATAGACTACAAGGGTACGGCGAAGTTAATCAAGCCATGATGGATAAAGTTAAAGATAATATTGATCCAGACGGTAACCTTATCCAAGATATTGTACCAGACGGTATTATCCTTAAAACTCAAGTAGCAAGTCCGGAACAGCCGATGGGTATACAACCCGCAAATGCTGGAAAATCCGTAGATTCAATGGCGCACTCTGCGGCGCAAGATACTCTAAAATAATTGTTGTATTTGCTCATTGTTTGTTGTATAATGAACAATGAGCTCTACAATAACAATTAACCCTCCTCCTTTTGTCGAAAAACATCAGTACCAAAGCTGTAAACAAATAAACGATCCTGTCACTCGTAAGCGTGTTTACCTAACACCAGACGGACTCAAAACTCCAAGTGTAACAACTATCCTTAGTGCCACTAAAGACATGACACACTTGAATGAATGGAAAAAGCGTATCGGCGCCGAAAAGGCGCAACAGATCGTAACCGAAGCATCCGGAGTTGGCACTGCAATGCACGGTAATCTAGAACGATTCATCGCGGGTATTGCACGACAACCCGGTAACAATCCTGTGCATGTGCAAGCTAATAAAATGGCCGATGTTATTATTGCAAACGGTTTGAGCAAGGTAAACGAAGTTTGGGCAATGGAGCAAAGTTTGTACTTTCCGGGGCTGTACAGCGGAACAACTGACTTAGTTGGAGTGTACGACGAGCAGCCGGCAGTAATGGATTACAAGCAAACAAATAAGCCAAAAAAAGCAGAATGGGTTGAAGATTATTATTTACAACTTATGGCTTATATATTAGCACATAATGAGGTTTATAAGTCTGACATTAGGACAGGTGTTATCTTCATGTGCAGTAGAGATCTACAATACCAGCAATTTACTCTAGAACCTAAAGACTTCAACAAGTATCAAGATTTATGGCTAGCTAAGGTAGAAGAATACTACAATTTGTAATCGCTGTTTCAGATAAATATCTCATACAGGAGATATCCAATGGCAGTTATTCAGATTAGTAAGATTCAAATACGACGCGGGCAAACGAAGCAGACAAACTTCCCGCAACTAGCCAGTGGAGAATTTGGGTGGAGCATTGATAATCAAGAGCTGTTTATCGGTAATGGTGCAGTGTCCGAAGGTGCTCCTGCTGTCGGCAATACTCGTGTATTAACTGATCACGACATTAAAAATCTATTTACATTTTTTGATAACGAAAGAGGTATTCAGTATACCTACAGAAATGATAATAAAGCTACTACTCGCTGGTTACAAGATAGATTAGACGAACAAGTTACTTTAGATGCGTTTATAACTACATCAACTGATTGTACCGCTGCTCTTCAAACCGCAGTTAATTATTTGTTTAATGGAACAATTACAAATTACGGTCCACTACTTCTTCCGGGAAAGAATTATGTCGTAACCGGTACAGTGTATATTCCTCCACATGCTGAAATACGTGGAGCAGGCACACAAAAAACATTCATTACAAACACATCTAATAAATCAATATTTCAAACAGTGGCAGCAAACGGCGGAACACTGCTAGCCACACAAAATGTTAACATCAGCGGTATTACCTTTAGTTCACAGTTAGATAACGCCAATCCTATTATGCAGTTAGATTGTTTAACAGACAGCGCAATAACAAATTGTGAATTTATCGGTAATGCATCTTCAAGTACTTCCGCAATTGCAGTACAACTACGAGATAACGCCATTACTGGTGCAAATTCTACTGATAATGTATTGATTGCTAATTGTGTATTCTCAAAGGTATCAAGTGGAGTTAGTAGTGATACTGATATTACAAACATAAAGATTTTCAGTAACAAGTTTAAGAGTGTAGATAGAGGAGTTGTATTAGGCGAAACAATTGCAATTAGTTCGGCTTCTATGTACGGCCCAACAAATATTCTTATTTCAAATAATACATTTAGCGATGTTAACAAACAAGCAATCTATTCCGGCACCACAATATACCCGGGTGGGCCTAATGTACAAAGTATAAACAACACTTATAAGAATGTTGGAAACTCAAGTAACGGAAATACACAGATAACTGAAGTTATACGATTCGAGAGTCCCGGTAGTAGATCCGACGGTGATACGTTTTCTAGATTAACAGATATTAATGCTCTTACATTCTCAATTACATCTGCAACAGTGCAGCCGTTAGTAAGTGGATCAGTTAGCTTAGTTAGTAAAACGACTGTTATTCCAGTTAACATTACAACTCGTCTAGCTGGCCAGACATATTTGATATACCCGATGGCATCGACTTCAACCGGGTTGACTATGATTATTGATTACGGGTTTGTCCAACCCGATACAGGTGTTCGTAGATTGGGTAAGCTTACAGTTGCAATGGATAGTTCTAATACGCCTACTGTACGTGACGAATATTCGTTTACCGGACCAAACGACGGATTCTTGTATTTTGTTGCAGAGCCAACTAGCCAATATCCGGGCTATAACACATTAGCCACAGTACAAAACGGCGCAATTGTGTTACAATTAAGATGTGATATTAACTTCACAGGTTATTTAACCTACTCATATACAGTAAGGCAGTAATGTTTAAATTAGATGTAGAGGCTAGGCTAGCCGCCTGGTCTGCCCTGCGCAAGCAGATAAGCGTCAGTGAGTCCCCTTTCCAGGAACTTATTAACTTTTGGGCACATACCCCATTCACTCCACACAATCACCATATCGACCCATACCATCAAGCATCTTGGGCAACTCCTTGGGAAATAATTGTGGAGAATAAGTATGATGATTTTACCAAAGCAGTAATGATAGGGTATTCATTGCAGCTTACTGATCGGTATAAAAATTCCAACATTCAAATACGTACTCTTATAGACACAGAACACAACAGATTGTATAATGTAGTATATGTAGACGATGCATGGGCCCTAAACTTTGACGATAATCAAGTGGTGGCTGTTGAAAATATACCGAGTTCATTCAGATTAGAAAATCTAATCGAGTTAAAACGCCCAAGGTAAATATCAATCTCAGCGTTAGAAATACAATAATTACAAGGTATACAATGATTACAGTTGTCAAGCGTAATGGTAAAAGAGTTCCATTAGACATTAGCAAGATACAGAGACAGGTAGCACATGATTGCAAAGGCATTGACGGAGTTAGTCCGTCAATGATTGAAATTAAAGCACAAATAGAATTACATGATGGGATGTCAACTAAGACAATCGACGAACTTTTGCTAAAAGCAATGGTCGACTTAATCGATGAAACAGAAAACCCAGAAATCAATAATGTAAATTATCAATATGTAGCAGGTAGACAAAAAGTCAGTATGCTACGCAAAGAAGTATACGGAGAATACGATCCTCCTCGATTATACGACATCGTAACAAAGAATGTAGAACTAGGTATGTATTCTAGTGAATTACTAGATTGGTACACTAAAGAAGAATGGGATATTATTGATCTGTTTCTAGATCATGATAAAGACGAGAACTATACCTACGCCGCAGTTGCACAGCTTGCTGAAAAATATCTTGTGCAAAACAGAGCAACAGGTCAAATCTACGAAACTCCACAAGTACGTTATGCTATTGCAGCAGCAACAGCATTCCACAACGAAGCCAGAGATAAGCGATTAAAGTATGTTAAAGATTATTACGAGTGTGCTAGTGACGGCCATTTTACCCTTGCCACTCCTGTGCTTGCTGGGCTTGGGACTCCTACTAAACAGTTTAGTAGTTGTGTTCTCATTAGCTCCGACGATACACTGGACTCTATTTTCGCCTCGGGCGAGATGATGGCAAAGTATGCTAGCAAACGCGCTGGCATCGGATTAGAGATTGGACGTATACGGCCTGTCGGCGCCCCTATTCGAAATGGTGAGATCAAACATACAGGCATGATACCATTCTTGAAGAAATGGTTTGCCGATTTGCGGTCTTGCTCACAAGGTGGCATTCGTAATGCATCATGCACAGTAACATTTCCCATTTGGCATGCACAGTTTGAAGACCTTATTGTTCTTAAGAATAATCAAGGTACTGAAGAAACCCGTGTACGTCAAATGGATTACAGTGTTGTAATCAACAAAATGTTTTGGAATCGTTACAGGAACAAGCAAAATATTACATTGTTTGATCCGCACGAAGTTCCAGACTTGTACGAAGCATATTATCGCAACAGCGTAGAATTTGAAAAGTTGTATGTACAGTACGAACAAGATGCAACTAAAAAGCGTAAAGTGTTATCTGCTGAAGAAATCTTTAAACAAAGTATTCTTAAGGAACGTAGCGATACTGGACGCATTTACTTTGTCTTTATTGACAATGTTGTTAATCAAGGCCCGTTTGACTCTAATACTGATCCCATTTACCAAAGTAATTTATGCCAGGAAATTTTGTTACCCACAAGACCTTTCCAACGTATCGAAGACCCGGAAGGACGCATTGCGTTATGTACACTAGGATCAATTAACTGGGGTGCATTCCGTAACCCACAGGATATGCGTAAAGCCTGCCGTGTATTAGTTCGTAGTTTAAGTAACCTGCTTTCGTATCAAGATTTCTTATCTATTCAAAGTAAGCTTGCTAACACTGAGTTCGAGCCACTAGGTGTTGGCATCACCAACCTTGCTTACTGGCATGCTCGCCGTAGTTTTAAATATGGAACACCCGAGGCACTTGCAGAAGTCAAACGTTGGATGGAACATCAAGCATACTATCTAACCGAAACAAGTGTAGAGCTTGCCCAAGAAAAAGGGCCATGCTCGCGTAGCGAATACACTTGGTACGGCAAGGGAGTATTTCCTTGGGAGCGACGGGCAACCGGTGTTAATGAATTGACAGACTTCACACCTAGCTTAGATTGGGAGCCACTACGTGCTAACATGATTAAGTATGGCATTCGTAATGCTACGTTAATGGCAGTCGCACCAGTTGAGTCTAGCAGTGTTGTATTGAACAGTACAAACGGAATTGAAATGCCAATGGAACTTATTTCTGTTAAGGAATCAAAAGCAGGATCGTTTGTGCAGGTTGTACCAGAATATAGGAAGTACAAAAACCGTTATCAAATGATGTGGGAACAAACTGATTGCGTTGAATACTTAAAGACAGCAGCAGTTCTAGCAGCTTATGTTGACCAGAGTTTGAGTACAAATACATTTTACAGTCCAAAACACTTTAAGGATGGCAAGGTTCCCGGTACACTAATTGCAAAGAATTTAATGCTTGCATATAAATGGGGTTTGAAAACTCTATATTACTCACTTATAGATAAAGTTGGTTCTAAAAATGTGTTAAACACCCAAACTGATGTATTAGTGGCCGCCACTCCTGTTACACTGTATGAAGATGACGACTGTGAAGCCTGCAAGTTATAACCTGTGTGCCTGTATGGGCCCAATGTACGGAGAACCGATGTGCCCATGTAAAATGGCAGGTTTGCCACGTAGTGAAGAATATAAAACTTATATGTTACCAGAAAATGTAGCAGCAAGAGAAGCAGAAATAACTAAGGTCTTTGCAGAAATATTTGCAAGAAGGAAAGAAAAGAATGTCTAAAGAACAATACGATTTTACTAAACAAACAAACTATCTAAAGCGTAAGATGTTTCTGGATCCAGCAGGACCAGTTACGGTACAGCGTTTTGAAGAAGTTAAGTATCCTAAATTACAGAAGTACGAAGAGCTCGCCCGCGGGTTCTTTTGGGTGCCAGAAGAAATTAGTTTAACTAAAGATAAGATTGATCACAAAGAAGCAAGCGAAGCAGTAAAACATATCTTTACAAGCAACTTGTTACGTCAAACTGCGTTAGATAGTATTCAAGGCCGCGCACCATTCCAAGTGTTCGGTCCTGTATGCAGTATCCCGGAACTAGAAGCCCTCACGCTAACATGGAGCTTCTTCGAAACAAGTATCCACAGTAAAAGCTATAGTCACATTATTCGCAATGTGTACGGTGTTCCGAAAGACGAGTTCAATAAAATACATGAAACGAAAGAAATTGTCGGGATGGCGGCAAGTATTGGCCGCCATTATGAGTCTCTGCACCAATTGAACAGCCGTAAAGAAATCGGCGAAAAAGTAGACGAATATGAGCATAAAAAGGCGATTTGGATGGCATTAAACGCCAGTTATGCGCTGGAAGCGTTCAGATTTATGGTCTCCTTTGCTACGAGCTTGGCAATGGTAGAAAACAAGATTTATATAGGAAACGGTAACATTATTAGTCTTATACTCCAAGACGAATTGCTACATACAGAATGGACTGCGTGGCTAATTAATAATGTAGGGAAAGATGATTCAGACTTTGAAAAGATTGAAGTAGATTGTGCAGTAGAAGTATATCAGATGTACATGGAAGTGATACAGGAAGAAAAGGATTGGGCGGACTACTTATTCAAACTAGGCCCGGTCATTGGACTAAATGCAACTATTCTAAAAGACTTTGTAGACTTTACCGCATTTTCTCGATTAAAAGATATTGGAGTTAAGTATCTTGCAGATCATCCTAAAATGAGTCCTATCCCTTGGTTTAACAAGCATGTAAACATCGGCAAGAAACAGTCGGCGTTACAAGAAACAGAATCGACAAACTATGTTATCGGCGTAATGTCTGACACAGTTTTGCACGAGGAATTACCGGAGTTATAAAAATGTCAAATTGGGTTAAATTTCCTGGAAATCCGTTGCCTGTACCAGGCCAATGGTATAGTGTCTCTCCAACTGGAAGAGATGTCGATGCAATACGGGGGCAGTTTACTGGTTACCCGGCAGGATTTGCCCAATTCGTCAATGAATACTATCTCCTAATGTTCCCCGGAACTATTTACTGGAAGGAAATATAAAATGAAACAAGCTATAGTATGGTCAAAGGATGCTTGCGCACATTGCGAACAGGCTAAAAATTTATTGAAGTCTAAAAATATCGCGTATGAAGAACGTAATATTATGAAAGACTGGACAAAGGCACAACTGCTAGAGGCTGTTCCCACCGCAAGAGCACTTCCACAAATTTTCCTAGACGGAGAGTATGTTGGCGGGTTCTCTGAATTACGAGCAAAAATAATGTAATGAACACAGTAGGAAATATAAATTACGGTACTGTATTGCCAAACACAGTATCAACTGGAACTATAACTATTCCGGCCGCTGGCCTTTCAGCAGCAGGTGCATATTCCTTTGCTGTGCCTGCATACACAATGAATTACGCTGCAAATCAGATAGGCATTGTAAGTAACAGTGGCCTTAAAGTCACAGGGTCTTCTACATTTGACGGCGACGTGACCATACAAGGACGCAGCATCAGTAAGACTCTTGAAACTATAGAGAAGCGATTAGCTATTCTTACGCCCGATCCTAAAAAGTTAGAGAAGTGGGAAGTATTGCAAAAAGCGTACTCACAGTATAAGATGTTAGAAGCGTTGCTCCATGAGGAAGATAATGGAAACGCCTGAACAAAAGATTGCTAAACAAGAAAAAGAAATACAGCAGCTAAAAGCCAGTATACAAAGACTTGAAAAGGCTGTATCATTGTTAGAGCGCGAAAACAATCGCCGTAAGCAAGATATTACACAAATAGCAAACGTATTAAAAAGAGGGTAAATGAAAGTAAAATTAATATCTACTAGTAAGCCTAGTAGACACATGTACGACGAAGGTCTCATAGATGCACAAGATTTAATCGGGTTTTGTGCAAGAGTAAGTAATCCTAGTAATCAGTTTAACACTGAAACAAGCGAAAAGCTAATACGGTATCTAATCAAGCATCAACACTGGTCCCCACTAGAGATGGTGTCTGCGTGTATTGAGATCGAAACAACCCGTGATATAGCAAGACAAATACTACGTCATCGTAGCTTTAGCTTTCAAGAGTTTAGCCAACGATACGCCGACCCTACAAAGGATCTAGATTTCGTATTGCGGGAAGCAAGATTACAAGATACTAAAAATAGACAAAACAGCATAGAAACGACTGATGCTGAATTACAAGTATGGTGGGATGCTAAACAGAAATTCTTAATCGATTATGTAAAGGCTACATATGCAGAAGCAATCGAGAAAGGTATTGCTAAAGAACAAGCCCGATCTATTTTGCCCGAAGGTAATACAGTTAGTCGATTGTATATGAACGGTACACTACGCTCGTGGATTCATTTCATTGAATTGCGTAGCTCAAACGGTACACAAAAAGAGCACCAAGCGGTTGCTCGAGCGTGTGCACAGGCTATTGTGGAAGTATTCCCAATGGCATCAGAATTTGTAAAGGATTAAAATGCTTATCACTAAAGGCGCCTCAATTGGCGAAGTTGTAACTATGAAGTTAGTTACAGGAGAAGAAATCATCGGCAAGCTAGCAACAGAGACAGATACACATTACGGTATCGCTCGTCCCCTTACGCTAGTAGCAGGACCTAAGGGACTAGGATTGCAACCGTGGTTGTTCACAGTAGACACAGAGAAGACAATCAAGTTCCCAAAGGATAAAGTTATCATCATCGATTCTACCATGAAAGAAATGGCAGATAGCTATCTTACTGGTACAACTGGCATTGCACTGAGTTAAATAGTTTTATGATTACGCCGGCAGCGAACACCACTAATTTTTATTCTGCGTTCTCTGTTGGCATACTAGTAACTAATACAAGTAGTGGAACAACTATAGTTTCGGCTCCTGTTGTATCGGCAAGTTTTGTTGACCCCGGCATTGTAATTACGTCTGATATCTCTGGATTAGTTACAATATCGGGAATGTATAAAACTATTATCCCAATCGGGTACACATGGCGCGACAATAGTTTTAATCTAAAAACTGGAACAACTGCTCCAAATGCAGGTGAGTATCAAAAGTTTATAAAGATTGATTCTCCAGCTAGTACATCTGCAGATTGCACATACACAATTACTACAGCATACGATTCGGGCACAATAACTGATACATATGTTGACCACGTAATCGTTGATAGCTTCACTAAAGTTGCCGATATACTAACTGGATTATTAGCAGGAGTAAAACCGTGAGTTCACAACCAATAGCAAGAATAGGCGATAAAACAACAGGGCATGGACCGTACCTCCCAAGACCGAGTACAGGTGGAAGTAGTGATGTGTTTGTAAACGGAATTGCAGTAAGCAGGGTAGGTGATGATTGGGCACCACACGGAGGAATTCCTCCTGATGTTCATTCCGGAGAAGTGGGGGAAACAGTTTCGGGTTCTGGTACAGTATTTGTCAATGGCAAACCGCTAGCAAGGATCGGAGACACAGTAGACGGTGCTGATAAGATCGCAGGCGGCAGTTCTGATGTATTTGCCGGTGGTTAATTAAGTCAGAACTAAATAATTTAGTCTAGAGGGAGCAAACCTGCATAGCGTGGTTGGGATAGTGAGAGTCTATCCTTTTTGACGAAGAACTGTGCCCTCGGATTTCGTCAGGTTGACAACATTCCTAGATTGTTGTAAAATTAATTTTTAAGGTAATAAGGTAACACAATGGCAACAGGTAAAGTAAAATGGTTTAGCGCCCCTAAGGGTTTCGGGTTCATTACCCCTGATAACGGTGGAGCAGACTTGTTTGCACACTTCAGTCAAATTAACTCGCAAGGATATAAGAGCCTAGACGAAGGTCAAGCAGTAACTTTTGAAGTTACGCAAGGCCAAAAGGGTCCTCAGGCTAGCAATATTCAGTTAGTCTAAAAGGTTATTGCTGTACGAAGCAAATAGAAATAAGTGGAACACCCGGGGGCAGTGCCCGGCATCTCCACCATAAGGGAAGTTATGAAACATTTAGAATGGTATCAGATATTGCTGTGTCTTGCAGTTCCGATAAACTATTTTTATTGGTGTGTATTACATAGTTTCTTTATGATGGGGATGACACAGGATCGACTTCGCAAAGAGTACATAAGCAGACAGCACGACACAGATAGTCGTAAAAAGTAAAACAAAAACAACCGCAAACGATTCAGTTTACGCATTAGCAGCTTAACAGCCGCTTAGGGTAGTTATACCTCGTAACAGAAACTAACAAGGACCCGCTTCGGCGGGTTTCTTATGTGGAATGTATAACTACTATATAAGGAGATTATATGGAAGAAAAGCGAGGAAAACGAATCGAAAAATGGGTAAAACGATACCATTATCGCCTGGAATTGTTAAGATCTGTTGCTCCTGTTGTCGTTATCACTTTACAATGCATTATACTGTATCATGTTTACTTTGTGAAGAATTAATGAGATAAATATTCAATGCGAATAAAAGATCTATTAATTGAAAACATAGTTAACGCCGGGGTACAAATAAAGGCGGACGAGTATTATGCGAACGTAAAGAAGACTATCCCTAATGTGTTTAACATGTTAAATCAAGTTGTAAAAGGCCCTAAACCTACATACGAGCAATTACAAGATGCCGCAGAAGCCGGATACAAGTTTTTACAAGATCAACTCAATACAGATAACTGGGATCAAAAAGTAAAGCAGGCAGGTGAGATTGTTAAACGACATATTTCAGATATAGTTACAAAGCAAACAAATAACACTGATCAATAAGATGAAAATATACGAGCTATTTGAAGATATAACTCAACCTGAATTAGATCATGTTGAACAAGTTGCCGATGCTTTGTGGGCAAAGTTGGGAATTGATGTTGAGTTTACTAGACATTTTTTTGATCGTGTAAATGACGAAAGAAACGGAAAACCTATTACAGCAGATGAGCTAGTAGCAATGTTTCAGAAAGAGTTTCGAACAAACGGTATTCAGATTTCTAATATGCGTCGCCCGGAAGCAGTATTAAAAGATTTATTGTCTAGCATCAATATCCCGTTTGTGTTAAAGAACACCGGTGGCCAGAAACAGTTAGTAGGTAAAACAGTTATGCGTAAACGTAACTTTACAAGTCCTGACCCGGCGTATGTAGTAAAATGAGATTCAACGACCTTACTAAATCAAAAGCACCTGTAAAACTGTCTTACACAGAAAGTTTACAGCGCAAGCTCAACAAGTGTTTAGACAATTTCCCATCCACAAAATTTACTCCGCTCGAAATTGCAATAATGGAAGGTGGCGGTTCTTTAACAGAATTCCAACTTACGAAAAATCAGTGGGAACTGTTTATATCAAATGCAGACAAGGAAGAAGCAGGTTCTGACTTAATCGGGTTGGTGCAAAATGCATACGGCGGCACATCACAAGGTAGCTTTGTGAATAGCATGAAAGATGTTATTCCGTCAGACTGGAATGTAATTGATTGGGATCACGATCCGGATGTAGACGCAGCCGTTTTCTATCGCAAAAACAGAGCAGGCGAAAGTTGGAGTGGACATAAAATCCAAGGATTAGGGCACGATGGTACACGCACGAGTAAAGACAAAGCAATCGGCAAGGTACAAGCTTTGTTAAGCAAGCCCGGAGTATGGATTGAAAGTAGCGATGCAATGCGCTCGATCCTAAAAAAGTACAATGTGCAAGCAGTAACTGATGTTGAGTTATTGCGTTCGTTGTTTAACGATCCAAATTTAGAAATGGTAGATGCCGACACATATACTCGAACAATCGGATCTGGACAAATTACCGAAACTGTATTTGGCAACCCGCATCTAACTGCATCGTTAAAAGAAACTACAATTAATGAGTTTGAGAACGGTACAGATAATAGTAAACAAATATTACAAAAATTAAAAGCAATGGGCTACACTATGTTAGGTAGTGGAGTTGATGCAACGGTATGGACTAAAGAAGAAGGGCACGTTATTAAAATTTTAATGCCGACAGCACCTAATCAAGGCGGTCGAGACCGTGCAGATCTAAACTTTCTAACTTTCTATAATTTTTGTCAACAGAACAAAGGCAATCCAAATCTTCCCATATTCACGGAAATTAATGGGGCCGGACATTCAACATTTGAAATAAATGGGTCGCCGTATAGACAAATTGCAATGGAACGATTGCACCCAATTAGTTCTGGGTTTGCCGAACACATGGTTTGGCAATTGGGAGAACTAACAAAAGTCGCTTTTATTAAATGGAAAGATGTAGTTAAACAGTTACTAAATCCAGCGTCGTGGAATGCATTAGGTATGCAAGCAACAAAAGAAATGCCAGGTCATATTAAATATGAAATAGATAATGATCCTGCATTTACAAAACAATGGAGCGGACTATTTGCAACAATGCAAGGCTTATACGCAGCAGGTAAGAAAGCAGGCGTAGAATGGGATATGCATACTGACAATGTAATGGAACGAAATAACGGCACAATTGTAATAACTGACCCGTTTATTTGAAACTAGTAATCAAATCGTAATCAACTGCTATATAAATAATAGTACGGACACAAGATAGCGTGTCGCTGGATTTGCGTAACCAGCATAAAAGCACCCGATGGTGCTTTTTTCTTTGACAAAACAATTTAGGGAATAGGCAAAATGCTTATTGCAGTAAGTAAATCTGCAATGGCGTTATCGATTACTGCTTTTATTTCAATATCTTCAGCATCTGTTACAATTTGATTCTGTAACGCAACATCATTTAATAATTCAGTTGCCTCTTCTTTTGTAATAAGCTTATTCTCGAGATTCTGTGCAATAGTTATAGCCTGTGTTGCATTTTTACCAACAACTGAATTATCGTGATCGGCTAACTTAATGAGCGTGTGTAGATCTAACATTATTTTTTCCTTTGAGCAATGGCGGATTTAATTACACCAGTTGATAATCGTATCATGTCGAATTTAGTTTCGCAGAATGTTTTACTGTGCGGGTCTTTTAATTGAGTAGCTGCGCGTTGCACTAATGTATCTAGATCGGTAAAAGCTTTACGTGCAACAGCATCGTCCGGAAAGTCTGCTCCGTAATTTGCTAACGATTCGCTTGCCAGTGCTAGTGTATTAATATTAGTTTTAGTTTGGACAAGATCGCCACAATCTGATTTATAATGTCCAGCATATGTGTAAATCTTATTAAGCTCATTGTACTCGATGTTGTCAAACGGTGTTGCTGCGCACCCGACTAACAACAATACTCCTAAAATTACAAGTTTCTTCATGAGAACTCCTTTTGATTATTTATTGGTTAGAATTTGGTAAAAATATTTCTTGTGTTTTATTAGGTTTTGTCGTATACTGTATACATAACAACAGGAATTTTATGAACACAGATCAAACCATTAACGCTATTAAACAATTTTGCAAGGCGAGCAGCAGCGATGAGCAAATTTGGAATGGCAATAAAAGCACATATCATTGGAATATCGGTAAAGTTACATCGATTGGAATAGTAAATGGTGTAGTGCGAAAGTTAGCGGGTATTGATGTTAGCGGAAAGCAGATTTGGGCAGTCGCGGGCAGTCTTAAGATTATGCCCGACGGTACCATCGCCCGCTTTACAGGAATGCCAAAAAAGTTCATCTCCGACATTATGAGTAAAGTTGCATTAACTACCGCACCTAAAGAAGTAACGGAGACAGCAGATGTTGTATCTGGGATTTAGAATTTCGAATCCTTGGAACAAGGATAGGTTCGAAAACCTATGGAATAAAAGTTGGCTTGTTACAAAACAAAAAGCAATTGAACTCGAAGTTTGCTATTCCGACGATACTATATTAAACGGAAGTTTCAATGTTACAACAAGAAGTGACCATGCAGGACTACAGATTGCAGTGGGTTTGCTGTTCTATAGATTTGACTTTAACTTTTATGACACGCGTCATTGGAATGACAAAACTAACGATTGGGAAAAATACAATGGATGAAAAGTTTGGCCTGTCCACAACGATTCGAGTTTTATCAGTCTTGGCATTTACAGTATGGATTATTCAAAGTCCATATAGCGGCTGGTGGGTCTCCTTGGCGATATTGATTGCCGGATTATGATCCTAATCGAAGATAACGGTTTATACTGGTATGTTAATCCACTGTTTCCAGAACAGCATAATATGCTAAGTCCGGTGTTCAATGATAGTGCATTAGCATTACAGTGGCGAGGACGAGTAGGACACGAAAACTTCGGCGATATTGAAGAACTACAAACTAAATTAACTGCATTACAAAATGGAACAGAAGTGGTACTTCCATCAAGTAAGGGACATGCAGAAGCAATGCTACGAGTAGCAAGTTTTTATTTGGATAATTTAAAATGAGTACATATACCCCGGACCGTTGGGTCATGCTTGAAATGACAGCAGATGACGGAACCAAACTTAAGAAAGTCCTTGCCTCGTACTACGGTGGCTACGCCGGCAGCGATAGTTGGAAGCTCAGTTCGGGAGTAACCGAAACTAAAGAGTTTGATAACCGCTATGAGTTTTTGAACTTCAGTGGAAGCACTTACATCTGCTACAAAAAAGCATACGGTATGAGCAACTACACCTCTATGATACTGAGCGGATGGCAAGAAGAACTACCTAACAAGGTTGAGATATTGGAAAGTTATCAGGAAACTATATGACTGAGCTGTGTGTGCTTACATTGCTTTTTACAAAGCATTTCATTGTAGACTTCCCTCTACAACCACGCTATATGTATAGCAATAAGGGCACATACGGGCATCCGGGCGGAGTGCTTCACGCATTCTTGCACTTAGTTCCTACCTTCGCTATCTTTTGGTTTTTCTTTGATATCGAGACTGCTACCATTATTGCTTGGGCCGATGCGTTAATACATTATCATATTGATTGGGCAAAAATGAACATCAATAAGAAAATGGGATGGGGTCCAACTACCCACGAAGAATTTTGGTGGTTGACTGGACTTGATCAATTTTTACATGCGCTAACGTATATTGTATTAGTAGCAGGTACAATTGAATGAAAAAATCAATCCGGTTTACTTATTCAATTCCGGAAATGCAACAGTTAACCAACTATTGCGATCCGGATATGGTAATTTTTGGAAAGGACTATCCACCAGAAGGTAGTCCGCCGTGGGCCGAAATCAGAGCTAAAACAGAAACATATAGAATGATCGAAGGACAGTGTGTTACTAAAACAAAGACTGGATACATTATAAAATGAACAATCGAATTGACGAACTTAAAGAAGAATCATTGTTATGGGCAGTAGAAACCCTAGACCCAGATCAGCTAAACGAATACGAATGGGGCGTGGCAATTGATAAAAAATTTGCCGAGTTGATTATTCAAGAATGCGCCGACTACATCAACTATCGAACCGACGACTGGGATGCTAAGTTACGCTGGATATTTAACGACGGATCGGGTTATATGAAAGTAGATGTTGATAGTTTGTTAAACGGACACTTCGGAGTTGAAGAATGAGTATGCACCTACACCACCCTTCACTGTCAATGGCAGGGAAGAAAAAGGGCAAGGTAAAATTCCGCAATGCCGAAGAAGCGCGAAAGGCGCGCGAGCTCGATGAGAGTTGGAAACAACTACAAAAGAAATATGTTGCCAAAATCAATGTGAGTAGTACAAACGCAAAGTTTGACGACCTATCAATTCCCGAAGGTCGTAATACTACTGCTCATATTAAGAGCAAAGTTACCGAAGGCGGTACTGCTACATTGCAACCTGCTAAAGTTTACACTGGGGATAAGATGTTAGGAATTGGGCAATTGCACAAAAGCAATGCGGTACCTGTTTTTAGCTCAGACGAAGTTGTAAATATAGCCAGGATGCGTCGATAACAATACGATAAATATCACACTATGTTAATGGCTTATCTAACTCTATTATCCGGACTGCTTATAAGCGGTGTGGCAATCTTTTATTCAGTTTCGGGACTAACTAGCATCTTCTCTGCGGCTGCATGGCCCATTATCATTATGGGATCGAGTCTCGAAGTAGCAAAGCTAGTAGCTACTGTTTGGCTAAAACAGAACTGGTCATTTGCCCCTAGGTTTCTAAAAGCGTATTTACTTATTGCTGTTGTACTGCTTATGGGCATTACTAGTATGGGCATCTTTGGATACCTAAGTAAAGCGCACAGCGATCAAAGTTTAGTAAGTGGAGATGCAACTTCAAAGGTAGCAATATATGATGAAAAAATTAAAACGGCCCGTGAAAATGTTGAGGCTAACAGGAAAACGCTTAAACAGTTGGACGAGGCAGTGGACCAAGTCATGGCACGCTCAACAACAGAAACGGGTGCCACCAAATCTGTTCAAATCCGTAAAAGTCAACAAGGCGATAGAACTCGTATTGCCCGCGAAATTGAAGCCGAGCAACAAACAATTGCAAGACTTACTGACGAATCCATACCGTTACGTGCAGATGTACGAAAGGTCGAAGCAGAAGTCGGCCCGATCAAATACATTGCGGCATTTATCTACGGGGATAACCCAACTGAGAATGTATTAGAAAAAGCAGTTACATGGGTTATTATACTAATTGTTGCTGTATTCGATCCTTTAGCCATTATGCTGCTATTAGCAAGTCAATATAGTTTCCAACAACTTAAAAAAATAGAAGATGATTTGGATAAAATAGAATTGGGGGGATATCATGTACCAACGAAAGATGACGACGATACTCCGCAAGTAGTATCACGAGAAGAAGCAATCGTTGAACCGGATGAAGATCCAACAATGATTCCATTACCGGACCTCGGAGTGGGGGTGTATGCACAATCAGTAGAAAGTATATTACCTGAATTAGTTCAACCAATATACGAAGAACTGAATGACGATCCGTTAACAGCTGATCAGGATTTATTGTCGTTGGAATCGAGATTAGATGCACAAGAATCTATCTTCCCGGAAAATATTGAGCACGACCCGTTCCCTAACATAAATCATAATGCTCCTGTTCCTCTAGATATATTGTTTCCAGAAGAGGAAGATAGGCCGATAAGAGAATTCTTCGAGCGCGGCAGGGAAGTAGCACGTAGGTTAGATGCTGGAGAAAGCCTTGAAGGTATCCCGGGTGCAATTACTCAGTCTACAGTAGATTATGAATTTATCGACGAGGAGTATGAGCCAGACTTTATAGTTCCGGAAAAGGAAGAAGTGCCAAGTGAAAGTGAAACTATAATCACTGAACAAGCAGATGAAGTGAAAGATAGTCCCACTGACGCAGAGAAGCTTGCAAGTGCAGGGTATGTTCAAAATGAAGAACAAAACGAAGGCGGGCTTTGGAGTAAGATTGCAACTGGAAAGTGGGATGATATTGCAAGTAAGCCGATTACTGAACCAAAATATCTACTGATGTCCAAACTACGAAATTCTGATGTCCAATAAAATAACATTAATCACACCGCCTGACATATACGAGAATTCGAACTTCAGTATTTTGTTCTTAGGGCTTAGTGAGACTGATCAAGATGATGCAAGTCTCTGGTTAGGACAAAACGAAGGCTATCCGGAAACAAACTTTTACTACTACCAAGGTGAAGATAATTTGACTTGGTTGCTGTATGCATTAAATAGAGCAGATGTAAAGTTCTTGAACTTCGACACAGATAGTGCTATAATTAATTTACTCGGCAGTTATATTCTAGGACGCCCGAATGTGTATTATAGCACAAAAGACCCTAGCATACAAGAACTGATGTCTCATATCAATAACCAATTTGTGCCCGATGTACAAACATTTTTAAAGAGAGCATTTAATGGAAAAGAATAAGAACGACGATCACCAATGTAGTTTTTGTGGAAAACACAAGGAAGACGTTGAAAAAATGATTGTTGGAGACGGCGCTGCAATCTGCAATGATTGTGTAGATCTATGTACTAATATATTAGACGATAAAAAGGTAAAAGACTTTCCGTCTAAGGGTGATAAAAAGCAATTTAATCCCACAAAAATTAAAGACTTCCTTGACGAATATGTTATCGGACAAGAGCGAGCAAAGATTGCGTTAAGTGTGGGAGTTGCTCAACACTTTAAGCGTGTGTTTAGTCCATCCAAGGATATTAAACTTGAAAAGACAAATGTGCTTATGCTCGGCCCTACAGGATGCGGCAAGACAATGATGGCAAAGAAGGTTGCAGAATTTCTCGATCTGCCGTTTGCAGTTTGCGATGCAACAGGGCTAACTGAAGCAGGATATGTCGGCGACGATGTAGAAAGTATTCTTATTCGATTGTTAGCAGTAGCTGACGGCGATGTAGAACGTGCAGAACACGGTATTGTTTACGTCGATGAAATTGATAAGATTGCTCGTAAGGGCGAAAATATGAGTATCACCCGTGATGTGAGCGGTGAAGGTGTACAACAAGCATTGTTGAAAATTATCGAAGGCACAATTGCCCGGGTACCTGCAGGCGATAAGCGTAAGCATCCTAAGGGCGATATGATTGAAATTGACACTTCAAACATTTTGTTCATTTGTGGCGGCGCATTTGTGGGCTTAGATAAGCAAATTGCAAATCGCAAGGATGCAAACAGTATCGGCTTCCATACTCCTGCAAAGAAGAAAGACAAATCAGAGAGCAGCTATCTAGACGACTTTACTACAAAGGATCTTATTAGCTTTGGACTTATTCCCGAGTTTGTGGGGCGCTTTGGACTTACAGTAAACGTTAACGAACTAAGCGTCGAAGATTTAATGCAGATTCTTAAAGAACCTAAGAATAGCATTATCCAGCAGTACCAGTATATTTTTAAGTTAGACGGTGTTGAATTGAAGTTTGAAGATGAAGCACTTCGTGTTATTGCAGAAAAAGCAAAAGAACTTAAAACTAACGCACGTGGCCTAAAACAAATCATCGAAAAGATGTTGTTAAATTATCAATTTGAAGCGATGGACCTTGCAGAGCGCGGGTTAGAGCGAATTGTGATAACCAAGGATACAGCCCAAGGAGGCAAAGCTGTTTTAATTTTTAATAAAGAGCATGGCAAAAAATCCGAACAGTCCTAAGCTTACTGGACTTAAAGTAGAAGTAGGCGACGCTAATATTAGCGTTGCCCTGCGTAAGCTAAAACAAAAAGTAGAAGATGCTGGTCTCCTGTTGGATGTTCAGAAACATGAATTTTACGAAAAGCCCACAACAGAACGTAAGCGTAAAAAAGGTGCTGCAAAAGCCCGTCTAAAAAAACAACTACGCGATCAACAATTACCTCCAAAGCTATATTGAAATATTGTAGTTTTGTGTTATACTGTATATATGCGGTATTAGCTCAGTGGTTAGAGCGTGGACTTCTAAACTCCCGGGTCGAGAGTTCGATTCTCTCATATCGCACCAACAGGATAACATTATGCAAAGAGGAAACAGAAACGTTATGAACGCAATTAAAATGAAACGTCTAGAGCTTCTAGACATTGTTCGTGCAAACAAAGAAAAGCACATTGCAGAATACGTAGAAGCTGTCATTGATTATAAACAACTTGTAATTAAAGTAGCCGAAGCTAATTCTAAAATCGCAAACGATAATACTACTATTAAGAATTTTAAACATTGGCCAACAACTCCGGAATCTTTTGAAGATAGCTACAAACGAGCGATTCGTATGTTAGAACTATCCATTGAAGACGTAATCGAAGTTGAAGAAGATATATTCAACCAACTAGTACTCGATGAATGGTCGTGGAAGCGCCAATTTGTCGGAAGCACAACTTCTTACAAGACCGGCTTGGGATTCTAAATCACATTAGGGAGCATTGTCTCCCTAATAAATAAATTTGTAGCGCAGGGCTACAAACCGACAGACTTTAACAATATGCACTTAGTCTGTGTGCAGTAAAAAGGAAAATCATGATGTATAATCAAAAAATGGTCGCCTCCATTAAAGTAAAGGGCAAAATCCTCCGTGAATTCAAAGATACAGTTTATATCCCATTTGGTGCTGAATATAGCATCCTTCTTAAAAATCTTAATACTGTTCGGTGTGTTGTTAATGTGTTCATTGACGGCGATAATATGGTTCCTGGCGGAGTCGTGTTGGGAGCCGGTCAAACAGTTGATCTCGAGCGTTCGGTTAAAAATGGGAATCTAAGCGCAGGTAACAAGTTTAAGTTTATTGAACGTACTGGTGCAATTGAAGACGGTCCTCGTGGTGTTAAACTCGAAGATGGTCTTATCCGTGTTGAATATCAGTTTGAAAAAGCATATCCTTCCTTAAATGTAAATGATTGGTATCAAAAGCAAATATTACCTCAACAACCGTACCATGGTCCATTCTTCGGAAGTATTGCTCGAGATACAGCAGGCGATCGTTTTAGCGTAACAGCAGCCGGCATGTTTAATCAAGTAAACATCGGTGGCGCGCTACGTGGAGTTGATACAAGCCAAAATGGTGCTACAATGCAAGCATCAGCAAGTGCTGCAATAAATCAATTTTGCGCAACTAACGGAATCACATCAGAGGTTCACGACGGTGCCGCTACAATGGATAGCTTTGTTCCGAAAAATGATGTCGGTATTACGGTAGCAGGCAGTAAGAGTACTCAGCAGTTTCAAAATGTGACAATGGGTGCGTTAGAAGTTGAGAAGCATTCCATTGTGCTAAAACTGTTAGGCGAAACTCCTGATAACAGGCCAGTGCTAGATCCAGTGACAGTTGATACAAAAACAAAGTGCACTACCTGCGGAATACAAAGTAAACGTAATGCAAAGTTCTGCGCACACTGCGGTACTTCTCTTGTGGTATACGCATAAATAGTGTATACTGTTTATACAGTTTCGATAAAGGAGTAATATGAAACAACGCAAATTGATCAAAGAAGTTTATAAGGCTTGCATCGAGCACAATCTTGAGAAATTAGTTGAACTCCGTATTGAAGAGTTCCGCAAAATTTTAAAGAGAAAAGCAGAAGGTAAAGCATTTACTTCACCAAAATGGGCTATAGTACGTTTGTAATCTAATTGCAATCTTAGCCCCTAGTTTAGAGCGATAAATAAGGCATGAAAGCCAAAACTTATCGCTCTATTTTTATCTCTGATGTACATTTAGGTACAAGGGACTGTAAAGCAGAACAACTAAACAACTTCCTCAAACATAACTCCTGCGAAACGCTATATATGGTAGGCGATATTATAGATGCATGGCGTATTCAGCAAAACAAGTGGCGCTGGAAGCAAAGTCATACAAATGTTGTCCGACGTGTGTTAGGACATGCAAAGCGTGGTACTCGCGTAGTCTATATAGCAGGCAATCACGACGAATTTCTAAGACCCATGATACCATATGGGTTTTCTTTTGGGCATGTCGAAATTTGTAATCAAATAGAGCATATTGGTGCAGACGGCAAGCATTACCTAGTAGTGCATGGAGATTTATTTGATGGAATAACACGATTAGCTCCTTGGCTTGCGTTCCTTGGGGATAAAGCATATGATTTTATCCTAAATCTAAATGGCAAGTTTAACTGGTTTCGCCACAAGATGGGATTCGGGTATTGGTCACTAAGTAAATATCTCAAAGCGCGAGTTAAGAAAGCTGTAGACTTTATGTTTAAGTTTGAACAGAATTTAGCAGACTACTGTAAGAAGCGCGGATTTGACGGCATAATCTGCGGGCACATACACCACGCTGAAATTAAAGAAATTGACGGTATTACATATATGAACGACGGTGATTGGGTAGAATCAATGACTGCATTAGTAGAACATCACAACGGACGTTGGGAGATAATACATTGGACACAGGCAAGCGATGAAACAAAAGACGATACTGATAATAACAGATAATTTACCGGACCAAATAAATGGCGTTGTCACGACTTACAAAAACATTGAGATTTGCGCGACTCGTGATAATTATAACGTTGTGGTGCTTCATCCCGGGTGGTTCAGCTATGTTGATTGCCCTCGCTACAACGAAGTCAAGATTACCTATCCGCGGCAGATGGGCAAGAAGATTGCGGAGATCGATCCGGATTATATCCATATCGCCACAGAAGGTCCTCTTGGTATGTGGGCTAGAAAGTATCTTTCACTATATAATATTAGGCACAATACCGCTTATCATACTAAATTCCCTGAAGGGCTAAAAGCACTATTCGGAATACCGGAATCTATTACTTGGAAGTTTGTTCGTTGGTTCCACAAGCATAGCGGCAAGGTACTTACTACTACAGACTCAATGGTTAAAGAATTGCAAGCCCACGGGTTTGATGGGGATATTATTCCTTGGACACGCGGAGTCGATAGAAGCATATTTTATCCCGACCATGCTCTTAACAAGCAGGTAACATTAGTATGTGTTAGCCGCGTAAGCAAAGAAAAGAATTTAGAAGATTTCTTTGAGTTGGACTATCCGGGCGCACGTAAGATTATGGTCGGTGACGGACCAATGCGAGCAGCATACGAAAAGAAATATCCGGATGTGGAATTCGTAGGTTTTAAAATTGGTGCAGATTTAGCAGAATATTACAGATTGGCAGATGTGTTTGTATTCCCATCACGTTGGGAAACATTTGGCATTGTAATGATTGAAGCAATGGCGTGCGGCACGCCAGTTGCCGCTTATCCGTGTCAAGGTCCTGAAGATGTTATTGATGAAGGTGTCACCGGATGTATGGACGAAGACTTAACATCGGCAGTTAAAAGCGCCATACAGTTAGATAGACAAACTGTGTTAAACGGTAGTATGCGTTGGAGTTGGGAAAATGCTTGGAAAATATTCCGCGATAATCTGATTGACTGTCGAAGCAGATAGTGCTATACTAAATACATCATGCAAATGTAGATCATCAACCATTTAACAATGCCCGAGCTGTGTAGCGAGCAATCGCTTACGTTTGGGCTTTCTTTTGATTGGAGGAAATATGTAGATTCATATTAACGGCCCTCCTTAAGTGGATTACACTTTTCAAGTCAGTAATCAAATTTCCAAACACTTAACATCAGGAGAAATCAAATGGAAAACCAATTTAACATCACTAAAGAACAATACCTTACTATGCTTTCAACTTGGAGAGCAAAGAAGGCGCACGATGCAGCGGATCAAATCCTCTACAACATCTTGCGAACAAAGCCTGCAGATAGGGGCTTTACTGCAAAGGGTAAAAACATACAAGGAAACGATCCTTGGTTCGCGTACCACAATGCGTTGTTCCTTGCTCGTAATCGCGTGAGAATTACAAGTTCCGGACTGGAAGCACGTAAAGAAGCGTTTAAGAAAACTTTCGGATTCGATGCTCCCGACGATATCGCAGCAAAGTTAGAAGGAGCAAAGAAATGAACCCGTACATGTATTTGTTCGTTCGAAGCGACTTGTCGGCACCGCAACAGATTGTTCAAACTGCACATGCTGTAGACGAGATAGGAATGCGTTACAAATCCGATGGTACTAATTACATGGTATTGTGTGGAGCAACTAACGAAGAACACCTGCTCACAATTGCAGAATGTTTGGACAAAAACGAGATCGATTACGAAATGTTCTTTGAGCCAGATATCGGTGCGCACACTGCGATTGCAACTCGCCCATTAAGAGGCACTGAGAGAGCACCGTTAAAGAAGTTTCGGCTAAAGACGGCTTGACAAAAGGTAAAACCTGTGTTATACTGTAATTATAGTAATAACACAGGTGTCTAATGGAATACGCAATTGAAGCAAGTAATAAGAAAATTGACAAACTGTTTGAAGCAATTATGCCGTCCATAGTTGACCAACTCGGACTTACTAATAGCAGAAAAGCAGTTCTAATCAAAGTTACTCCGGACACTCCCGAAGGGTTTATAGGTGCAACTTATGATCTTAAATTTGCAGATTGCATGCTTGTGCTCATTACTCCTCCAAAGCGAGTTACAGAATCATCATTGTTAGATATCGCACTAACTCTTGCACACGAAATGGTCCATGTAAGACAACTTTCCAAAGGTATTATGCAGATGTTACCCAATAATGCTCGCATATGGAAGGGTAAGAAGTACACTAAAAAAACAAAGTATTTGGATCAGCCTTGGGAATTGGATGCATTTGCCAGACAAGAAATTATTTTGCGAAGGGCTATCGAACTCTATTGACAGCGGGTAATAAACCTGCTATAATAAATACATGCAGCAAAGAGATAGACTCGATGCACATACTTTACATAGGATTTATGTATGACTAAGAAATATGATACCCTCGTCCTAATCGGACGCTTTCAACCATTCCACTCGGCACACTTACTGCTGGTTCAACGTGCTACTGCACTTGCCAAAAATGTTGTGTTTATTGTGGGCTCAGCAAATCAACCGCGTACTTATAAGAATCCATTTTCTTTCGCAGAGCGAAAGGTTATGATCTACGAAGCAACCCGCGGAATGGCAGGAACACTTTCGTTTCACACCGAGCCAAACCCTGATAGTCTGTATAACGATCAAGCATGGGCCGTTCGTGTTCAAGCAGCAGTCGCAAAGCATACTAAGCCTGGCGACAAGATTGGCATTATCGGACACAAGAAAGACCCTTCAAGTTTCTACTTAGATATGTTTCCGCAATGGGAATTTGAATCAGTAGAACTATTAGAACCGCTCGATGCAACTGACATTCGAGACTTGTATTTCAGGTGTGATGTGAATATGAACTTCATTAAGAATGTTGTTCCACCGTCCACATTCGATATACTGAATTACTTTAAGGACACAAAGGACTACGAGCAGATCATCAAGGAACGTGCATTTATTGCACATTACAAAAAGCAATACGAGTCGCTGCCCTACCCGCCAATCTTTAGCACTGCCGATGCTGTGGTTATCCAAAGCGGTCACGTACTGATGGTGAAGCGTCGTGCAGAACCCGGTAAAGGACTATGGGCATTGCCCGGGGGCTATGTGAATGCAAATACTGACCGCACTGTTGAAGATGCTATGCTGCGTGAGCTGCGTGAAGAAACGATGATTAAGGTTCCTGCTCCGGTCCTCCGTGGCAGCATTGTACGAAGTAAGGTTTTTGATGCAATTGACCGTAGCCCACGAGGACGGATCATTACACATGCATTCTTTATCAAATTGTCCGACGGTGAACTGCCAAAGGTTAAAGGTGCCGATGATGCTGAAAAGGCAAAGTGGGTTCCTATTGCAAGTGTAAAGAGCGAAGAATGCTTCGAAGACCACTACGAAATTCTACAACACTTTTTAGGAGCGTAATATGATTGCACAAGGATACGAACAATACTCAAAGTATGTTGAAGATCGCAAACAGAATGAGCACATTGCCGAAGACCTAACACGGCTCCGCGATGAGTTGGTTGCGACAGCATTTAACGACAAGGGTGCACTGATTGACCCAACGTTAGCTGTGGTTGTTTACAAAATTAATAGTTGCTTATTTAGGGGTTATCCCCGGAGGACAGAATAATGGTACGCATTGTAAAAATTGAACCTCACCCAACTGTGGTGAAAGAAGTCGTGTGTAAGGGTTGTGGTGCAACGTTGGAATATGTTCCAAACGAAGTGCAAACCCGGACATGGATGGATTACGGTGGCGACAACAATGTCGTGAAGTATATTTCTTGCCCAAATTGTGGTAACGAAGTAATAACAAAGGAGTATTAAAATGGAATGGTTTACATGGACACCTTTAGAACTTGCGGCAAACGTAATGACCGCAGTTTGTATTTTTCTGGCAGGGCGCAATAACGTACATACTTGGTGGACGGGTATTGTTGCATGTGGATTGTTTGGCTGGTTGTTCTATACATCACAACTGTATGCTGATGTAACGCTGCAAGTGTTCTTCATTGCTACTAGTTTCATTGGATGGTGGAATTGGGCGAACAAAAATATCCCAATGGATGTGTCCACAGCCGGCGATGGTTCGGAACTACAGGATAAAATAGAATCAATGAAGGTAGCATATGCCGGATGGTCTACCGTAGTTACTATGGCAGGAATTGCTATTGTAGTTGCTGCTGGATACGGCTGGATGCTACACAAATACACTAATGCGTATGCGCCGTGGATTGACTCAACTGTACTCACATTCAGTGTTATTGCTCAACTGTTGCTAATGCGTCGTAATGTAGAAAATTGGCCACTGTGGGTGCTAGTGAACACATTAAGTGTACCGCTGTACTGGAGCCGAGGACTGTATATGACATCTGCACTGTACGCAGTGTTTTGGGTAAACGCATTGTGGTCGTGGAAGACTTGGGTTAATTTGGCAAAGAAGTAAATTGACTAGACCGGTAAAACCTGCTATAATTAATACATAGAAATTAACATAGCAGGTTTTATGACGCCAAAAGACAAATTAGCAGTTGAATTTTTTATAAAGGTTGTTATTGCATTTTGGGCGGTTAGTACACTTGCACAATGGTTTGGAGAACATGTATTATGAACGAACGAATTAGAGCAATTGCTATACAATGTCATCATAGGTATTCAGAACACCAAATTGACTTAGAAAAGTTTGCTGAGTTGATTGTGCGCGAATGTGCATGGTTTATGGAAACAAATACGAAAGTTAACGATGATGGCGCAGTAGTTGATGCACCTGAAGCGTGGGAAATGCTAAATCACTTCGGAGTTGAATAAAATGGAACTATATCTAACTATAAGTGCAGTATGTTTGGTAGTAATGATAGCATGTACTTGGTTTGCAAAAGAAGACTTAACTATCACGGCGCTGGGACTATATGTATTTTCATCTATCATTCCGTTAGTAAATCTTTTTGCGGCTGCGTTTATGATCATTTGTATTGTAAGTGACAACCGGAAAGCGTTCGACATTACTATCCTAAAAGGTAGAAAATGATAGAATTATTTAAAGAGCTTGCATTCAAAGCACTAAAGAATCCTCATAACCCCTTTCCAGAAACTGGAAATGTGGGAGACATTCATTGCTTCGATGACGAAGAATTAGTAACATTCGCAAACTCAATCATAGATTTTTGCGCAACACACTTAATGGCAAGATCACATCCTCTGTCGGCAAATGAGATAAGAAATTTAAAAGTGAAGTAAATGAGATACGCAACTGGATTAGTAGTAGGTAAGTTCTGTCCACTACACCTCGGACACGAAAAGGTAATTCGTACCGCACTGTCCAATTGCGAAAAAGTTATCATCCTTTCCTACACTTCTAAAAACTTCACCGGTTGCGAACCTGAAAGGCGCAAGGAGTGGTTGACAAAGACATTCCCAACTGCAACGGTTGTTGTGCTAAATCCACGCGAAGTACCGGATGATGATATGCCCGATGATATGCATCGCTTATTCTGTGCAAACTACTTGCTAAACAAGATGAACACCACTGTTCAAGCAGTGTTTACAAGCGAAGATTACGGCGATGGATTTGCAGCATATCTTTCGAAATTTTTCAGCTTAGAGTTGAGAACTGATATTAAAGTAGATCACATTCTTGTAGATAAGGAAAGAGCACAGTTTCCGATCTCTGGCACTGTATTACGAAACAAGATAGATCCCAAATGGTTGAATCACTATGTAGCACGAGACTTCATTCCGCGCATTGCGTTCCTTGGTGGTGAATCAAGTGGCAAGACTACTCTAGCTAGAGAACTGGCACTGTTTACCGGAATGAATTGGGTACCCGAATATGGACGTCAACTGTACGACGAACGTAAAGGCAAGTTGAATTACGAAGATATGGAACTGATCGCGAGAACACAAATCGACGACGAGCGTAAGCACAGCATTGGCAAATATCTAATTTGCGACACAACTCCACTTACTACTCTATTCTACAGTGAACAACTGTTTGGACGAGCATCAGCTGCACTACATCGGATGGCGGATCGCGAATATCACAAGATTTATCTGTGTGATCCAAATATTGATTTTGAGCAAGATGGTACACGCAAAGATTCTACATTTAGAATGATAGGACACAATTGGTATGTTAATCGATTGACAACTGATAATATTCCTTATAAAATTGTATCAGGGACTCTCGATGAACGTATAAACTTCGTGATGAAGGATTTAGGACTATAATGGAATTACTCAACACAACCAAATTGACCTACAAAGTAGGTCGTAAAACAAAAGGCCTACGGGCAAAACCGATGGTAACCCTGTTGGTCGATCGCACTGTAATGGCAAAGTTCCTTGTGGATACACTTGAGGCTAAAGAGCCAGTACATGCAGATGCAATGTTTTGTATCGGTGAAAGCAATGATGCCTGGCAGCAATCAGCAAAGAAGTTGCTTGCCAAATATACAGTGGATGCAATTGATCCGGATGGTTGGATGGTGTGTAATCCCAAGCAAGAAAGTAGCGTTGAGTTTTCGCAAATTACAACTGATGCACTTGATCAAATAAATTGGACAGGTGAGACTAATAGCGGATACATTCAAGGCAATTGGGGTGAAACGGTAGTAGGGTTCGGTTGTAATCTACAACGATTTAAACCCGGCGACTTTGTGGTACGCAATCGCGAAGACCACAGCGACACTTGGATTGTTGATAAGAAGATCTTTTTGAACAGTTATACTGAGATTGTATGAACCGAGAACTATTGACAAAATTGTATGAAGAGGCGGTTGACTATTGCATCGCCCAGGACCCAAACCCCGACGGTACGAATAAGGCATGGATTTGGGAAGAAAGATTTGCGGAACTTCTCATCAAAGAATGCCAAATAGCGTTGTTGACAGAAGAGTGTAACACAAGTGATTTGGCAATGGAAGAATACACTCGAAGTGTTAAGAAGATTAACGATTACTTCGAAAATAAACGAGCAAATTAAGATGTACATAAGTTGACAAAACCTGCAACTTATGTTATAATTATTATGTAGTGAACACACTACTTTTAACAACTGTATTTAATTTTAAGGACACACAGACATGAAACGTATTTTGATCGCATCCGCAGTTATCGCAGCAACTATGCTCGCAGCATGTAATGATGCTAAACAAGAAGTATCTTTTGCATCGCTCGAAGAAGCAAAAGGCACCGCCCGTGAAAACGCAATGTTCAACGCACAAATGTATCGCCAAAGCAATATTTTGTACAAAGGATGGGATTTGATCGGCCGTGGTGATTCTACCCAATCAAATGCATGCCCCCAAGGCGATGGTTGGGCAACAATGGAATTCGTAAATCCGGAAAAGACAAAGATTGTTAAGGCTAAGTGCTCTACGGTTTCTGGTAACACTGGTTGCCTGGAAGATGCAGACTTTAAAACCAAACCGTTTGCTGCCGAAGATGGTGTTTGCGCACCGTTGAATCGTGTTCCTTACCCGCTGCCTAAGATCGCAAAATGATCATAGTGGAGGCACTAATACTCATTGGACTATTATGTGTCCTTTGGGTAGTAGGTACAGCATGTTTTAAACTTGGCAAACGTTTTCCAAAAAAGGAAAAGTAAAGTTTATCATTAACAGTGGGTAGTTACCGAGGGGTAGCTGCCCGAATTGATTGAAAATAATGCATAAAACAAATTATCGTCCAACACGAAGCCAGCAGATTGCGTTGGCACAAATGATTCGTGACAAATATACTGATAACGAAGTAATTGTACATCATGTGCTTGAGGATTCGTTTACAAGGCTGTATGTTCAAGTTGAGGAACGGTGGCATCGCTATCAGCAACTATCAAAAGTTTATTTTAAACGATACGAGCTATGACTACAATTGAAAAAGGTATTTGTCCTTGCTGTCACGGTTCGGGACGGGTTCCGGTACCCGAAGAACAGCAACGATATAAAACGGTATCATCGAGTTACGATGCAGCAACTGATACATTTGGTTGCTCTAACTGCGGTGGACAATATATGTTTGGTAGGTCAACCGGTCTTGTAAGATTGCGTACAGATAACGGTGATCCGTGCAAACATTCCTACGAAAGTAAGAACTTAGGCCGTTGCTATACAGGGTATACCTGCAAGCATTGCGGAGATTATTATACTATTGACTCATCAGATTAAAATGTCTATCCCAGCTGATCACAAACAAGCTATCATCCAAGATGGAATACACTTTATGCGTTCCATTACAGAATGCTACGGCCCCGATGATGGCATGAAACTATGGGATCAGATTGCAAGTGTGTTAGATCCATCTGTAAAGGGTGAGATCTTCTTTGCAATGTTAACAGGGCAACATGCTGATCGACTAAACATTAGTTGTGAATCTAATGTAACGAATCGAGTTGCACAGATTAAGGCAATTCGTGTAGCAACTGGATTAGGGCTAAAAGAAGCAAAAGATATTTCAGACGAAATGGTAACTGGCAAGACAAAGGTAATCACATTGCAAAAACCAGCAAACCGTGCAAACACAATTCGCGAGTTCCGCGACGTAGGGATTAGAGTATGACACCACTATTTAAAGATACTAGCACAATTAGCGAGGTTATGTCGAACAGCGAAAAGCTAAAGCTAGCAGCAAAAATGGGAATTAGTTTCCCACATTTTACAAATACAGATAACCCGATTGATTTTCCTATGACTACTTCAAAATTGAAACATGTAAAAGGCAACTTGCTCGACCTTGCGGAGGCAGGTGAGTTTGATGTTGTAGTACAAGGTTGCAACTGTTTTAACAAAATGGGCGGTGGCATTGCTCGAGAGATTCGTGAACGCTATCCTGAAGTTGCGGCAGTTGATAGTATGACAGACCGCGGCGATTACAATAAGCTAGGGGACTGGACTTCTGAAATCGTTATACGCAATAATGGCACAACAAAATTTGAGATTGTAAATGCCTACACACAATACAACATGAGTACAGGCGAAGATGTGTTTGAATACACGGCGTTTGCACTTATCCTGCAAAAACTTGCTCGCAGGTATCCCAAAGGTAAATTTGGCTTCCCCTACATTGGTATGGGACTTGCAAAAGGTGACAAAGATGTTATTATGACATTGCTAGATGCGTTTGCAGAAGCAGTCAACGCTACTGGTGGAACCGTTACTTTAGTGGAGTTTGCATGAAAATCGGAATAACAGGAACACGTTCGGGGATGACCGAACATCAAAAACAAGTTATTGCCCGCTTCCTACAAAACAGTTGGGTCGAAGGCGCAGAGTTCCATCACGGTGATTGCGTGGGGGTAGATGTCGAAGCTGCAGATATTGCAAAGATGATGCGGTATAAAATCGTAAGTCATCCCCCGGCAAAGAACGATTTACGGGCATTTCATAAATCAGACGAGTTCCGCAAGCCCGGAACATACTTTGCACGTAATCGTACGCTAGTAGATGAGGCAGATGTTGTTTTAGTTGTGCCCTTTCAAATGTCACATCAGCCAACTGGCGGTACTTGGTATACACATGATTATGCTGTGAAAAAGGATAAACCAGTCCACATTATCTATCCGGAGTCAACATGAGATTAATGCTCGGAACTGAGGGCGAGCCAAGTCTGTTAGTAACCGTACTACATGAATACGAGCCCTCGTACTTCAAATTCTATGTTGTAAACGGATCATGGGAAGGAGTATTTACTGACGGGCATGTAACAGTGCATATGCCTCACGGAGGAGACTATTCTGATTTAGGTACCACGGAAATCCTCTGCTCTAATCAAGATAGACTGCGCGGTGACTACAACACAGTGTTTTACAACTTTGACAATCCGGACTATGTTGCGCCCAAAGCAGAAGAAGTTTTCTTTGCAGATATGGACGACGACATTCCGTTTTAATTATGGATGTAATCGTTAAATGTGGCAATGGTGGTGATTGGGAATGGGCAAACGATCAGCACTATTGGAAACTTTGGATAACACAAAATATGCCGGGTATTGCGTTTAAAACAGGCTGTTCAGAAGAATGTAAGGCAGACGATTTATGCGTAACGTTTGAGAAACCGGCCGACGCAACCTTTTTTAGTCTAAAACGCCCGATTTATATAAGATACGAAGATATAAGATGATAAATAAACAGTAAGGAGATAGACTCCAAACTATATTATTTTAAGGAATTTAAAATGTCAACTATATTATCATCATACCGTATCCTGAGCAATCTATAATTATTATTTTTTGCGTATTCAGTTTTAAGATTATCTCGAATTTGTGTAAGTAATAATTGATCTTCTCCTGATATTAATTTTGAAAAAGATATCGGATTGTAATGATACTCACCATCAAATTCTACAAGCAATCTTAAATGTGGAATATAAAAATCATATTTTAAACGACCATTTTTAGATTTATAATATAAATCCGGAAATGTTTTTTGAAATTCAAAATTTATATTATGCTCAGTCAACCAATTATGAATCTTAACTTCTCCTTTAGAAGGATTAGAGTTAAAACACGACAAACAGCCGACTCCGTTGCTCCAGTGATTAACAGGAGTAACGCTAAAATCGCCATGAGTAGGACAAGTTATGCTAACTTTCTTATGGGCACTTTCGTAAACTACATTATCGTAAGTGTATCTATTATTATGAGTTTTATTGGCTTTTTCTACAAAGGCAGTTTTGCCGAGTTGAGTTTTACTTGTAGCAAGATTTTTACCGCACTGTGGGCATCCAGATTTATTAGTTATATGCGCTCTACAAAGTTGTTGAAACATTCCATGAATAGGACATATGATTGTTAATCTCTTATCAGTTAAGTTAACAAGAGAATAATCATATTTGTTATTATGAATTGTACGACCTTCTTTGATAAAATTGTCCAATTGTTCTGTTTCGGAAAAACCTCTTCCGCTACATTTTGGACAACCGCATCCGTTAAGATGGTTGTTTGGTGTAACCAAAAAATCGCCGTGTGTTTTACACCCTACGATTACTTTGGTTTTAGCAGTTTGGTAGATAACTTTTGAATAATCAAATTTATCACCGTGAATTTTTTGGAATTTGATTAAAATAGGTTGACTTGTTGTATGATTCATTGTATAATTAGTTTATGTAACAACAGTATTTATATCAAGTTACAGAAAAAGTCCTAGAGATAGACTCCGGGCATTTAACTTTAAAGGAACTTTAAAATGAAAAATCTTAACAGTATTATATTAGATGTAGACAGCTACAAAGTGAGCATGGCATGGCAATACCCAGCAGGAACCGAGTATGTTTACTCTTATATCGAATCGCGAGGTGGCAAATATGACCGCACTGAATTCCTCGGTGTGCAGGCCCTCTCAAAGTATCTTGCAACACCTATTACTCAAGCTCAAATCGACTATGCTGATAAAATCTGGACATTGCACGGTGAACCTTTCAACCGCGAAGGTTGGCAGTACATACTTGATACACATCAAGGCAAGCTACCGATTCGCATTAGGGCAGCAAAAGAAGGTCTTATCATTCCGACTAAGAACGTCCTCTGCACCATCGAGAACACTGATCCGAAATGCTTCTGGCTTACCACGTGGGTCGAAACAGCAGCTCTCCGTGCTATCTGGTATCCAACGACTGTTGGCACAACGTCTTGGCACATTAAACAAGAAATTCTGAACTACTTGGAGAAGTCTGGTGATCCTTCAACAATATCTTTTAAGCTGCATGATTTTGGTGCTCGCGGTGTCAGCTCTTTGGATTCTGCCGGCATTGGTGGAGCAGCGCACCTTGTCAACTTCATGGGGACGGATACTATTTCTGGCGTACTGTATGTCATGGATACCTATGGGGGTGATGTGGCAGGATTTAGCATCCCAGCAGCAGAACACTCCACAATCACAAGCTGGGGCCGCGATAACGAAATAGATGCTTACCGCAATATGGTTAAGCAATTTGGCAAGCCAGGTGCTGTGCTTGCTGTGGTATCAGACTCTTACGATATTTACAAAGCCTGCGAAATGTGGGGAACGGAACTAAAAGATGATGTTATTAACTCTGGTGCTACTGTTGTTATCCGCCCCGACTCTGGCGATCCTGTCGTGGTGGTACCTAAAATGCTCCGCATCCTGGCTGATAAGTTTGGATTTACTACTAATGAAAAGGGGTATAAAGTCCTCAACAATGTTCGTGTTATTTGGGGCGATGGTATTAATTCTGTGTCTCTGTCTAGCATACTTCGTTGTGTGGTTGATGTC